TTCTTGGCACCAGCCATCAAGTTTTTAATTCCTTCGTCAAGTGTTTTAGCAGTTTGATTTACGATTGTCATAGTGTTGTCCTTTTTGTTAGTTATTGAGTTTTAAGCATTAAAAATCCACCAGATATCATCAATGCCATACCGCCTAAAGCGTACATAAACATTTCTAATAGTGAATTTGCATTTTCCATACATTTACCATCACAATCGCCAGCAGAACCAGCCATCATTGCAATTCCTATAAATATAAGGGTTGAAGAAATAATAGTTTTCATAGTGTTTTGTCCTTTCATATTATAGAACCAGTATACCACAGCTAATTATAGAAAGCAAGCATAAAATTCAAAAAAATGCATAAAAAAACCCTTATAAATCAACGCTTTTTAATTTTTTTTGTTCTAGTTTCGTTCTTTTTTACGATTTCCTGCTCAAAAAACGTTGAAAATTGCGAATATTCGCCGGATTTCGAAATAAACAGCGAATCACTTAGCGAATCACTTGACGGAATTATTCAAATTGAGAAAATGCGAGCAAAAGCTCGTTGTAGTTTTTAAAATACGCTAAAATTTTAGCGATAAATAGTATAAAAAAGGAAAATAAAATGGAACATTGCAAAAATTGTGGTCATAAACAACATTGTGGACAATCTTGTACACAGGAACACAAAGATGGCGACGGAAAAGACATATTAATATTATGTTGCAATTCTTGTAGATGTGATAAATGTAAATAATGAGGAATTATGGCAAAAATGAGAATATTTAAGTTTTGGAATGAAGCAGGTCTCGAAAAAGAGAAAGAGGCAATGAGTTTGAAGAAAGCTACAATGTCTGTACAAGGTGATTTTAAAGATGATATTATAGGAGTTGAGTTTACTAGTAAAAAAGGTAAAAAAATTGAAACTTCAATAAGAATCCCGATAGGTAGAAAAATAAGAGAAAATGCAATATTAGAAAAGAAGAGATTGGCAATGAAAGCGGCTAGAGAAGCGAAAGAAAAAAGCAGATATGCCAGCAATAGTTAGAAAAGGCGATACTCTAACAACAGGTCACGCTTGTGTAAGTACAACTACACTTAATACACCTGGACAATCAACCGTTTTTGCAAATAACATATTAGTTGCAAGAATAGGCGACCCTACCGTAGCACACCCAAATCCGCCAGTACCAATATGTCCTAATCACGTTGCAACCGTTAACGCAGGTTCGCCAAACGTCTATGTTGTTGGTATTAGAGTAGGTAGAATTGGTGATAGTGCAGACGCAGGCGCTATGATTAGTGGTTCGCCAAATGTTTTTGCAAATGGCTAGTAAAAACATATAAATATTAGCGTTATGGCACAATACGACTCGGCATTTAAAAGTAATTCTAAAAGAAACGTAAGAAAGTTTAGTGATATAGACTTAAGCTTTACTAGAAATTTGGTTACAAGTGATGTTGTACAAGTTGAAGATGTAATCTCTGTAAAAAGAGCAGTTAAAAATTTAGTTCAAACTGGTTTTTACGAAAGACCATTTCAACCAGAATTAGGTTGTGGTATTAGAGAATTATTATTTGAAAACTTTACACCAATGACTAAAATCTTTCTTCAAAAAAAGATTGAAGAGGTATTAATTAATTTTGAACCAAGAGTTAATTTAACTAGTGTTAATGTTGATGATGACCAAGATGGTAATAGATTAGTTGTTGATATAAATTTTTATGTAGTAGGAATACCCGGTCCACAAACGGTGCAGACTTTTTTACAAAGGTTAAGATAAGATGGCAAATAGCAAGTTAATAGTTTCAGATTTAGATTTTGACGCAATCAAAACAAACTTAAAAACATTTTTACAAAGTCAAACACAATTTCAAGATTATGATTTTGAAGGTTCAGGTCTTTCAATCTTAATTGATTTACTATCTTACAATACTCACTATATGGCTTATCTTGCCAATATGTCAACTAATGAATTATATCTTGATAGTGCCGATATTAGAAACAATATTGTATCATTAGCAAAAATGTTAGGTTATACTCCTAACTCACCAAGAGCACCTAGAGCTTCAATCAATATTGTTGTTAATGACGGTTCAGGTACTTCAATTACAATGGCAAAAGGTACTACTTTTATTTCAAGTGTAAATGAAACCTCTTATCAATATGTAACCAACGAAGATATTACTTCAACACCTGTTGATGGTGTTTATACTTTTTCAAATGTAAATTTATATGAGGGTACTTTAGTTAAGTTTAAATATACGGTTGATGAAACAGACGTTGACCAAAAATTTGTAATACCTAGTGAGAACGCAGATACTTCAACTTTAAAAGTTACCGTACAAAATTCAAGTACAGATACAACACTTACAACTTATTCTTTATCAAGTGGATATAGTGGTGTTGGTTCAGATACAAAAGCATATTTTATTCAAGAAACAACAGATGGTAAATTTGAAGTTTATTTTGGTGACGGTGTTACCGGACAAAAACTAGTAAATGGTAATGTTGTAATTTTAGAATATGTTGTTACCAATAAAACTGCTTCAAATGGTGCAACTACTTTTAATTTACAAGGTAGTGTTGGTGGTTTTACAGATACTACCATTACAACAAATTCAAATTCTCAAGGTGGTTCTGAAGCTGAAGATAATGAATCAGTTAAGTTCAATGCACCTTTAAATTTTGCGGCTCAAGATAGAGCGGTTACTACAACAGATTATGAAACACTTGTAAAACAAATTTATCCTAACTCTTTATCAGTAAGTGCTTGGGGTGGTGAAGATGACGAAACGCCAAGATATGGTATTGTTAAGATTGCAATTAAGGCAGCTTCAGGTTCTACACTAACAGACCAAACTAAACTAGATATTGTAAACGGTTTAAAAAAATATAATGTTGCTTCTGTTAAACCAGAAATAGTTGACCCGGAAACTACTTCAATATTATTAACTTCTAATATTAAGTATGACGCTAAATCTACAACTAAATCAGCAACAACTTTAAAATCAGATGTTATTAATACAATAACAAATTATAATACAGGCACATTACAAAAATTTGATGGTGTTTTTAGACATTCTAAATTAACAGGACTAATAGACAATACAGACGCAAGTTTACTATCGAATATTACTACTTTAAAAATTAGAAAAAACTTTACACCAATAATTAACTCTGCTACAAAATATGATATTTACTTTAGAAATGCATTATACAATCCTCATTCAGGACACAACTCAGCTGCTGGTGGTATTTTAAGTTCAACAGGATTTAAAGTAGCTTCAGACGCAACTAATGAAATGTTTTTAGATGATGATGGTCAAGGTAACGTAAGAAGATATTATCTAGTAAGTGGTGTTAAAACTTATGCTGATAGTACGCAAGGTACTATTAATTATGCAACTGGTCAGGTAACTTTAAATTTATTGAACATAGCTTCTATATCAAATATTAGAGGAGCTGCTTCAACAATTATAGAGTTAACGGTTACGCCATCTTCAAATGATGTAATTCCTGTAAGAGACCAGATTGTAGAAATAGATGTAGCAAATTCTTTAATTACCGTAGAAGAGGATACTTTTGTTGGTGGTGCTGCCGAAGCAGGTGTCGGTTATTCAACTAGCTCAAGTTATTAATGATAAATGGCAAAGTTTAATGAAAAAATATCAACTATACTTAACAGCCAAATTCCAGAATTTGTTATTGCTGACCACCCAAAGTTTGCCGAATTTCTAAAAGTCTATTATCAATTATTAGAATCAGCCGAATTACAAGTTAAAGATGTTCAAAACACCGTTGGTGTTTTAATTGAAACTGAAACAGGTCAAAATAATAATATAGTATTAAACTCAACTAGAATAGGAAGTGCCATAACTTCTATTGATGAGGGTGATAAAATATTATTAGAAGAAACTGGTTATGGTAAATTTATTGTAGGTGAAACCGTAAAAGGTCAAACTTCAGGTGCAGAGGCAAAAGTATTGTCTGAAGATTTGGCGAATGGTAGATTAATAATATCTGCTAATGATAAATTTATTACAAATGAAATTATAAACGGATTAGAATCTATAGCTTCTGCTACAATCTCAAATTACAGACCACAACCTGTTCAAAATATTTCCGACCTTGTAAACTTTAGAGACCCCGATAAAGCAATCGAATCTTTTTTAAGTAATTTTAGAAATGAATTTTTAGCAACTTTACCTGAAGTATTAGATAACGAAGTTGATAAAAGAAACTTAATTAAAAATGTTAAGTCATTATATAAAGCAAAAGGTACTGCCGCTGGTCACGCATTATTTTTTAGATTGTTATTTAATGAAACAACTGAAACACTTTATCCTAGAGAAAACTTATTAAAAGCTTCAGATGGTAATTTTGACTCTTTAAAAATTTTAAGAATTATTGAAAGAGTAGGAAACACCGAAGGATTAATCGGTAGAACAATTACTGGTAAAGATTCAAAGGCAACTGCTGTTATTGAAAACTTAGCTAGATTTCAATTAGGTAATGATACAATTACAGAATTGATTGTTAACAAAGATACTATTAACGGTACTTTTCAAGTTGGCGAAGAAGTATCAGGAACAGCAAGTGATACAGATGACTATTTTATTTTAGCAGATATAACAGGAATACCTGGTACAAAAACTATTACAAATAACGGTTCACTATATAAAAAATCTGATGGTATTAAAGTTTCAGGTGGTGGAGAAAATGCTTTATTTCAAATATCAGAAATAGGAACAGGTGAGATTGATGAAATTGTTTTAGATACTCCTGGTTCTGGTTATGCTATTGGTGATGTAATTAATTTTAATAATGATAATACTTTTGGTGCTAACGCTTCAGGTTTTGTTAGTATTGTTACCGGTAGTTTTGTTGACCAAAATGGAAAAATTGACCCACCTGACGGAACAGAGGATAGACTTATATTAGAAGATGAAACAACTTCAGGTGATTCATATTCAGGTAGTGAGATTGTACAAGAAACAAATACTATTTCACCAATAGTTCCAGGTTTTGCAAATTCAGCCGATAATGTTATTGGAGAAATTACAAAAATATTTTTATCTAATTCAGGAAGTGGTTATCAAACAACACCTGTTTTAACAATTACTACTTCAGGTGGAACAAATGGTAAAGTAAAAGCCTTTGGTAAAAATATAGGTTCTATTGAAGGTATTAATACAATTGAACACGGTAAAAAATATGAAACTTCACCAGCACCAACATTATCTTTCTTTCAAAACATATTAGTAGGTTCTCAAACAGGTAGTTTTACCACAGGAAATACTTTTACTACTTCAGGAAGTAAATCAGGTAAAATAGAAATATTGGATCCTGATAGAGGAATTTTAAAATTAAGTAATGTTGTAGGCGGAACAATAGCAATTGGTGAAACAATAACTTCTCAATCAGGTGGTACTGCTAAAGTAATAAAAAATAATTTAGCTTCTGCTACCGTAGATGTTGTACCTGTAACCGATACAGATGGTGAATATCTTGACGAAGTTGGTAAACTTTCTGAAAGTACAATGAGAGTACAAGATAGTTTATACTACCAAGATTTTTCTTATGTAATTAAAGTTGGTCAATCAATCAATGCTTGGCGTAATGCATTTAAAAAAACAATGCACACTTCAGGTTTTTATTTTACAGGACAAGTAAACGTTTCAACTAGACTAAACGCACAATTACAATCACCAGTTCTTGGTTCTGTTTCAGGTGTATCTGATAGTCCATTTATGAGATTAATCAATACTCTATTCTCTACAATATTTGGTAGAAGATTAGGAACAAATACTGACGGAACAACAAAGAGAACAAACCCATTATCAAGTGGTGCTATAGATAGCGACGCTACTACTCACGAACATTTTAGTAATAATCAAAGAGACGTAACCTTAACTAGAGAGCCAATAGTTATTGATTATACTAGTAGAGTAAGAAGACTAATATCAGATGGTACTACAACTTATAATGTTAAATCTGGTCACGCATACGCAGGACCAAGATATACATTTTTAAATAAAAATGCACAAACCATTTACAATCTAGCAGGTTATAATGTTCAGGCTTTTAATGATATTAAGATTATAGGAACAAGAACAGGTTTAGATGGTAAATCAGCAGTTTTTCTTGCGTCTTCTAATGAATTTGGTAGAAACTTGAAAAGTAATTTTACGATACCAGCCACTATCGCAACAAACAAAAATGACTTCTCAAATACAATTACCAACTTCAGCGCTACAACTGCTACGTTTGACGACACAACGCCTTAAAAATGATTATAAATAGTAGAGAGATTTAAATATGCCAAAAAGTACAATAAATTTAGGAAGTTCACCCAATGACGGTACAGGTTCTAACCTACGAACCGGTGGTACTATCATTAACAATAACTTTAATGAGTTATATACAAATTTAGGTGATGGTACTAATTTAAAACCATACATTGATTTTGCAGATGATTCATCTACAACGTTAAGAACAAACATAGGTAACCCTATAACTATTGAGGGTGGCTTAGGTATTGATACAGCGGTAACTTCAGGTAAATTTCAAATTAAAGTAAATGCTTCAGTATTAACGGCAACTGCTTCGGCAACTCTTACAAACAAAGCAATTTCTTTAACTAACAATACTCTTTCAGGAACATTAACAGAATTTAATACAGCAATAAGTGGTACAGATTTTTTATCAACAGACCAAACACAAACGGTTACAAATAAAACAATCAATGGTTCACTAAACACATTATCAAATATTGCTAATAACTCACTTTCAAATTCAAGTATTACAATTAGAGATAATACTTCAACAACAGATGTTGTAAATTTAGGAGAAACTTTATCTATATTAGGTACTGGTTCAGTATCTTCTACGGTAACAGGAAATACGGTAACTCTAAACGTATCTAATTTATCTAACTCTGATTTATCAGGTAGTGCAGGTATAACAAATGCAAATTTAGCTAATTCTTCTTTAACAATTGGTAATACTTCAGTTGCTTTAGGAGCTACTTTATCTTCAGCAGGAAACTTAAACTTAACAGGTACTTCTTCATTATCTGGTTCAGGTAATATTGACCAAACAGGACAAGGTTCTAAAGTAAGACATAACTTTGCTAACGTAGCAAGTTTCCCAACAGCAACAGATTATTCAGGTTTATTTGTTTTAGATGAAACAACATTAAAACCTCATATAGCAACAGCTTCAGGTTATATTAATATATTAACAGAGAATGATTCAGTATCAAGACACGCAGACGTATTTACAACTGGTATTTCTGATGGTAACGTTTTAAAATGGAATTCAGGTAATGCACGTTTTGAAGCAGGTGCAGAAGCCGGCGCAATGACGGTACAAGAAGAAGGTTCTTCTTTATCAACGGCAGCCACAACATTAAACTTTGTAGGTTCTGCTGTAACCGCTACAGGTTCAGGTGCAACAAAAACTATTACAATTACAGGTGGCGCAGTTGCATTAAACGATATTACAGATGTAACCAATACATCACCAGTTGCAGGACACACTTTAGTTTATGATGGTTCAGGTTGGGTACAAGCAACAACACCAGTTTCTCAATTATTGGTAACTGCTAGTGGTTCAAGTGCTTACTTATTTACAGGTGCAGGTTTTCCGTCAACTTCATCTAATAACCCTACTTTACACTTGAAAAAAGGCAATACTTATTACTTTGTAAACAACTCTGGTGGTTCACATCCGTTTAGAATACAATCAACGACAGGTACAGGTGGTACAGCATATAATACTGGTGTTACCAATAATAATGCGGCTTCTGGTGCAATAATATTTCACGTATCTATGGATACACCAGCGACTTTATATTATCAATGTACAAATCACGGAGCAATGCAAGGAACAATTAGTATAACATAGTAAAAAGTATTATAAATATTGATTAAGGAAAAAGAAATATGCCAGCAATTATAACAAACAAGTTTAGAATACACAATTCCGAACAATTTTCTGAATCTTTTACAGAGGCTTCAGGAAATACGTATTATCTAGGAATTGGTAGGTCTCTACCTTATTCTACTGCTACAAGAGCAGATGGTAGAACAGACAATCAAGGTACAGACGTATTACCTATTACACCAGCAGATAACTTAAACGCAGAGTCATTTACTTTTGATGACCTTTTAGCAGTTAAAAAAGTTAGTGATACAGATATTTCATTTGTAGCACCAAGAAGAAACTGGTTGACTGGCACAACTTACGATATTTACAGACACGATTATGGAGAAAGAATTACTGGTACAACTACTTTACAAACAGCTAATAGTGGTGTAGCTAATTTATTTGACGCAAATTTCTATGCTCTAAACTCATCAAGAAACGTTTATAAATGTTTAGACAATAATAATAATGCAGCTTCAACGGTAGAACCAACTGGTACAAACTCATCTACAATTATATCTACTGCTGATGGTTATAAGTGGAAATATATGTACTCACTTTCTGCTTCTCAACAATCAAATTTCTTATCAACAGATTTTATGGCAGTTGCAACAAATTCAGATGTAAATTCTCAAGCAGTTGCAGGTGCAATCAATGTAGTAAAAATTAAAACTGCCGGTTCAGGTGGTGCAGATGGTACACACACAGGTATTGCTATAAGAGGTGATGGCCAAAACGGTGTTGTATCGGTAACGGTAACATCAGGAGCGGTAACAGCGGTAACGGTAACAACTCCGGGAACAGGTTATACTTTTGCTACAATTTCAAATGCTCAAATAGTAGCCGCAGGTGCAACAAGTTTAACAGGTGCAGAATTAGATGTAATTATTCCACCAAAAGGCGGACACGGATTTAACGCAATTCAAGAATTAGGTGCTTTCTTTGTAATGACAAATACAAGTTTAGAAGGAACAGAATCAGCAAATACTGGTGACGTTTCAGTTGCTAACGACTTTAGACGAGTATGTTTAATAAGAGACCCAAAATCAGGTGGTTCAGCTGCTTCAGCTGCCACATTAAGAGCAACAAAAGCAATTAGATTAACAGGTGTATCTGGTACTTTTGCTGTTGATGAAAAAATTACTCAATCATCTACTGGCGCAATAGGTAAAGTAGTTGAATGGGATTCTTCAAACGCTATATTATATTATATTCAAACAAGACACAATGACGAAGGTGTTGATAGTAATGGTAATCAAACAGCATTTTCAGGAGCAAACGTTGTGACCGGATTAAGTGGCGCAAGTGGAACACCAGAGACTTCACATTCGGCAACAACTAACAATGTAGTATTCGTCAGCGGATATTCTGTACCAGAAATTGACCACGATTCAGGTGATGTTTTGTACGTAGAGAACAGAGCACCAATAACAAGAGCGGCAGACCAGACAGAAAATATCAAGTTGATTATAGAATTTTAAGGGGATAACAGACTATGCCAAGTCCAACTGATTTTAACTTATCGCCCTATTATGATGATTTTGCTGAAGCAAAGAATTTTCACAGAATTCTTTTTAGACCAGCATTTGCCGTACAAGCGAGAGAGTTAACACAATCACAAACTATTATACAAAACCAAATTGAAAGATTTGGTGACCATATGTTCAAACAAGGAGCAATGGTTATTCCTGGTCAAGTTTCAATTGACACACAATACACTTCTATAAAGTTAACTTCTAAATCAGCCTCTTCAATAGATTCTTATAACAATGCAACATTAACAGGTAATACTTCAGGTGTTGTCGCTGATGTTGTTGGCGTATCTGCTGCTGATGGTACAGACCCCGATACTTTATTCATAAAATATAATAAAACTGGTACTGATAATGCAACTAATGTTTTTGCAGCCGGTGAAACTTTAACTTCAAGTGCTTCTGGTACTCCAACGGTTGTTGTTGCAACAACTCACACAGGTTCAGCTGCCGCTATTCAAAGTGGTATATATTATATTAATGGATTTTTTGTTCAAGTTTCAGCTTCAACTTTAATACTTGACAAATATACAAACACACCATCATATAGAATTGGTTTAGCAGTTGCAGAATCTTTTATAACACCGAGTGGTGACCCTACTCTAAATGACCAAGCTCAAGGCGTATCAAATACAAATGCTCCGGGTGCTCATAGATTTAAAATAGATTTAACATTAACAAAGAAAACATTAGCGTCTGCTGATGATAACAATTTCTTTGAAATCGCTAGAGTTGATAATGGCAATATAAAAAATATGGTCAGAAATACAGAGTATGCAGTTCTTGAAGAAACTTTAGCAAGAAGAACGTTTGACGAATCTGGTGATTATACATTAACAAATCCAGACTTTGATGTCAGAGAACATTTAATTTCAGGAAATAATAGAGGTATATTTACTTCATCTAATGGTGGTTTAGAAACTAAATTAGCTGTTGGTGTTTCGCCATTTAAATCATATGTAAATGGTTATGAAAATATAAAAACTAATACAACTTTTATTGATGTAGATAAAGCTAGAGATTTCGATACAGCAAATAATAATAAAACTAGATTTGCAGTAGATAATTATTTTAACGTAACCAATGTATTTAATACACCAGATATAGGATTTGTTTCTGGTGATGTAGCCGCATTTAAAAATGTAAATCTATTTAATGAATCAACGGTCAATAGAGGTAGTTCGCAAACAACTTTAGGTTTTGACGTTCCTCAAATTGGTCGTGCTAAGTCAAGAGGTTTCCAATATGTAAGTGGTACAGAAACAAATGATATCTTAGCTAATACAGGAGTATTTCGACATTATCTTTTTGATATTGAAATGTTTACTCAAATTAATTTACTTACAGCAGTTTCATTTACAACAGGTGAAATTGTAACCGGTTCTACTTCAGGTGCAACAGGTGTTGTACAAGGTATATCGGTAACAGGAACATTTACGCCTACGGATATTTCCGTTGCAAGTCCTGGAGTTGCAACTTTAAGTAATCACGGATTTAGGGACGGTCAACAGGTAACATTATCTGGTGGTAATTTTGAAATAGGTGGTTCTGCTTATACACCAGGTATTTTTTCAATAAGAAATGCAACTCAAAACACTTTTGAATTGTTTAGTTCAGATGGTTTAACGGCACAAAACGTTACCGCTTTTACTTCAGGTCCTAATATTCAACACGCATTAGCAGTTTTATCAAATGTAAAAGGTTCTTTTTCAAATGGCGAAACTATTACAGGTCAGACTTCAAGCAATTCAGCAGTAATTCAAGCAGATGTAAATGGTAGAAAAGGTATTTTAGCTTCAGATATTAGTTCAGTAAAACAAATTGGTATGGCAGGTTCGCCACAATATACTGCTGACACAGATTTATCATCTACTTACGGATTAAATGAAACAATTTCAGGTAACGTATCAATAGCAAATAGTTCAAAAGTTTTACAAGGTAAAGGTACAAACTTTACACTTGATTTAAAAATTGGTGATAGTATAACTTTTACTAATGACGCTGGTGGCACAATTAATGCAATTGTTCAAAACGTTATATCACAAACAGAGGCAACTTTAGCAGCTGCTGTTGGTGGTTCAGATGTTTCAACTGCTTCTATCTTAACAAGAAAAAGAGCAAAATTACAAAATCCAGAAAACAATATTTTAATATTTAATTTACCTTATAAAACGGTAAAAACATTAAAGACTGCTACAAACAATGGTGCTACTGATACAAATTATAATGTAAGAAGACAATTCGTTCAAACATTATCATCAAATGGTGACGCAACAATATCAGCAGGTACAAACGAAACTTTTGGTTCTTTATTAAATTCAGACTTTGCAGTTTCTATAATGACACTTGGCTCAGGTAGTACAGGTGCAGCTGGTGATGTATTAAGTGTATCAGGTACAAACCACGAAGGTGATTCAATATTTAATTTAACAGGTTCGCCAACAGGTAAAACTTTAAACCTAGACTTTGGTGCTAACTTTGCAGGACATAAAGTAAAAATCTTGGCAACGGTCAGTAGGTCAATTGCAGGTTCAAAAACAAAATCTTTAAATACAAACCAAAACGCAACTATAGCTACTCAATCAGTTATTGAAAGTGGTATAGTGCCAATTGGTAAAGCAGATATATTTAAAATTAATAGTGTAAAAATGTCGGGTGCTTTTGGTTCAGCACCATCAGTTTCAGATACAGATATTACCGATAGATTTGATTTAGATAATGGACAAAGAGATAACTTTTATGATATTGGTAGATTAAAATTAAAACCTGGTGCAATCGTACCATCAGGTCAATTACTTGTAAACTTTGAGTTCTTTTCTCACGGTTCAGGCGATTACTTTGATGTTGATTCATATTCAGGTGTTGTAAGTTATGAAGCTATACCAAGTTATACTTCAGACACTTCAGGAACAACTTATCAATTAAGAGACGTTATAGATTTTAGACCAAGAGTAGATGACGCAAGTACAATTGATAGTGGTAGTATAGATAGGTCTTATGATGGTACAGGTGCTTCTACTATTGATGTTCCTAAATTTGGTTCTGATATAACTTCAGATTTAGAATTTTATTTAAATAGAATAGACAAACTCTTTCAAACAAGAGAAGGACAATTAAGAACGGTTAAAGGTGCTTCAGATTTAAACCCATTATCACCATCTAATTTAGATGGCCATATGTTATTGGCAACTTTAAGTATACCTTCTTATACTTTAGATACCGAAGATGTTAAAGTAGAAAAAGAAGATAATAGAAGATACACAATGAGAGACATTGGTAATCTTGAAAACAGAATTAAAAATATAGAATACTATACTCAACTTTCTCTATTAGAAGCAGACGCTCAAGGTTTACAAATACAAGACGCAGATGGTTTTGATAGATTTAAAAATGGTTTTGTTGTTGATAACTTTTCAGGCCACAATGTTGGTGATGTAGGTAACAATGATTATAAACTATCAATTGATAGAGCAAGAGGTGAGGCTAGAACGTGGTTTACGGAAGATATAATAGAATTAGAAGAACGTGATGATGATGGTACATCAATACTTGCTTCAGATAGAACAGATGGTAATTATGCTAAAACAGGTGATTTAATTACTTTACCATTTACAGAAACAAATTTTTTACAACAACCATTTGCTACTAAAACAGAAAACTTAAATCCATTCTTAATATTTAATTGGATTGGTGATGTTGAATTAAATCCACCAGTTGATGAATGGAGAGATACAGAGGTAGCACCTGAAGTAGTTGCTAATGTTCAAGGTACTTTTGATAACTTAGCAAGAGAAAGAGGATTAACAAATAGTAATATTTCATCTATACCAATGGGTACAGAATGGAATGGTTGGCAAGACCAATGGTCTGGTAATCCTAGGTCAAATGCAAGTTGGCAAGGTAATAGTTTAGTTCAAACAACTTCAAGAGACGTTGTACAAACAAGAAGTGGTATTAGAACAACGGCAGTACCTCAAACTTTAAGACAAAGTTTAGGTGAAAGAGTTATATCAGTTGCTTTTGTTCCTTTTATAAGAAGTAGAACAATAGAATTCCAAGGTTACGGATTAAGACCAAATACTAGAGTTTATCCTTTCTTTGATGAACAAGCAGTTTCAACTTATGTAACCCCAGATGGTGGTTCAGCCGGTGGTAATTTAATTACAGACGCAAACGGATATGTAAAAGGAACCTTTGCAATACCTGACCCGAACAATACAGCAAATCCAAGATGGCGAACAGGTAATAGAGTATTCAGATTAACAAGTTCATCTACAAATAGTCAAGATAGAACAGACGTAGCAACTTCAGCTGAAGGCGATTACGTTGCAAAAGGTTTACAACAAACGGTACAAGAAGCTATTATTGCAAGTAGAGAAACAAGTACCGTAAGAAATCAGGTAACTGGTTCAAGAAGTTTTACAAGAAGTGCTAGTAGAGTAATTGCAGTTAGACAACCACCACAAGATAGAGGTGGAGGTGGTGAAGGTGGAGACAATAATGGTGACCCATTAGCACAATCATTTATGGTTGATGAAGAAGACGGTATTTTTATAACTTCACTTGACGCTTTCTTTGCAACTAAATCAAGTACGGTTCCTGTTAAAGCAGAAATTAGAAATATGGTTAACGGTTATCCTGGTCCACAGGTTTTACCTTTCGCAAGAAAATGGATAAATCCAAGTTCAGTAAATACAAGTACAGATGGTACAACAGCAACAACATTTACATTTGACTCACCTGTTTACTTACAAGAGGGTGTTGAGTATTGTGTAGTATTATATTCTGACTCAACTGAATATACGGCTTATGTTGCAAGATTAGGTGATAAAATTATTAATTCTAATAGAACGGTATCATCACAGCCAAATATAGGTGTTTTATTTAAGTCTGCTAACAATAGAAGTTGGACTGCTGAACAAATGGAAGATATGAAACTGACTATTAAGAAAGCAGTATTTGATACATCAGCAAATGGTAGTGTAACCTTATCTAATGCAACTTTACCTACAAAATTATTAAAACAAAATCCAATAAGAACATTTAATGGTTCAGGTGTTATAAGAATATTCCAAAAAAATCACGGTATGCATAGTACAACAGACAACGTAACCATTTCTGGTGTTGCTTCAGGTACTTACAATGGTATTGCACACTCTGATATTAACGGAACATATACTAGTATTTCAAACGTAACCCTAGATAGTTATGACTTAACAACTTCAGGAACGGCAACAGCTACAGGTGATACTGGTGGTTCAGCCGTAAATGCAACTAAAAATGTTCCTTTCAATGTATTACAATTACAAATAGGACACGTATTACATCCACAAACAAATTTAACGGGTACTATTAGAACAACAACTGGTAAATCAATTCACGGTGTAGAAACACCATTTAGTTTAACAGGTACAGCAGATAAGAAAACAATTGTACTAGGTGATAATATTTACTTTACAGAACCTAAACTTGTTGCAAGTGGTATTAATGAGACAAACGAAATGGCAGGTTCTAAATCAATGTTTGTAGAATTAACTTTAAGTTCTTCAAATGTTAACGTATCGCCAGTTGTAGATTTAAAAAGAGTTAATGCTTTTGGTATTGCAAACAGATTAAATAAACCTGAAGTATCATCTACTAATACATTTACAGGTGATGGTTCAACAACAGGATTTAGTTTATCATCTACGCCTGCTAGTGTTCATTTATTATCTGTTAAAAAATCAGGTAAAAAATTATCGCCTGTCGTAGATTTTTCTCTTGCAGGCTCAACTATAACATTGGTAACTGCTCCGGCTGCAGGTGCAAAAATTATTGCTAAAGTATCTAACACCGTAAATTATGAAGATGATACTGCTACAGAGGGTGGTTCTTCAGAGGGTGTTTACTTAACTAAACCTGTAAACTTGGAAAATCCTTCAACTGCTATTGAAGTAAGAGTAGCGGCTAGTGTAAGGTCAAGTTCATCAATTAAAATGTTTTTTAGACTAACTGGTGGTGAAGAAACAAGACGTATTCAAGATATAGAGTTTACACCATTTAATACAGACGGTTCATCCGATAGTGTAATATCTCCTTCTCAAGGTGATGAAGTTCTTGATAAAGATTTTAAAGATTACAAATTTAGTGTAAAAGATTTACCAGAGTTTACTTCATTCCAAGTTAAAGTAGTATTTAACGGAACAAACTCTGCTTATCCAGCAAGATTAAAAGATTTTAGAGCAATAGCATTGGCAATATAATGAGTAAAATTAAAGTAGAAGGACAAGAGCATTTAATAAGAGACATAAGTTCAAATGCTATTGTGAATACTAATGCTACAGAGTATCAACTTTATATGGCTAGAATACAAGAGAGAAAAAGCAATAGCGACCAAATTAAAGGTGCTTGTAGAGAGATAAATAATCTAAAGCAAGAGTTAAGAGAAATTAAAGGGTTAATTAAGGAATTAATAAAATAAAATGGCAATAAGACAAATAAATGTAACCGATAGTTTAGAGACATTAAGAAGTCAATTTAATGCATTGGCTTCCCAAGACTTTGGCGATATTGCAAATTTAGATAGTTCTATTACTGCTACAAATATTGTTGGCGCAATGAACGAAGTTATTAATATCGTTGGTGCCTCTGAAGGTTTTTTTATTGTTGATGAATCATCTACTAGACAATTAATTGGTGCAGGTCAAGAATTACAAATTAAAGGTACAGCAAATGAAACTACGGTAGCTGTTCAAGCAACAGACACTTTAGTAATTGGTTTACCGTCAGACGTAACCGTATCAAATGGTTTAACGGTTGGTAGTGGTGGTATTAGTTCATCAGGAAATATTGCAACAACAGGTTCAGCTGCTGTAAAAACAAATACTATTGATGATGTATCAGGTGGTGTTATAAACATTAACTCTGCTATTATTACAAGTGGTGACGCAACTCTTGGTTCGATTAACATTTCTGGTAATACTATTACATCAAATAACTCAAACACAATTACCGTTAACGATAATTTAACAATATCAGCAGGGTTAACTTTTACAACACCTACAATAACAGCGGCTTCAGGTAACTTAGCAGTCAGTTCAGATATAACAATGGCGCCAGGTAAATTAGTAATATTTGAAGGTGCTACAGATGATGGTTTTGAAACAGCAATTACGGTAACAGACCCAACTGCTGATAGAGTAATTACTTTTCCTGACGCAGGTGGAACCGTATTACTTACAGGTACAACTGGTTCAATAACAGGTGCAATGATATCAGACGATACAATTACAGGTAATAAATTAAAAAGCACGGTAACTTTAGTATTATACAATAGTTCAGGTGTTGCACAAAAAACAATTTATGGTGCAGGTGCTTTATCATAATAGATATGGAATTAGATTATGGCAGTAAGAAGACCAATATTTTTAAATAACGGTAACATCCAGCAAATGGATGATACTATGTTTGGTTTATTAAAAGATAAATTCAGATACGAATTTCAACAAGCAAGTCCAATATCATTATCAGTTGTATCAAGTGGTGGAAGTTTAGGTACTTTAGTTGATACTCGTATGATATCAGGTGGTCAACAAAATAATGGTTCAAGATTTCCTACAGAAGCAGAAACACCTGAGCCAACATCAACTTCAGTAAGTTATGCTAAAATAACTCAATCAGTTGCCTCAGCTCCTTCAATTACAAGTGATAGTGGTAAAAGATATTTTTCTTACATAGACGGTGACGCAAATGTTCAAGTAATGTCATATCAAGATATGTTAGATAGTATAGTAAGACCTGTAATTGATGAATTAACTTCAGGTAATAATACCAATCAACAAGCAGGAACATATTTTATAGATACTAATTCAGTAGCTTCAGGTGATGAATCTTTAGTTTCAAGTACGGCAGTTTTTATAGATACAAGAGCAAATACTTCATCTTTTCAAGCGTCAAATATTCCATCATCTACAAATGCAACATTAGATTATCCACAAACTATTAATAATTATTATTTAAAAAAGAATACAATATCATCACCTACACTTTCAGTATTACCATTAAAGATAAGGTCTGATAATGATGTACAAGAGTTTACAACTTCAGAAATTGCTACAATAGCAAATGAGTTAATGAGAAATGAAACGATTGATAGTGCAGGCGGATATAAAATTAGATATAACATTAATGGTACAGGAACAACTAAAGGTTCAGTTATGATTGACACTAGATTGACAGGTGGTTCTGGTAATTATCAACAAAGACAATTACACGCTGATGATTATAGAGCAATGGAGTTTCCAGACGGAACAGCAACAACAATTAACTCTTATACTTTTAAAATACAAAAAACATCTTAATTATGAATTATGAATATATTATTAACAGGCGGTGATGGCTTTATAGGACAAAATCTATATAATCATCTTATCAAAAATCACAAAGTAATTAACATAGACAAAGTTTCAGGTTATGATTTATTAACTTGTAATTTACACTATAACGCAGACTTGGTAATTCATTTAGCAGGTCTATCAGGTGTTAGAGATAGTTTAGATAAGCCTGAAGAATATTGGAAACAAAATGTTATTGCAGGCCAGAGAGTATTTGATTTCTTTTCAGATACTAAAATATTATATGCTAGTTCATCTACTGCTTGGGAACCTTGGCGTAATCCTTATGCTATGAGTAAATATAGTCTTGAACAAATAGCACCAGAAAATAGTTTAGGTATGAGATTTACAACCGTTTATGGACCTAGTGCAAAACCTAATATGTTAATACCTAAAATTTTAAGAAATGATGTACAATATATTAATACAAATCATAAAAGAGATTTTATACACGTAGATGATATTATTAGTGCAATAGATATATTAATGAGAGAAAATGTAAATGGTGCCATAGATATAGGTACAGGTCATACACACGAATTGGTGGACATTGTAGATTATTTTAAAATAGATTGTGAGAGAAAAATGGGTGGCGAAAACGAAAGACTAGATAATAAGGCTGATACAACAACACTAAATAGATTAGGGTGGAAACCTAAAATAAATTTATATAATTATATTAAGGAAAATAGAAATGTTAACTAAAGTGAATTTGAAAGACCATTTTGTAAATGCTGTATATGTCAATAATGAAAGAACATTAATAGAAGTTTTTTATACTTCACCAGATTTCAAAGAAACTCATAACGCAATCATAGAACACGATACTGAACATCCAGACTTTCAACATTTAATGAAATTTGTAAGTGTAGATGATTTACACGAAAATACTTACAATCAAAAAAAATTAGAAAGAAAAGAGTTTGAAGAAGAAGCTATTAAGATTGCTAAAAAATCTGGTCTAGTTTTTGATTACAATAGAATTGATACTAAATTTTTTCCTGCTTTAGTAAAAGCATTATTTGTAGATGAAGAAAATGATGACCACTTATTTGCTTTAAAACTTGCATTATTCGAAGTAGAAAAAATTAGAGATACAAAAAACGAAGATTTAAAAGTAGAGTTAAGAAAATCTAAAACAAAACTAGAAGCTTTAGATAAAGCAATTAATATTTTAAGAAGTAATTAGACCACCAGCCAGACCAACCTTTTTCCATAAGGTGTTGCATTTGACCAAAAGTAATCATATTTTCTTTAGTAGGTTTATCGTGAATATGGTTTTTAATTGATGAACAAAAATGTCTACCATAAGTATAGTATTTAATTTCGTGATAATAAAACTCATCACTACCCTTATTGTATTTCTTTAAGTAATATTCGTCATTTGATTTAAACTTATCCCAAATATAAGATACATCACCTGTCCAAGATACGACAGACGAGTTTAAAGGTGTATGGGCTTTCTCTCGCCACCAAGAATCATCTAGTAATGTAAAATGTTTTCTAACTAATGGTCTTAACTTATCAAATATACATACGTCTAAATCAAAGTATAAATTTTCACCGTCTCTAAACATATCATACATTTGAAGTTTGTTATACCAATTACCATATAAATCTTTTTCAATGACCTCAAACTTATCATACTTGATACCTGAATAAGTATCAATCATATGTTTTAAATTATCAACGTGCCATTGAGTAAACTTATCACCAAATCTACAACAAATTATTCTCATTTTATTTCTGTTATCTTAATGCCTCTATTTCTATGAGAGTTTATTTTAAACTCTGCTTTTTCAGGTATGTTATGAGTATTACCATATGGGTCTTTTACTTGACCTTTATCTTTAGTTATGTCAACTATTTTTGCTTTTCTCATTTGTTTACCAGTTCTAGGGTGTGTTTCTTGGTCAGTTATTGTAATCTTACTACCATTAGCAGCGCCTAACATTAATTCAGTTTCGTCAGATTCCCAACGAGGTTTATCATTTCTAGGATAACCAATACCTAAACCATAACATATTTCTTTGGTACCATTTTTTATGTCATCCATAATACCTAATTTTTTAGGCCAATAATCATCACCATTTAAATCATTATGACTTTTATTAGCGCCTGTGGCAAATCCCATTGAGGCAGCTGCTTTCATTGTTAGACCTAAAGATATACCAATACTACAATAGGCATTTTGCCATCTGTTTTTATCTGTATTAGATTTTAAAGTACCATCAGCGTGAGAGTTTAATTGACTATTAGGTTCTTTTGCCACCCATACCATATAGATACTAGCATTTGATTGTGAGTTTCTCCAGTTTGCTGGAGGATTTCTTCTATGAGTATAACCCCAAGTATATCTTGATATCTCTTGTATTACTTTTCTATCAGCCGTATAATATACATCAAAATATCCTTCGTGTTGTTTAGTAGGACTATTTGTTGCTATCCATAATAATTCATTAACAATATCATCTACTAAAAGAGGGTTTAATTTACTCCACTTTTCATAATCCCAATTTCTTTGGCATTTTTGAATTTTATTATATATTTCTCTTTCTTTGTCCCATTCATAAAACATATGCATAATTTTATTCTCAACGTCCATTTAAATATCCTTTATCTTATTATCAGGTCCAGCATAATGTATAATCTTTATATACTTATGTGCCTCACCCATTATTGCATAGTCTGTTTTAAATTTTTTGCAATATAATTTCTGTAATTCTAAATCTTTTCTAAAATCATTTGATTTTTTGTATAAAATTCTACCTGGTAATTTTTTAACTTTATATCTTTCTTTAGCCGTTGAATTAACATAGTTTTGTTCACCATAATATTTTTTATGTACAATACCTTCATTATAATAATAGTTTTGTTTATAGTCTGGATTTAGTTCAAAATCTTCCCATATCATTTTTAAAGTACCAGATTTAAATTTATAAAAACCACCGTTCATACCTAATTTATTATCCCACCAAGCGTCATAAGTTAATAACTCACCATCTTTTACTTTAGCAGTTAATATATCATCAATATTATTAACTATTACCTGGTCAATATCCATAATTATAATATCATCACCTGGTTTTTGATAACCATATAAAGGACTAAAGAATTTTAATTTATGCCAATGTTTTTTTATATTACTATGATGATTATAAGGTAATACTATATCTGCCTCAACATCCGTATCACTAATACATACAGATTGAAAAGGCACACTACTATGCTTTCTAATACTATTATAAAAATTAGATACGTAGTCTGGTGTATATAGACCTTTAAAATATACGGTACATATTTTAAGCATTTACATTTCTCCAAACAATATCAAATCTTTTGTTGATAGCGTGTATTAATTTTGTATCTTCAGGTATGAATAAGTTATCATAGAAAAAGTAATGCCATTTATCATCAAGCCATTGTACAGATACATCTTTTTCTTTTAACTTAACACTAAACAAAGTTTCATTATCATAACCAAAGTAATCTACTATTTTTTTAGGAAACATACTTTTGTCAAATTTTAATTGTGTCATTGTAATCATATCTTGGTCAAATTGATTAAAATACTCTAGTTGAAATAAATGAGATTTATCTATACCTATAATACCAGTATTAACTACATCAACCTCTGAGCTAAGACCTCTATGTAATAACATTGCTTGAGCATTGTAATACTTTGAGTTAGGACTTCTAATTGTTTGAGAAGTTTCAGATATATCTTCTATCTTAGCGACCTTATTATTATTATTTGCAATAGCAATACCTTTAGATAAATCAAATACTTCAAAAAAGTTTTCTTTAGTATTAGGCACCACATCAAAATCAATGTATAACATCTGGTCGTACTTTGAAGAAAACTTATAGAGTAAATATATCTTAAAAAAGTTTATTATGTTGTAAGTTGTTAAGAAAGGATATTTACCTTTCATTTCATCATAATATTCTTTATACTTATTTACTAATACAAAGTCAGCACCAATACTATCAGCATATTCTTTTTTACAATCAATAAGTCTTTGATAGTTTTCTTTAAACTCATTTTTTGTATTTAAGTTTGTTTTTTGATTATCAACAAACTCGTTATCAGGTACTTCAATGTATATACTATAAATTAATTTTTTCATATTTTCCAACAAGAGTAAATCTCAAGCCTCTTTCATCTTCGATTATACCTTTATCTAAAACTCTTGCATTGTCTGGTAATTGTTTTTGAAACTCATCAATACCACCAACACAATTAGTATGGTCTTTTATACTTCTCATATTATTTGATTGATAGGCAAAATAGGCATTCGTATCTAGTCTTAATTCTTTCATAGGTCGCATATGTTCGCAAGACGTATTAATAATTAAATTTGCATTTTGTATTCTACCTAATCTATCTTCATTCCAAACATCACTTGTAATAAAATCAACATTATCATAATGATTAAATAATCTATGTTTAGCTAAACCAAGAACCTCATCATTTAAATCTATTAAGGTTATTCTTTTTACTTGTTTAAAAGCAGGTATTAATATACTACCATACCAACCACCAAGTATAACTATTTCACTATCACTATCAACCATATTTAAATCATTAACCATTTTAATTAGCATTTCTTTAGATTTAAATTGATTAGGACTAAATGAATCTAAAAGGTCCATATTATGCCTACCTTCTCTCATTATATTTTTAAATAATTGTAAATCTATCATTTTAATTTCCCCATAACTATTAGTCTTGCAATTTTAGGTGAATAATTGTTAATACAAATATATTCTACCAATCTTTTTCTAAACATAAAAAGCATTACTTCTTCCATTTAATAATCTCCTCATACTCTGGTTTAATATCTTCTTTTTCTCTTCCGTAAGACCTTAACATTTCATATCTATAAAGTTCACTATATCCTGCTGACATTAAAACTATTGGTCTATAATCAGCGTCTTTTAATCCTATGTCGTGCCATTTTTCTATCTCTCTAAAAAAACAAGAAGTATATGATACATCTATATTTTGTTCAAGTAAATAACTTGATAAATTTTGTATAAACATTCCTACTTCAACTGCCGAAGTATCAATAAAATTGTGTACTCTACTTGGCCAGGCTTGGTCAAAAAACATTCCTTCTTCAACTTGTTTTTCATAAAATTTATTAGGATTTCTAGGTTGAGCGTGAATACAAAATAAGTAAGGATTAGATTTTATATGTTCATAGTAGGGGTTTGGTTTACCACTCTCTGTTCTTGTTGCCTCACCTCTTTGCATTGCTCTTTTCTCGGCGTCTTTATGATTTTCTGCAACCATTTTCCAAACTTTTATTTTTTCTTCTTTATGTTCAGGACCATAAACAATTACTTTCCAAGGCATAGCATTATTTTTAGATGGTGATGTTTTCCAGGCCTGCCATAATGCAAACTCTATTTTATCTTTTGGTGGCACATCATCTTTATAAAATCTAACGTGATGTCTTTTTTCTAATAAATCAAACGTACTCATTTATACATAACCTTATCATTAATTACTAATATATCTAATGCAGTTTTTTTAAAAGTTTTTAAAGCGTGTTCAGGTGAATCTACAATAGGTTCTTGACAATTAAAACTTGTATTTAATAACATAGGTACACCTGTCTCTTTGTAAAATGCATTTATAATATCGTAAAACTTTTGATTAAACTTTCTATTGACCGTTTGTATTCTTGCAGTATTATCAACGTGAGTAATACCAGGTACTTCAGCTGATTTAACTTTACATATACGAGACATAAAAGGACTTGGTAATCTTGTATCAAAATAATCTTGATAATGTTCTTCTAATACTGCTGGTGCAAATGGTCTAAAATCTTCTCTATTTTTAATTGTACTATTAATAATATTCTTAATATTAGGATTTCTAGGGTCTGCTAATATACTTCTATTACCTAATGCACGATTACCACTTTCTGCTCTATCTTGAAACCAACCAACTATTTTACCACTAGCGATTTCTTTTGCAATCTTTTCATAGTCAGCGTATATAAAACCAGGAAAAGAATAATTAGAACCAGCAAAAGTATCTGTTTTATGTACTTCATCATTTAAATTATAACTTGCGTGTTGATAAACACCTAATGCTTGGCCTTCATCACCTACAGCAGGTGGTACATATACGTTTTCATAATGATTTAAAAACTCTTCATTCATATAACCATTGTATGCAACACCACCAGCAATACAAAGATTTTCGCAAGTTTTAAGTGGATAGATATGCTCTTTTATTTTGTCTAAAGTAAATTTTTGTAGAGTATGTGCTAAGTCTTCTTTACCATACTTTTCTATATTAATCAGATTGTGTATATCATACTTCTTCTCTCGGATATCGCCGGAGATTATCGTTTCAAACACATCATAGTAGTATTGATTAAAACTACCATAGCCGACTAACCCCATCAGTTTACTTGCGCCTAATGAACCAAATCCAGTCAGTTTAGCCATTTGATTCCATAACCACCCTATTGGTAACTCTTTTGATAGGTCTTTTATGTTTGTATCTTTATCAACAAATATACATCTAAATTTAGCACCTATTCCGTCAATGGCAAGTATATCTGAAAACTCAAAGTCAGAATTTATCAAAGCATATGTGGCGTGAGCTTGGTGGTGGTCACAATAGTAAATATCATCTTTGAACACATAGTCAAATAATTTAGTTGGTACAAAATTAAGAAACTCTTTATCAATAATTTCTTTTATCATTCTAATACCACCTAGAGTATAAGAAAATGCTAACACACCATCTGTCTTCTTAAAATATTCATTTACAAATTCATTGTTTAGTTTATAATCATTTGTATTTAACTTATCATTATCGTGGTCATATGCTTCTACGTGATAAGGTAGATTATGTTTAAATCTAGTATATCTTTCCATTTGTTTATGTAATTTGCCATCATAAACATTATGGTCGTGTAAGTTTAAAGCTACAGCAGTTATTTTATGCATTTAACACCTTCGCATATTTTCTAAAAGGAAAATGACCTTTTGGTGGTACCCATTCGGTACAAGTTTTACAATAGTTCTCATACTTAAATAATTGCCAGTTCATCATCTTATCTATATTCTCTTGCGTTAAGTCAAACGTTTTAGATAGTTCTTTATTATTAGCAAACTTTTTACTACAATGTACAATATGTCTCTTTTCAAAATCTATTACAGGCACCTGTGGAAAAGCTGCACACATTTTCCTATCTATCTCTTCAGCCTGTATAACATCTGTAAATTCTGGTGACCTGCCGTTAAATGCTTTCCACATAGTATTCTTATGATTTAATTTTTCTAATACTTCAGGATATTTGTCTTTGTATTTAAAGTAATTTGGTGTTCTAACAACAACGTTAAAATTATTCTTATCATTTTCTGATACATAATCAAAATTACCTAGTTTTTTAACCTCATCTTCATACCAATCTAATATATTATGTTCAACATATAATATATCTTTATCTTCTAATATATGAGGATATCTTTTTCTAATAAATGAGTTTGATAATACTGAACATATAAAATTAGGATACTTTTTAATTTCATTAATAACCTCATCTAAATTTTTAATTAAACCTGGCTCACCACCTAATAAGTTAATTCTTACTTTATAATTTTTTAAATACTCTAAACACATTTTCAAAAAATCCATATCAACCGTTAAGTTTCTCATTTCTAAAGTATAACTTGTACAATAATGACAATCTTTATTACACGACATAGATAGAAAGAAATCTATCGCTCTATAATTATCTTGTATTTCTTTAAATGTTTTCATATATTGTTTTAAAAAAGAAAGTATTAAATGCTATTAATAATTTTTCTTTTGGTTTATCTGTTAAGTATGAAGTTATATCAATCCATTCTGGCATTTGATAGGTCTTCTCAATTAAATAGTGGTAGATATCTTCTACCTCTTTATCAACTAAACTTTCATCAAACATATCATCACCAACAACTTTTCGCATAGTTTGACAAAGTGCAATCGGACACTTATCAGTTATATCAATCATATTACCTTTTTTGTCAATATAACTAAATTGAGTAAAAGATTTATTGTGTTCTATCATATTAATAGTAAGATAGTATTAATTACTTTATCTAGTTCCTCTTTTTTCATAAACGGATGTAAAGGTAATGTTAATATTGAATCACAAACTATTCGTGTAATAAAATCATCATCTTTTCTATGTTCTATATTTTCATACATTATATTATCTGAAATAGGTTTATCATAATGTATTTGACCTAATTTAGCCTTTACTCTGTCTCTTACTTCTTTGTTTTGAAATCTAACTACATATTTGTGGTAGTTATGATTTAGATTATCAGGATTACTTTGTACGGTTACATATTCTTTTAATTTATCATCATAGTATCTGGCATTTGCCTGTCTTCTTTGAATATAATCACCTAGTTTTTTTAATCTAAAATTAATAAATTCAGCATTAAATAATAACATTTTAGAATTGTAACCTAGTTGTTTATGTTCGCCGTGTTTTCTTAATCTTTTAAATATCTCTGTATTACCATTTGTTAGTATCGCACCACCACCAGCAATACCAGCCACAACTTTATTTGCATTAAAACTTAACGTACTAATATCACCGATTGTTCCTGCTAAAGTACCATTTAAACTAGAACCAAGAGATTGGCAAGCGTCTTCTATAAAATGAATATTTTTCTCTTGACAAAATTGTTTTATCTTGCTAGTATCAGACATATTACCAAATAAGTGAGGATAAATTATGGCTTTTACTTTGTCAGAATACATCCTTTTAATACTATCTAAAGACATATGATAATCAGGCATATTAATATCACAAAATACTGGTGTCGCACCTACCATTGATATACAAGACGCAGTTGATATCCAAGAAAAGTTTGTTGTTAATACTTCATCACCTTTACCAACACCTATTTTTAATAATGAAAAAAATAATGCGTCTGTACCACTATTACAAACAACAACATTTCTACCAAACATATCAGATAAACTATCTTCAAGAAACTCGATATTACCTTCTTGATTATCTTGTCTCATAACTTTATCAAATAGTTTTAAATATTCGCCAGTATAAATTTCGTATTCTTTATCCCAACCGTGCATATAACTCCTCCGCTATTACTTGATGACCTTTTTCATTAGGGTGGCCATCTTCTCTTGATATGTAATCTTCAGGTTTTTTCATAAAGTCTTGCATAGAAAAACCACCAAGTTCTTTACTAGGAAAACCTATAAAATTATCATCAATTAAATTATATAAGGGATTTTTTTGCATTTCAAAATAATGTTCTTGCCTTGTTAAAAGTTTACCTCTAGCTTTAGGCCAGACTTCGGGGTTATCAGTCCACCTTGCAGTTTCATATGAATCAATTATTTGTACTTGTTTATATTTTAATCCTAATGATTTACATAATTGTTGAAAACTATATTGAAACATTAAAGTTCTACCTATAAAATAATGATTGTCGCCTTTTTCGTCCCAAATGTCATTATTCCAATGAGACTTATCTAAATAATAATAATCTCTACGTGCAGCTCTTGACCAACCTGCTAACACTAGACCTATATTTTTTGCGTTTATATTTTTGACAATACTTGTATAAATGTATTCTTGACCGGCACCTGATTGACCTACGTTTATACAATTCATATCTAACTTTTTAGCTAAGAGTTGAGGCCATTTTGGCCAAGAACAATCTAACTCTGGATGATGAGCAGATTGATAATTTTCTGTCGTATAACTACAACCACTAACTAATAATATTTTTTTCATTTATAGTCTCAATCAATTTTACTAATATTTTTGCATTATCTGAATACATCTTTTTTGTAGGCACAGGTCGTTTCATATAAACAGGACCGCCATCTTTTATATTTTTATCTCTTAAATATTCTATATTTTTACCTAGCCATTTACATTCTTGTATAAGTCTTGGCGCTGGGTCATAATAATTCTTTGTATAAACATATGTGTTAAAAAGACCTAATAAATTATGAACAGGCGCAATTATATTATTGTAGTCTATTATAGTATAATCCTCGTCATATGTCAATATTCCGTGTGATGTAAAGCACCTAGGACACTCTTTTATCCATCTATCCACCTCTTTATAATACACGTCATTTGTGCCTAAAAATAGATACTCAAATTGTACGTCATTTTTTACTGGTTTATACTCTTCAAAATTAATCATTTTCTCATATTGAGTACCAACACCATTAGGGTAAACATCATAATCGCATAAGTCATAAACTTCTTTAGGTTTAAAATATTCTAGTGCAATCGGATATTCTTTTACGTGATTTTCAGAATATACAGATATCAGCTTATTGTTAAACAATAGATGACCAGTCATTAATTGGTCAGTAGAATATTCGTCTCTACTTTTCCATAACAAAGTTAACATACTTCTACCTAATATAAAAGTAATATCATTTGTTTCTGGTGTATAGAAATCAAATATTATATTAGTACAAGTTTTGTACTTTTCTGTTATTGCGTCTATGTAATGTTTTTTTGAAAAGTTATAATGAGTGATTATTACTAATTGAGCTTCAATCCCTATCGAGTTTAAATAACAACAATGCTCATAACTATAACAAAGCAATCCATCACCAGGTTTACTGGTACATACTATATTAATCATACGGATATTTATATAAATAGGAGGAACATATATTTTAAAGGTGATGAAATGAATTATAATAATTTACTGACTTTTGGTGATGTTATAGAATTGAGATTAAATTGTAATGTCTCTAAGCTTCTGTATAATACAAAACAATATGAATGGAAGCGATATAACCCCAGAAAAGATATTCCTAGATACGGCTTAAGTGTTACCAGTTTAGACGGTAGTTTAAACGGCATAGATTTAGATTCTATTGCAGAATACAATAAAGAGAATGGTACATCATATAACGAAAGTTCATTTAAAACTTTTACAGACGTATATAAGAATTGTTATGAAACAAGAAAACTAGTAGAGCCCTTTGAGCCTTGGTTATGGCGAACACATTATTTAAATTTTAAAAGAGGTGGATTTTTTCCACCACATAGAGATATGAGACACGTAGGTGAACAAGAGTCTTTTAGAATATTAGTGCCTTTAAAATGTTGTAATCCACCAGGTATGTTTTTTATGTATGACGGTAAACCTTTACATTTTAATATGGGTACAGCATACTTTGTAAACACAAATAAAATGCATAGTATATTTTCGTATGAAGATAATGCTTATATGATGGTAATGAATGTAGAATGTAATGAAGAATCTTTAAAAAAAGTAGGTGAATTAATCAGATGGAAATAACTAGAGAAAAAGTATTTACAGATTTAGTATGTGTTGCTAATATAGGTCAAGTGAGTCCTGAAGAAGAATTAAAATTAGCAGAGTCTTTAGGTAAAGTTCAAAAGCCAGAGAACGAAAGACAATTAGAATTACATAAACAATTTAAAGGAGAATTACCTGGTATAGTTCACGTTACCGAAGGTGGTTTATTTGGTCATAAAAAACTTTTAGATTGGCACGCCAATAAACCTAGCGACCCTAATAGAGCTTCGATAGTTTGGATTTATGCAGTTAAAGGTAGTGAGGGTAGTATCACTAGTTGGATTGATAATAAGAAAGCATATGAAGATTTACCAGATGATATAAAAGCACATTGTCATAATGTAAAATTTACCTGTGGTTTTAAAAGAGGTGGTTATACAGACGACCCTACTTTTAAAGAACATCATAATAAAGATAAAGAATATAAATTAATCTATATAAATGAATATGGTCAAAAAGGATTATTCTTTCCTTTTTTACAAATTATGGATGGAATACCAAAGGCATTATACGATTACTTAAAGAATCATATTTTAAAAGATAAATATAGATATGACCATCATTGGAAAGATGGCGATTTAGTTGTTAGTGAACAATGGTTAACAATACACAAAAGACACGCCTTTGAAAAGATGAATGAAAGGCTAATGCATAGAATAGCAATATGGTAGAAACATTAATTTTAGGAACAATCTGGTATCAAATAATAGCAATATTTGGCCTATCAATAGGATTACATAGATACTTTACTCATAGACAAAATTTTAAAATGTCTCCTATGTTAGAAAATATAATATTATATTTAATTGTATTAACAGGTGCTAAATCACCATTAGGTTGGGCAGCTGCTCATAGAGTTCATCATCAACATTCTGATACTGAAAAAGACCCACACTCTCCTAAACATAAAGGTTTTTGGTATGTTCTTTTAAATAGATGGATGTTTGAATATCCTAATATTAAAAGAAGTCTAGTAAAAGATTTATTGAAAAATCCTAGAGTTATGTTCTTTCATAGAAACTATAATAAGATACACTTAATTAGTGCTGTTTTATCTTTATTAATTAGTTTTAAATTTTTTATTGGTTTTATTGTAATGCCTTTTGTATTGAGTTATATATTTTATGGTTTGTTTAATACATTAGGTCATAAGAATGGTAAACCAGTAACCAATCATATCATAAATTTATTTGCAGCTGGTGAAGGATATCACGATACACACCACGAAAATTGGAAGAAAATAAGATTAGGTAAGTATGACTTATCAGGATTGATAATTGAGAAAGTATTAAGATGAAGAATAGAAATGATTTACCTAATTATAAAAAAATAGGTGTAAAAGTTGATACAGGTAAAATACTTAAAATTTTAGAAGATAATAAACATAAACTTATTAAGTACAGAGATAATTTAAATGTTAAATGTGCTACGCCATTTTTAAATGAATTATATGAACAAATACCTATTACAGAATTAACAGAGGGTAGTGATTACACTTTACCTTTAGCTGGTCATAGAGACGTTAAATATGATGAAAGAAATTATACAACTTTAATAGAATGTTTGAGAGGTACATATATTGAAGAAGTAATGAATATGTTTAAATCAAAACCTACAAGAGCAAGATTTATAATTAAGAAACCTGGTGCTCATATTTTACCTCATATGGATTATGATACGACTTATAGTGTGAGATATTTTATTCCCTTAAAAACAAACGAATGGTCGTTTACAGCAGTTAAGAGAAAGAATGAAGAACCAGAATTATTAAGTATGAAAGCAGATGGTTCAGTTTACTTTGTTAATCAAGGTTGGACACACTCTGCTTGGAATTTTGGTAAAGAAGATTGTATTAGATTAATAGTTGCAGTAAATGGACAAACAGATTTACATTAACGATATTATTGAAGATAAAGATAAGTTAATTAAACTATCGAAAGAAGCTTCAATAGATTCACCACATAACTTTCACGATTTTGAAAAAAGAATACCAGACTATTTAAATTATCACGTTGTAGAATTAGATGATGAAGTTATTGCAATGGCAGGTATGTTTCAAAGTAAATTTTGGCCATCTGATTATGTAAGAGTATTAGATAGATGTTATTACTTTAAGAAAGCTAGAAGTAGCACATTATCATTTTATAATGAAAAAGACTTAAAGGCAACAGCTTCAAATTATCTATTGCCAATTCATTTAGAAATTGCTATATCTAAACACTTAACACCTTTCTTCTCAATTGCAGGTATTCATAGAAGACCAGCTATGGAAAGAATGATAGATATATGGAATAAAAAGAATAGTCTAAAACTAAAAGTATTAGATAAAATGTATTTCACCTGTAATCACAAAGTATCAGACAACACAAACGATATGTGTTGGCAGAATATAGCTATACCTGAAGAGTACGATAGATTTGATTTGCCTACTCGGTAGGATAAGAATCACCGTGTTGAGAAAGTTCAACGGTTATACCATTAGCATTTAAATGATTTGTTCTTGCAATCTCATTCGCTTTATACTCATCTGTATCGTCAAAACCTAATGATGTATCAACTGAAGTAAAACAAATTTTATAGTATTGTTTTAATTTATCACCTGATTCGGATATTTCATAAGCAGTAATCTTAGCTGGGTCTGAAGTCTTCCAATTCTCGATTACGGCCATAACTTCATCTGAAGGCACAAACCAAGGTGTGAGTACATTCGGTCTTGTATAGGTCACTTTTGTCCAAAATGCCATAATTTTTCTCCTATTCTATCTTTATTTATAATATAAATAGTATAGTACAAGGAGAAATTGATATGATTAACATAGATGGCAAGACATATGACGAAGCGAAATTTAGTCCTGAATTACAAAATTACCTTGTGGTAAGACAAGAAATTCAGGTTAATGCTACAAGACACAGACTTGAGCTTGAAAAAATAGAAGTTTTGACGAATCATTATAACGCTAAAATAGTAGAATTAATTAAAAAAGAAGCACCAGAGACAGAAATTAAAGAAGTCAAAGAAACAGAGAAAAAATAGATGGCCGCTATAGCTAATTTAACCATAGACCAAGGCGCAACTTTTACCTCGGATGTGACCGTAAAAGACGCAAATGGTAATGCTTTTGACCTGACAGGTTATACTGCTAGGGCAAAATTAGCGAAAGGCTATCAATCCACAAAAACAAGGCAAGATTTCACTGCCACAATTGCTAATGCAACAGGAGGCGTAGTTACCTTATCGTTAACAGCGACACAAACTACTGCTCTTGATGATACAAGATACGTATATGATTTAGAGATTGTTACCGGTGATGTAGTGACCAGAGTAATTGAGGGATTAATCTCTGTACGTCCACAGGTTACTACTTAATTCTAGCGTCTTTTTGTTATAAATATACAAAAGAGAGGGAGTTTAATGCCTGATATAACAGCAAAAATTAATGTAAATACAAGTGCCGGTCCACAAAAAGTTTCTGTACAACTTCCCTCAGCTCAGGCAGCTGGGAACGCCACTTTACAATTAAAACTTTTAGGTGATGTTGATACAACTGAATTAAATGATGGTGCATTATTACAATATAGAGCTTCAGACGGTAAGTTTGTAACCAGAACGGAGATAGTAACCACAACCGGAACGCTCTTATTTAATTGTGGTAACTTTTAAGGATAAAAAATGGCAACTATAATTCAGATAAAAAGAAGTAATGCAGCTTCAGCACCTAGTACACTAAAACAAGGTGAAATGGGTCTTACGTTTGGGGCAGGTACTCAAGCAAATTTAGGTGATAGACTTTTCATAGGAACAGGTTCAGTAGATTCAAATGGTGACGCAACTAGTATTGACGTTATCGGCGGTAAATATTTTGCAGATTTAAATGACCACGCTCACGGTACATTAACTGCTAACTCAACAATAATTGTTGACTCAAACAAATCAATAGATGAATTAATTGTAGGTAACTCTGCTACAGCAGGTGGTACAATTAAATTTAATGAAGGCACAAATAACGGCTCTAACTTTGTTGCCTTAAAAGCACCTAATAATACGGCTGCTTCAACAACATTTACATTACCAGATGGTGATGGTACAGCAGGTCAGTTTATGAAAACTGACGGTGGTGGAAATCTATCTTTCGAAACAATCTTTTCAAACATAGATATGGCCGGTGATACTGGTACAGACACTTACAATACTAATGAGACTTTGACTTTTGCCGGTGGTGCTGGTATGCAAGCTGTGGTTACAGATAATACGGTAACTATTAATGCAACAGGTTTAACTAATTCAAATTTATCTGGTTCAGCTGCTATTGCAAATGCAAACTTAGCTAATCCAACAATAACTTTAGGTTCATCTACATTAACATTAGGTGCAACAACGCAAGATATTGCCGGATTAACTTCTTTAGTAGTTGATGATATTACAATTAATGGCCAAACACTTTCAACAGGAAGTGCAAACAAAGATATTAATATAAATCCACACGGCACAGGTACGGTAAAAGTTCCTAGTGGTTATGAAGATAGAAGTGGTTTTGATAATCAATCATTAGCAAACAAAGCTTACGTTGACCAAGTTGCTCAAGGTTTAGATACTAAACCATCTTGTAGAGCGGCTACAACTGCTGACTTATCAGCAACATATAATAACGGAAGTTCAGGTGTTGGTGCAACATTAACAGCAGGTTCAAATGGCGCAATTGTTATTGATGGTGTATCTGCTAGTGTAAACGATAGAATTTTAGTTAAAAATCAATCAACAGCTTCTGAAAACGGTATATATGTTGTTTCAACGCAAGGTGATGGTTCAACTGCTTTTGTATTAACAAGAGCAACTCCTGAAGACCAACCATCAGAATTATCAGGTGGTGCTTTCGTATTCGTAGAAGAAGGTACGGCTGGTTCTAATAACGGTTATGTATTTACACACACAGGTGCTCCAACTTTTGGAACAACTGCTTTAGATGTTGTACAATTCTCTGGTGCAGGTTCAGTAATTGCAGGTGCAGCTTTAACTAAATCAGGTAATACTTTAGATGTTGCAGTAGATGATAGTTCAATTGAAGTTGCTACAGATTCATTAAGAGTTAAATCATTAGGTATTACAAATGCTATGTTAGCAGGTAGTATTGCAAGTTCAAAACTAGCAGACCCTATTTTCTTTACAGACGAATCATCAACGCAAGGTCAAGTATCAGTTGGTGGTACTTTAGAATTTATAACAGGCGAAGGTATTAATACAACTGCCAGCGGAAATAAATTAACTATCGCAGGTGAGTTAGCAAGTACAACAAATATCGGTGTCGCAAAATTTAACGCAACCAATTTTAACGTAACCTCTGGTGATGTTGAAATTGATACTATTGACGGAGGAAGTTTCTAGTGTTTACTATTATCAAAAAATGGTTTGATGGTGTTTTAAAATCTTATGAGAAAAAACCAGTAAATTATTTATCAGGTAAAAAAAAATCAGCAACAATTAGAGTTGGTGATTTAGAATACAAAACAAAAAAAGAATTAGAAACTATCGGTAGAAAAATCGGTATAGAATTAGATAGAAGATTAACTAAAACAAAATTAATTAATAAAATTAAATATAAAGTAAAGAATAGAAATAGATAATTATGGCTGTTGTAATTAAACCAAAACGTTCAGAAACTTCATTACAAATACCATCAGCTGCTGCTTTGCAAGTTGGTGAGTTAGCTATGAATGCTACAGACGGAAAGTTTTTTACTAAACTTTCTAATGGTACCGTAAGAGAGCTAGGTGGTGCAGGTTCAGTTATTCTACAAGACGTTACCACTAACGGTAATATTACTACAAACGATTTAATTTTAAACGGTTCAAACCTAATATTTGAAGGTCTATTAGAAAACGCCTTTGAAACTACTTTAAAAGTTGTAGAGCCAACTGGTGATAGAATTATCAGATTACCAAATGTATCTGGTGATGTTATCACAACTGGTAATTTAACTAAAGACGGTACTGCTACTGGTGACCCATTAGCTGCCGAGGGAGACGCCGTTGCTTTTGCTATAGCATTAGGGGGTTAATAGATTATGGCTAGTTCATTTATAAATGCAGGCGCTCAATTAACAATAACAGACGCTACTGGTGCTAATATATACACTTGTCCGGCGGGTACAAAAGCAGTTATTCACGCTTGTATGGTATCAAATTTAAACAATTCTGGTACTTCAAAAGGCACAATTAAGATTACAACTGACGGTGGTTCTACGTTTAGAACGGTTTTAAAAGACGCAGAGATACCACCCAACGATACTTTACAGATGGATAAGCCTCTGAATCTAGAGGCAAATGATATAATAAGAATATATGGTACAAGCACTAATATGGAATGTTTTTTATCTATATTAGAATTAACGTAATAAAGTTTTATAAATATAGATAGAATTTAAGTTAGGAGATATTAATGGCACTAGTAGTAAATAAAGTTTACAACGCTAAAGACGCAAATGGTAAAACGATTACTAGTGAATATAGTTTCCACGGATTAAGTCGTGATGGAGATGGTCTTTTAACATATACTAAAAGTAATTGGTATAGTGGTGATTCAATTAATATGGACAATGGTGAAGGAACAGCTTACAATTCAGTAGGTGAGTTTCAAAAAAATGAGTTAACGTATGCTAGTGGTTCTTATTCAGTAGGACATAATATTAATGATATACCTATTGATTATAGTTCAACAACTGACCCTAGACAAGCGAATACTATAAACAGAAAATATGAGCAACACGTATTTGATGAAAACAAAGCGACTTACTTTATTAATGCTGACGGTTATTTGGTATTGAGAATTGGAAATGAATATACATACGGTGCTCAAGATGGTGCAACAGGTAACTGGACCACTTAATAAGGAAATATAGGAAAAAACAATGGCAGATTTTGTACTAGGTAGATTAAAGTTTCACTTCAAAGGTGCTTGGACTACTGGAACGGCTTATATAAAAGATGACGTACTTACTTATGGTGGTAATGCGTTTGTATGTAAAGTAAACCATACAGCAAATGCAGATTTTTATGTAGATTTAAACCACGGTACGCCAAAATGGGCAAAGATGGCCGGCGGTTTCGAATACAAAGGAAATTGGGCAGCTACAACTCTTTACAAAATTGATGATATCGTAACCTACGGTGGTTCGACTTATAGATGTTTAACAGGTCATACTTCACAAGCAGACTTATATGATGACACGGCAAAATGGCAAACATTTGCCGCTGGTTTAGCTTGGAGAGGTGATTGGGCAACATCAACTGGTTACAGAAATGATGACATTGTAAAATACGGTGCAAACACATATCTATGTACAACTCAACACACATCTTCAGGTACAACATTAGACGAAAGTAAATTTACTTTATTCGTATCAGGACTAGAATTTGAAAATTCTTGGTCATCTTCAACTTTATACCAATTAGGTGATATTGTTACCTACGGTGGTTATAACTACGTTGCTGAAAGAGCAAACAATAATGTTATACCTTACAACAATGCTTCAGATTGGAAATTATTTACAACAGGATTTACCAACACAGGTACTTGGTCAAACTCAACAGCATATAAAACTGGTGATACCGTAAACCACGGTGGTCATTATTATGTGGCTAAAATTGACGGAACAAACCAAGAGCCAACAGGTACAACTAACTCATATTGGGATTTAGTTGTAGAAGGATTATATTGGAGAAACAATTGGGCAACTGCTACTGCTTACAAAATTGGTGACGCAGTTTCTTATGGAGCTTCTTCTTACAGAGCAAAAACAAATCATACTTCATCAGCTTCTAATAGACCAGATGTTTCAGGTCAAACAGATTGGGACTTACTTGCAGAAGGAGATTCAAACGCAACTCTAACTACAAGAGGTGATATATTAACTAGAGACGCAACTCAACGAGTTAGATTACCAATCGGTGCAGCTGGTACTTTCTTAAAATCAGATGGTACAGATGTTGTATGGGCATTACCAAATGTAGCAAACAAAGTTTATTATGTATCTACTTCAGGTACAGACAATACAGATACAGGTAGAGGTACTTCTCCTGAATTACCTTGGAGAACAATTAAATATGCTTGTTCACAAGTAGCTTCAGACACAACAAATTTCAAAACAATTAAAGTTGCAACAGGAACATATACTGAACAATTACCAATTACGGTTGCAAGAAAAACTGCTATAATAGGTGATAACTTACGAAGTGTTACCGTTTCGCCAGATACTACAACTGACAATGGTGCAGGTGCAGGTATATCAAGTGATGGTTCAACACCAAATAACAGACAGACTATGTTTAGATTAAATGACTCTGTTACCTTATCTGGTATGACATTTAGTGGAATGACAGGTCAATTAGCTGGTTCAGCAAGTGCTGACGGTTTAACAAGACCAACAACTGCTACAGGTGCAACAGCAACAGGTGTTGTTTGTGCTCTTGACCCAGGTTCAGGTCCTACTGATACTTCAGTTCACATTGTTGCAAGGTCACCTTTTGTACAAAACTGCTCATCTATTGGTACTAGAGCTGTTGGTATTAAAATTGATGGTTCTTTACACAATGCAGGTAATAAATCAATACTTGCAAATGACTTTACACAGGTCATTGATAACGGTTTCGGTGTATGGATATTAAATGGTGCAAAATCAGAATTAGTATCTGTATTTACTTATTACTGCTACGTTGGTTATCTTGCCGACTCAGGTGGTGTAATGCGTTCACTAAACTCTAACAACTCATATGGTGAAAGAGGTTCAGTTGCTTCAGGTGTTGACCCTAACGAAACACCGGTTACAGCAACGGTAAATAATAGAGACAATGAGGCAATCATTGGTAGAGCATTAGTATCAAACGCTGGTGTTTACAGATTAGAACAAGAATACGCAGGTGAAACTTATACATCTGCTTCAGAAACAATTACAGGTTCAGGCGCAAATGCTAACTTCACGGCAGACATAGTTGATGGTGCAGTTAAACATATTGATACAACAACAAATGGTGCAGGTCACTTTACAACCATTGGTGTTGCTCAAGGCGGTTCAACAACAACTATCAGATTAGCGGCTGCCGATACACAAGCGGATGATTTCTATAACGGTATGAGAATTACGGTTACAACTGGTACTGGTTCAGGTCAAACTGCTTACATTGGTGATTATGCAACAGCAACAAAAACTGCTACCGTTTTCAAAGAAGATGGTTCAGCAGGTTTTGATGTATTTGGTCCAACTTCAGTTGCAGTTGCTCCAGACGCAACAACAAATTATGAAATTGAGCCAAGAGTTACCATCACAGGCGGTGGTTCTCCTACAAGAAACGCATTAGCAAGAGTTATAATTGAAAATCAAATAATTAAAAAATTCTTAATCATTGATGGTGGTGCAGGTTATTCAACTGCTCCTTCAATTTCGGTAACAGACCCTAACGCAACAACCGTTGGTACTGGTACTGCTACAATTGGTGACGGAGTAATTTCAAGATGGACATATGTAGCTGCAGGTTCAGGTTATAAACAAGAAAACACGGCAGGTACCGTATCTGGTGATGGTTATGCTGAAATCTTACCAGTTGGTGCAACGGTAAAAACTTCAGGTTTAGCTTCTCAACCAAAAGCAGGTTCAAGTATTGTATTTTCAAATGCTTCAAGTGTAAGTTATATTATAGTAAGTGTTCTTGCACACGCAAATGGCGGTATAACAAGTATGGAAGTATCACCAAATATTTCAAAAACAAATGCTCCTACTCAAGGGGTTACTGCTACGGTTAGACAAAATTATTCAAACATAAGATTAACAGGTCACGACTTCCTAGATATTGGTACAGGTGGTATATCAACTACAAATTATCCTGACTTAAATGGTTATACACAAGCGCCAGACCAATCAGACGAAGTTTACGATTTAGATAGAGGTAGAGTATTCTATACTTCAACCGACCAAGATGGTAACTTTAGAGTTGGTGAATTGTTTAGAGTAGAACAATCAACAGGTAAGGCAACATTGAACGCAGAAGCTTTTGACCTTTCTGGATTAAGACAATTATCTCTAGGTTCAGTTGCATTAGGAAATTTTGGTGCAACAATTTCAGAATTTAGTACAGATGGTACTTTAGGCGATAACTCTGATAACGCTCTCGTAACCGAGAAAGCAATTAGAACATTCGTTGAAAACCAATTAGGTGGTGGTCAAAACAACTTGACCGTTAACTCTGCTCAAATTGGTGATATAACAATTTCAGGAAGTAATATCTCTGCTTCAACTGGAAATACAACAACATTTACAACAATTCCACAAACAAGTGTCTCACCAACTAGTGCAAATCACTTGACTAACAAAGCATACGTAGATGAAAATGTAACCCCTAATTTACAAACTCTATCTTTTGATAAAGACACAGGTCAATTGAATAGACAAGTGGTAACAAATTTTAATACGGTAACTCAAAACGTAGATACTTTAATTAATTCAGCTGAAGAAAATTTAGGTTTCGAAGTTATAAATGGTTCAATGAGAATTGAGTTAGACAAAGGTGGTAATTTAGTTTATAGAACAATAGCTGATGAATCAAAAGCTGAGGCATAAGAGTATAAATAGGATAGAAAATGGCAATTACTAAAACAAATATTGGAAACTTGTGGTTTAATTATCGTGGTGATTACGATAATACTGCTAGTTATAACAAAGATGATGTTGTAATCTGGAACAATACAGATTATTTGAATGTCAGAGAATCAGCAACAACAGGAAAAAGACCTGAACAAAATACTCAATATTATTACAATGTTGAAGTTGCAAACGACCCATTAGACTCAACAAACAAATTTAAAGTTGACGCAGACGTAACCTCTACAATAGAATATGCGCCTACTCTTTATGTAAGAAAAGGTGATAAGATTGTTTTTTATCAAAACAATAATAATAATGACGATAATCCTCTTGCAATGTCAACTTCAGCTACGTCTCAATCTTCAAACTATTTAACTGAAGGTGTTTCGTTTTATCATAATGAAGAGCCAGTTTCAAGAACAGATTATATTAATACTTCAAAATTTAATACAAAGACAGCTAGAAAAGTAGTTGTAGAATTTACAAAAGATACACCAAGTGAAGTTTATTATTTCTCAACAGGTAACGCAAGTTATGGTGCTAAAATAGTTGTTGCAGAATGGGACACTTGGAGACCTTTAAGAAACTCATTTAAATGGAGAGGTTTACACGTAAACACTTCAGGACAAATTTATTACGAAAATGATGTTGTACAAATTAGAGTTGGTATTAACAATGACAGAGGTACAGATTATGAGCCTTATCAAGTTAAAGAAACATTAACAACTTACATATGTTTAAGACAACATACAACAGATGGAACAGACAGATTTTTACCTTATAACAGAAATGTAGATACTAATGCTAATATGTATTGGTTGAAAATGGGTACAGAATATGAAGCAGACGACCAACAATGGGAAGACAATGGTGTTATTTCAAGTGTAAATAATATTTCAGCTGCTGACGCAAACAGATTACACGGTACTTATAGATTTGTAAGTGCTAAATCATCTTCAAGAAGTGGTGCATATCCAGGTATGTTCAAAATTGAAATGCAAGGTAATGGAAATATTCTTGCAGTTGATAACTTTGCGGCTGCAAATTCTTCAAGAACAGCAGGAACATATACAAATTTATCTCAAAGTGCAACAACAGGTGTTGGTACAGGTGCAACTTTTAATATTACAATTGATAGTACAGGTGCAGCTTCAAAAGTAGAAATTATAAAACAAAGAAATAAAACATCTACTCCAACGGGTGGTTCAGGTTATGTTAATGACGAAACGGTAACAATTGCTGATGGTTCATTAGGTGGCGGTGGTGCTCCCGACTTTACGGTTCAAGTAAATGGTGTTGGTGTTGCAGGTGCGGCTACGGTAACCGTAGAAGATACAAGATACGATTCAAGAAGAGAGAGAAGATATTTTAACGACACAGGTCAATTAGCAGGTGGTGAAGATAACCAAGTTGGTGATACAATTACAATTGATGGTGATGTATTCATTAAATCTGGTGGCACAGCTGCTACTGATTTAACTTTCCAAGTTGCTACCGTTGAAAAACAATTAAGAGGTAGTTCAGATTTATTTACAGGTAACCCACACGAATGTATATCATTAGCAAACAGAGGTCCTGTATTTACAGATAATAGATATGAAAGATTAGGACCTGAAAGAACATTTAGAAATTCATATAATAATCCAGGATTTATTGGTGGTACAGGTAACGTTTGGATATGGGGTACTACTTCAAATGGTAGTAATGCATTTAACCACGACTTAATGACAGGAAGACAAATAACTTTCCACCACTATGATTGGTGGAGAAGTACAGACAATGGCGGAACAGGTGTTCACACAACTCCTGACGGAGAAATTCCTAAAATAATTCAATTAGAAATGGGTTTTGAGTGTGGTATGGCACTTATGAATTCTGGTGAATTATATCATTGGGGTTATGGTGGTCACGGTCAAAATGGTGACGCCTCAACTTCTAACAGAGACCACCCGGTAAGAGTTGGTGGTTCTAACCAAAACGTTTACTTAGCAGCTAATAGTTCAACGCACATATTTAAAGATGTAAGAATTAAAAGATGTTGGATTTCAAACGTTATGGACGGACAAAATACAAATACACACTCTTGTTATGCTTTAGATGAAAACGGAAATTTATATTCTTGGGGTTATAACGGATATGGTCAATTAGGTACTAACAATACAACTAACTATAACACACCTCAATTAATTCCAAAAGCAACTTACTTTAACGGTAATGAAATTGAGCATATGTGGTGTTCAGGTGGTAACTATGTATTTGTTCACGCAGTTGACACAGCAGGAAATTTATATGCTTGGGGTAGAAACAATGATGGTCAATTAGGTGTAGGTAATACATCCGACCAAAATACACCTCAACAAATTTCTTCACCGGCATTTACAGACGCAGGTGTTGGTAGAATTAAAAGATTACTACAAGATACAGATTCAGACGACCAAAGAGCTGCAATCTTGACAGAAAGAGGAAATATTTACTTTACAGGTTACAATGGTCACGGTGGTTTTGGTAATGGTAATACTACTTCTTTAAACACATTTACAATTGCTTCTAATGGTTGTGGTAATGCAGCTAATTCAGACGCACACAATATGTGGTTTACAGGTAGTTCTAACTATGATATGACTTGGATAGAAGATAGTATGGGTAATATTCAATGTGCTGGTTACAATAACTACTATCAATTAGGTATTGGTAATAACTCAACTCAAAATAGTTGGCAAACACCAAAAGTACAAGTTGGTTCTAACACACAAAAAGATATTCACAACGTAAAACAAATTTCAAGTTATTCACATTATAACGATACCTCTGTAAGAATATTAACTTGGGACGGAATAATGTATTCAGCAGGTAGAAATACTTATGGTATGGCTGCTGTAGGTTTTAGTACAGGTAATTGTAATACAGATAGAGACGCAGAGAATGGTAAAGACCACTTTAATGATGGTTACTTTATACAAAATAAATTACCACCATCTATGATTGGAAACGTTGAAGATGTAAACGGTTGTGGTTATGGTGATAACTCTGACTCAAACTATGGTTTCTTTGAATATAAAACATTTGATAACAGATATTACTTAAACGGATACGGTGGCGGTTATATGCAAGGACAATGGGACGGACAATATAATTGTATTCCTCATCCACCTATTTTAGGATAAATATAAAGAGAGATAAAAATGGCAAAAGTAAATTTAGGACGTATAAAATTCAGTTTCCAAGGCGATTGGAATAAAAATACAAACTACTCTAAAGATGATGTAGTTTGGTTTGCAAACTCATTGTGGATTTGTAAAAATCCTTATCTCTCAACTGGTTATGAAGAGTGTGCTCCTGGTGATAAACAATCAGGTTATAAATGGACTAGAACATTATCTAATGACCCCGATTTTAGAAGTGGTTATCATACCGTTAGAGATTACGACCAAAGAAATGACGCTACAGGTAGAAGAATTGTAAACACATCAAGATATGGTAATGATGAAAATACACAAAACTCTACAAGAACGCCTTTCGAACAATCTAATTATAGTAATGTTTCAAATGGTATGTTCTTGGATTATCAATATCATTTACTACACGAAAAAGAAGATTACGCTCAAGGTGATAGAAGTAATTTCTATGGCTATGGCGAATTAAATACAGAAAAAAATGCTTTCTATCAATCTTACACACCAGTTCATAATAACTTTTATGTAGAAGCGGTAACTTCTCCTTCAAATCAATTTAAATTTGATAATAGATTACCAAGTGTAGATTTAGGCCAAGAACAAGATGGCGACAGAAACTTTACTCACTTTAGAGAAGGTGAAAAATATAGATTTCATCAAAGAGACGAATCAAATAAAACTTTTCCATTAGCGTTTTCAACAACCGTTGATGGTACTCACGGTTCAGGTACTTCACTTTCAGCTGACAATGATGGTCCTTACTATGTTGTAGGTACTAATTCAAATGGTCAATCAGGTGTATTCTATCCATTGTATCTATCAAGTACAGGTGCAAATGCTGAAGACACTAGAATGGGTGGAGCAGGTGCTTCAACTAGTTTTACATTTTCAGAAATAATAAGAGGTCCAAATAACGAAACGGTATCTAACGATAGTACAACTTTCCATTTACCAAATATGATAGATGGTACTGCTGTTGACGAAAGAATTTTTGAAGTTGCAGTAGTTTCAGGTAACCCTAGTGACCACCCTTATTACAATACAGGTTCTACAAACAAATATTCAATAGACGGTGTAACCGCTACGGCTAATGTTGCATTAAATTTAACAGAGGGTAAAACTTATAGATTCGACCAATCAGATAGTTCAAATGCAAATCACCCTTTAAAATTATCAACAACTGCTAATGGTTCACACGCTTCAGGTTCAGCATACACAACTGGCGTAACCGTTGTTGGTACACCAGGTAAAAAAGGTGCATATACAGAAATTAAAGTAAGAGCAAGTACACCAAAACTTTATTACTATTGTACATCACATTCAGGTATGGGTTGGTCAGCAGAGACAAATGCTCCACAAACAAGAGCAAGGTCTTATGTTCCAACAAACATTCCAATGTGGAGAGGTGCAGGTAAAAATGGTTACGTAAGATACTTCTTAAATAACAGACAGGTTACAGAAGCACAATACATCAATTCATTAAATGATACTTTTGCAAATAGTGGTGGTAATTATACTGGTGATATGCCGTCATACACTACTGAAGATGGTTCTACAAGAGGTGGTAGTGAATTTTCTTTTGAAAAAAACCAAGATAGAGTTGTAGAAATTTATATACCTATCGGTTACAGAAATTCATATACAAAAATTTATCCTTATTGTTCAGCAACAGGTAAAACTGCTATGTATGGTAATAACGCAAGCATAGGTTTTGATATAGAACAATCTTGGAGAGGACATAAACATTGGGACAGACTACAAACAGGTATTAAATTTAGAGGTGAATATAATCCTTATACTCATTATTCTTATAATGATGTTGTAATTTATAGACCACAAAAAAGAAGAAGTGATGGTGAAATAATTTACAAAGGTCCTACAGGTATGTACAGAGCTTTAAGAGATACGCAAGGTAGATATCCTCATTTTGGTCCTCAAGAAAGAACAAGGTCTCCTTTGATGGCAAAATCTACAACAACAAGTGGTAGATTAATTAAAGAAGATTACGAAGATTATCCAGCACATATTCAATCATACTTTAATGATTGGCAATCTTTTGGTAGAATGGTTAACCAAGAAGAAAATGCTGCCGCTTTCTTTGGTCCAGAACCAATGCATTGGCCATACAAATATCACAATAACGTTTCTATAAGTGTTGATAATGCTAATAGATACATTGATAAAAACGGTGTTCTATGGGGTATGGGATATCCTAGAACAGGATTCCAAGATTCACAATCTCATTACTCATCATACTTTGGTGAAATGAATATGAGATTTTGGGAATACAGACGTTCAGAGGATATGAACGCAGGTGGTTACCAAGAAATGAGAGGTCATCACACAAATCCTAGAAGACAAGAATTTACAACACCAAGAGTTATACAATTACACGAAGAAAGAGATAGTTGTATGCTTCTTATGGAAAATGGAGAATTATACAGAAACGGTGAACAATCAAATGGTGAAATGGGACACGGTAATACTCAATCAGACAGAAATGGTTTTTACAGAGTTCACGGTTTAGAAGATACAAGAGTTATTAAATCTTGTTGTTATCCTTGGAACAACACTAAACAAGTTATGTGTTTAGATGAATTAGGTCACGTTTGGGTTTGGGGTTATAATGACCAAGGTCAAGTAGGTGATGGTAGAACACAAAACAAAACAGCACCTTACAGAATACCAGCAAAATATTTTGATAACGAAAAAATTATTGATATCGGTTCAACAGGTAATAGTTCGTATGCTAGAACAGCAAGCGACCAAATATATGCTTGGGGTAATAACGGTATCGGACAATTAGGTGATGGTACTACAACTGACAAATACAGACCTGTAAAAATGACAGGTTGGGATCCAGTTGCTAACAATGGTATCGCTGTGTTTATGTGTGAAGGACAAGGTGATGATACTTGGGTTGTTATATTAGATGGTAATGGTTACACACACTGGTGTGGTGAAAACAACTACGGTAACTTTGGTAATGGTACTACAACAAACACAACTACTTTTACTAAAAACGAAACAACACCTAACGGAGATATTGTTGACATTTGGATTCATTATTACAATGGTTACAAATCAGGTTACTTTAGAACAAAAGATGGTACAACTTACGGATATGGCCACGCAGGTACATATTACGCATTAGGAACAGGTAATACAGGTAACGTTACCACTCCAGCAGTTGTACAAAAGGTTACAAATTTAAAAGAAGTTAAAACTTCTTGCAACTATTCAGACCAAGCTAGAACATTCTGGATAACAGATAGTGGTGAATCATTCTGTTATGGTTATGACTCAAGAAATTCTATGTTGCACCCACAGGCAGGTACAAACTGGACTGGTGAAGATGGTAACTATCATCCTTTCCACTGGTATATGCCTAACTCAAAACCGGTTACAATGAGAATTACAACAGATGACCAAGGCTCTGCTGAATATGCAGGTACTTATCACTTTATTGATGAGTTCGGAAAAGTATATTATTGGGGTCGTTCAAACTGGTTGTCTTCAACACATAACTGGTGGGGACATAGTTGGACATCACCTAATGGCCAACCAACATCAACAGGTCAAGGAAGATAAAAAAATTATTATAAATAGTAATAATACTAAAGGAGAAAACTAAAATGGCACAGAAAATTTATGGTGTAAATGATATTGCTCAAGAAGACGATTTTGTCGCTCCTGTGGTAACTGAAGATAAGACGCCAGATTACATTGATAACATTGACGGAAAAGCTTACTTTTCTTATGATGACTCAAAGGTAACGGTTGACGCTTCAGGTACAAATGCTTCAAAATACGGTGTTGCTGTATTAGACGCTTCAGACGCAGACGACTTGGTAATATTAAATAAACTTAAAACTACAAACAAAATACAGGTTGCAGTTGCAGAAATTCAATCTACTTTTGATGTAGCAAATCCTAGGCATTTACAACTTGAAGGTCTTGTAGCTAATGAATCAGGTTTAGCAACTAAAATTGCAACTTTAAAATCTGACATTAACGCAATATATTCAGGTTACGGTCTGCCAACAGATTAATAGGAATTAATAAGGAAAAATAATATGTCTTTTGATTTAAAAGATTTTAAACTAAAGTGGCAAGGACCTTGGAAAGATAGGACTGCTTATTCTAAAAACGATATCGTTTCTTGGAAAGGTAAGTCTTATAGATGTATTCAAGATTGTCCTATTGCATATTCAATATCAATAGATGGTTTAGTTAACACTAACAACTATTCTTTTGACCCACCAAGGTTGGTTCAAAAATCTTTTAGACCAGACAATGCAAAATATTGGCAACTATTTTTACGTTCAACAGATGATATTGGCGAATGGGAAATGTGGAGACAATACGAGCCAGGTGAAATGACTACGGTTGGTAGAAGAATTTACCAATGTATAAAAAGAACAAGAAAATATAATACTTGGGTTGTAGAACACGACGGAAGAGATTCAGAATATTGGGTGATGATTTATGAATCACCTTTTGCATATCCAGATAGAAACAAAGTTGTATCATACACTAACAGAGCTCCTTTAGGGTGGAAATACAATATGGGTAGAAACTCATACGAGAGACAAGCCAACTATACAATGGGTGTAATTGAAGCAAATGGTGATTTCGTAGGTCACGGTGGTAATAACACAACTGGTCAAATGGGATTTGGTGATGGTCAAGACGGAAATTCAAGAATGGGTAGAAGTCGTTATACTGGATTTACTATGGTTGACTGGATGACTTCTACTGACAATAAAAATTTAACACAAACTGAACATACAGGTAGAATGGTAACACCTGATGGTAAGGCACCAAAAGTAATTCAACACGTATCAAGCACAAACTCTAGTTTCTGGTTAATGAATAACGGAGAAGTTTATTCTGCTGGTGATAACTCAACATACGATTTAGGTCATCACATAGCGGTAACAAATACTTCAGATAGACCTTATGCAAATAGAGTATCAGCAGATGATACGGTAGATTGGTTAGGTGAAACTATACGTTCATTTAACAATACAAAAATTGTAAAAATAGGTTCTTCAGGTCAAGGTCAAAACTCTGAAGGTAATCAACAATTTGCATTAGGCGAAGACGGTTCAGTATGGACTTGGGGTAGAAACAACCAAGCACAATTTGGTGGTGGTAACCCAGGAATAAACAACTCAACTGACTTTAATGGTGGTTCGCCTTACTCATTTTCATTTTACTCAACAAACGTAAAAAGACCAATTAAAATTCCTCAAGAATTTTTTAACAACAAAAGAATCGTTGATATGTGGGCAGAGGGCTGTACTGAGCCATCATTTCACGCATTAGACGAAGATGGTTGGTTATGGTTCTGGGGTCAATCAGTTCACGGTGGTGCTGGTGTAGGTTCTAACTCACACACTTCCGAAGGAACATATTACTATTATATTCCTAGAAGAGTTGAAGTAGATTGGAACAAATACGGTGGTATGAAAATGCTACAACATTGGGGATATTCAACTCAATCACACGTAGGTACTTGGGTACTTGATGGCGAAGGCTACTTATGGTACACAGGTTACTATACAAGTGGACAGGCACCAGGTTTCTATGGTATAGGTGATAACTCAACTAGATATCAGTCTATGTTTAAAAGAGGAGACTTTCATTTAAACGGAGATATTGATGAATTCTGGTTAGGTGGTGATGAACATAAATGGATGTACATAAGACAAAAATCAACAGGTATGTTATGGATTTCTGATGGTAACTATGGTACTTATGGTACAAGAGGTTCACGTTCACAAAACGGATATTGGTATAATTCAGGTGGTATTCACGGAATGTTCTCACACGTAAGAGGACCAGCATATACTAAATGGGTTACAGGTCAAAACGAAGGAAGAGGTGATGGTTCATACATTTATGACTCACCAATTATATTAGATGAAGACGGTAGTTTCTGGTACGGTAATTCTTATAACTATTCATTTACGGCTTCAGGTTATAATGATTCACCTAGTGATGGCTCTGATGGATATTGGCATATGCCTTCTCAAGGTTTTGAAGATAACTCTACAAACAGACATAGAAAAAGAAGAGGTGTACAACCAATGAATAGTAGATTAACAGATTTACACTGCTATGGTTACCCTACAGCTCAAAACTATGCATACAGAAATTGGGACGGTAAAATATTCCTATCAGGTTATTCACCAAATAACCAAACTTACCTATATGACGGTATGCCTTATAGATATCAGTCAGCAACTGGTTCATCTTGGGGTAGTAATAACTATCGTTCTCATATGAAATCTCCTCCAGGAGATTAATAAATACTTTATAGTATATTATTATTAACAAAGTGAGTTGAAATGTATAAAACAAGTTTAAATCTAAAAAATTTTAAGAATCATAAAGTCTTTTCTGACTTTTCAGATACTTCAATCTATCCCATAGAACAACAAGCACAATATTGGTGGAACGTTTGGACTTATATTGATAGACTTGAAGGTATGATGACAGAGATTGAATTTGAACATTTAAATCAAGGTCCTAAATTATTTAAAATGTGGAAAGATAAATGGCCTTTTGATTTAACACCTGAAATAGGTGGTGCTCCAGCTCACGCAACTTTACCAACACAATTAGATGGTTTTTCATATGTTGGTGAACAATTTAATTTTTATGGTATTAGACAACATAGAGTAGATATACCAAAAGATTGGTTTGATTTACAAGTTGTTTATATTACAATGCTATCTATGTATTCACAATTGTTAAATGTTGATGAAGATATAAAAGCATTTACATTACCATTATTTAAATACAATCCTAAAAAATTTAAAAGAGTACAAATAAAAGTTGTTAGTGCAATTGTTAATGTATCTGATTTTGTTATTGCAACACCAGATGTATTTAAAGAAACTAAAGAAATGGGCGAATGGCGATTAAAAGAAGCTGATAAACAAATTGGTGCTTGGAAAGAAGGATATCAAATAAACGAAGATGGTACAAGAGAAGAAATATAGAATTACCGAGTTAACTTGGGAATATCATAAAAATGCAGAGCGTCAAGCTTTTGTAAGTCAATTATTATCAGGTAATATTGATGAAAAACTATATGCAACTTATTTGTATAATCAATTAAAATGTTATTCTAAACTAGAACAATATTGTTTAGAAAGCTCTTTGTTTATAGATACAAGAAATTTACCAAGAGCTGAACATATATTTTATGATTATAAATCTTTATGGGTAGATATTGGTAGTCCACCAATAGAAACTGAAAGTACAAAAGCATATGTTGAACATTTAGATACAATAAGAGGTGAAAATGAAAAATTATATGCTCACGTATATGTTAGGCATTTAGGCGATTTATCAGGTGGTCAAATGATTAAAAGAAAAACACCTGGACCTAATAGATATTATATTTTTAAACACAATGAAGCTAAAGAATATAAAAGAATTGTAAAAGAAAGAATTGAAAGTTATTTAAATGTATATGAAATAAACGTGTTGCCTGAAGCAATATTTTGTTTTGAAAGTGCAACAAAACTATTTAAGGAAATGTATGATTTGGGAAAGACTAATCAAGTGGCAGAATGAGACTATTGAAGTCTTAAATAAAAATCTGGTTGAATATAACGAACCAGGTATGGAAAGATTCAATGATGAGAAGTTAGGTTGGGTTAATAGAACCTGGAATAACAGATACATTAGACGAGCTCATTTAGATGTTGTTGATGTAAGAGAAACTAAAGGATTATGGATGGCTCATCTATGTCTTTTTCCTATGTTAACAAACGGTGGACCAATTTATGGTTTTGATATTATTGCAGGTCAAAAAAAGGTAACAGGTGCCTTTCACGATTTTAGTCCATTATTACAAAAAGACCACCCATTAACAAAGTGGTTTATAGAAGAAAATAAATGGTACAAACCTAGCAAAGAGAGAGAGTTGCCAGATTGGGCGAAGGCTATCTTTAGTGGGGGAATGATAGCCGCTGGCAATGTACGAGAAGAAGACGAATTAAATAAAATTTGTAATATGGCTGTTTCTAATTTAAATAATTATATAGATAAAATTAGAAATCACGAAGGCGAAGCACAAATGTTAGACGTAATTAAAGCACAAAATTACTATTCTGAACACCAACAAAAAAATCCTCATACACCTAGAGTTATGCAATCTCTTGGTTTACCAGACGAAGACATCAAATTATTCTGTTCCGACAACTTATTTCCGATAGTATCAGAAAATCAACCCTATCTGAAATAATTATTATAAATATACCAGAAAAGGGTATAACAAATGGCAGAACCAGCAAGTAGAGAGAATTTAAAACAATATGCTTTAAGAGCATTAGGTAAACCTGTAATTGAAATCAATGTTGATGATGACCAACTTGAAGATAGAATTGATGAGGCATTACAATATTTTGCTCAATACCATTATGATGGTGTAAAAAGAACATATTTAAAATATCAATATACATCAGCAGATAAGACTAGAATGACCGGTGATTCTACTGAATCAGCGACTCAAGGTTCTGTTACCACAAGCTGGAAAGAGGGTAATAATTTTTTAATAATACCAAATTCAATTGTTTCAATAATCAATATATTTCCATTCTCAAACAAAGGTAATCTAAATTTATTTGATGTTAGATATCAATTAAGATTAAATGACTTATATGATTTTTCATCTACTTCAATAATAAACTATGATGTAGTTTTAAGACATTTAGATTTTTTAGACCACGTTTTAGTTGGTGAAAAACCAATGAGATTTAATCAACACGAAAACAAATTATATGTTGATATGGATTGGAAAAATGATTTACAAGTTGGTGAATATCTGGTAATTGAAGCATATAGAAAATTAGACCCAGCAAACAATACAGACGTTTTTAATGATATATTTTTGAAAAGATATGTAACCGCTTTATTTAAAAAACAATGGGGCGCTAACTTATCTAAATTTGGTGGTGTTCAAATGATAGGTGGAGTAACCTTGAACGGACAACAAATATTTTCAGAAGCAATGCAAGATGTTGATAAATTAGAAACAGAGATTAGAAGCACATATGAATTAAATCCAGCTATAATGATAGGGTAGTAATTATGGCAATTAACCATTACTTTCAAGGTGGCAGAGGCATTGGTAATAATGCTGAAAAAAGATTACACGAAGACCTTATTATAGAGGGATTAAAAATATACGGTCAAGACGTATATTATCTTCCAAGAACACTAGTAAACAGAGACCTTGTAATGGGTGAGGATACGTCAAGTCGTTTTGACGATTCTTATATGATTGAAATGTATTTTGAAACGCAAGAAGGCTTTGCTGGTGAACAAGAATTAATTAACAAATTTGGTTTAGAAATAAGAGAAGATACAACACTTGTTGTTTCTAAAAGAAGATTTGAGGAACACGTTGCAAGTAAAGCTAATTTAATTGCAACTGGAAGACCTAATGAGGGTGATGTAATTTATTTACCTTTAATGAATTCATTTTTTGAAATACAATTTGTTGAAGACCAAGAGCCATTCTTTCAATTAGGTAACTTGCCTGTTTACAAATTAAGGGTAACTAGATTTGAATATGCAAATGAAGAGATTAATACTGGTAATGAAATACTTGACCAAGCTGAAGATAAGTATTCATTAAACGAATTAAACCACAAAATGTCATTAGAGAGTGGCCAAGTTGCATTAACAGGTGATGGTTCAATTGAATTAGAAGATACTTTTGATTATTCAACAGGTCAAAAAGCATTATTAATGTTAGAGACATTTACTGGTTCTAAAACAATACAAGTACAATCTCCTTATGCAAGTAACCTAGATATGAATACAGCGGCTGGTTATGATACGGTTGGTACAGCTGATGATATATTAGACTTTACAGAAAGAAACCCTTTCGGAGAGGTAGATGAATAATGTTTGGAACACATTTTTATAACGAAGGTATTAGAAGATTAACAATTGCTTTTGGTCAATTGTTTAATAATGTTATTGTACAAAATAAATCTTCAACTGGTGCAGTAACCAAAAGATATAGAGTGCCTTTAGCATATGCACCTAAAGAAAAATTTTTAGTAAGATTAGATGAACAAGCTAATTTAGAAAGTAGAGAATTTGCAGTAACCTTACCTAGAATGGGATTTGAAATGACAGGTCTAACTTATGACCCTACTAGGAAGTTAAATAAAATGCAAAAATTCAGGCAGGTTAAAACTGGAGAAAATGGTAAAGTTTTAAACTTTAATTATACACCTGTGCCGTACAATGTAAGTTATACCCTAAATATTTTCACAGCAACGGCAGAGAATGGATTAATTATTGTTGAACAAATTTTACCATTTTTCCAACCTGAATATACGGTAACAATTAATATGGTGCCTGATTTAGGTATTAAAAGAGACGTACCAATTATTTTAAATAATGTAAATTATCAAGATAGTTATGATGGTAATTTTACAACAAGAAGAGCTGTAATATATACATTAGATTTTACAGCAAAAACATATTTATTTGGACCTATGACTAATCAAAAAGTTATTAAAAAGGTACAAGATGATTTATATACTGACACACAGAAACCACCAGCGACAAGAGAGGAACGAATTATAGTTGTGCCTAATCCTACAACGGCTGACGCAGATGATGATTTTGGTTTTACAACAACAATATCAAATTTTGCAGACGGTAAAAATTATAATCCGGTAACAGATACAGATGAGTAAACTTGAAGATAACGTAAATGATATTTTAGGTATTGAAAAGAAAACTGAAGTTGCAGTAAAAGACTTTGAGCAACCAGCACCAGTACCTAGAGTAGTTGATGAAAATAAAGATGATGTTGATAATGATTATACACATAGTAGAGATAATTATTACAATCTAATTGATAAAGGTAATGAAGCAATTGATGGTATATTAGAAATTGCAAAAGAAGGTCAACACCCTAGAGCATATGAAGTTGCAGGACAATTAATAAATCAAGTTGCAACTACCGTTGACAAACTACAAGACTTACAAAAAAAATTAAAAGATTTAAAAGAAGTACCTAACAAAACAAGTGCTAATATTAAAAACGCATTATTTGTAGGTTCAACAGCAGAATTACAAAAAATGTTAAATCGGAAAAACGAAGATGAAATTATTGAAGGCGAAGCAAGTAAACCCAAAGAAGATAATACTGGAGATAAGTAAAATTCAGTATATTAAATCTATGACACCTTTACCAGAATTATTAGCTGGTGAAGAGTTGCAGTTTCCAATAGAAGTTAGAAAACATATAATTAGTAATACACCTAGAAAAGGTGTTGGTGGTGTTGAATATATAGAGAAAGAGTATAGTGTTTTTAGAGGTAGTCAAAGAGTACAGGCTGCTTTAAAATTAGGATACACACATATAGAGGGTGTTGTTTTAAATGAGCAAACAGAAAGTCAAAGATTACAAGAAGAATTAGAGCCAATAATATGAGTACAGACGCATATCTAGGAAATCCAAATCTAAAAAAAGTAAATACACCTGTTGAATTTACTAAAGAACAGATTATAGAATATCAAAAATGTGGTAAAGACCCTATTTACTTTATGAAAAATTATATAAGGATAGTTTCTCTTGATGAAGGACTTATTCCTTTTAAGATGTATAAGTTTCAAGAACACATTGTTAATACAATTCACGATAATAGATTTACCATATGTAAATTACCTAGACAATCAGGTAAATCAACAACGGTTGTATCTTACTTATTACATTATGCATTATTTAATCCTAATTCTAACATTGCAATATTGGCCAATAAATCTACAACTGCTAGAGATATATTAAGTAGAGTACAATTAGCATATGAAAATTTACCGAAATGGTTACAACAAGGTGTAATTAACTGGAACAAAGGTAATATAGAATTAGAAAATAAATCAACTATTGTGGCGGCTGCAACTTCTTCAAGTGCAATTCGAGGTGGTTCTTATAATATTATTTTTCTTGATGAGTTTGCTTTCGTACCTGCTAATATTGCCGAAATGTTTTTTAGCTCTGTTTATCCTACAATATCTTCTGGTACAAAAACAAAACTAGTTATAGTATCTACACCTTATGGTATGAATCAATTTTATAAGTTATGGTCAGACGCAGAAAATGGTAGAAACGATTATATACCTATTGACGTGCATTGGTCAGAGGTACCAGGTCGTGATGAAAAGTGGAAAGAAGATACAATTAGAAACACCTCACCTGAGCAGTTTCAACAAGAGTTTGAATGTGAATTTTTAGGTTCAGTAAACACATTAATTAGTCCTGCTAAAATTAAAAATATAGTATTTAAAACACCTATAAAATCAAATGCAGGTATAGATGTTTATGAAGACCCTATAAAAGATAGAACATATGTTTGTTGTGTTGACGTAGCTAGAGGTGTTAATAAAGATTACTCTGCTTTTGTTATAATAGATGTATCTCAAATGCCTTATAAGGTAGTTTGTAAATATAGAAGTAATGATGTAAAACCTATTTTATTTCCTCACACAATTGATAGAGTATGTAAGGCATATAATCACGCACACATTTTAGTAGAAACAAATGACCTTGGCCAACAAATAGCAGAAGCATTACAATTTGAATTAGAATACGATAATTTATTAATGACAACACAAAGAGGTCGTGCTGGTCAAATACTAGGTGCCGGATTTAGTGGCAGAGGTTCTGGTTTTGGTGTAAGAATGACTAAACAAATTAAAAAAATAGGTTGTTCTAACATTAAAACATTAATAGAAAGTGATAAGATTTTAGTAAACGATTTTAACATTATAGAAGAAATGTCAACCTTTATTAAAAAAGGTCAGAGTTGGATGGCCGAAGAAGGCTGTACAGACGATTTAATGATGTGTCTAGTAGTCTTTGGTTGGTTATCTAATCAACCATTTTTTAAAGAAATGACCGATACTAATGCTAGGCAACAACTATATGAAGAACAACAAAATTTAATTGAGCAAGATATGTCGCCTTTTGGTTTCGTAGATGATGGCTTTCCAGACCACGAAAAACCTGAAGTTGACGAATATGGTACGGTTTGGCACCCGGTAGTACGCAAAGGTCAGTAGAAACCTAGCTTATTATAAATATCAGTAGAGTATGAAATTTGACTATGGGCGTATGAATAATACGACTTTTGAAAGATATGAGTAAAAATAATTTGCAAATTAAGATAAAAAAGGAGAAACCCTAATGGCATTTCAAGTATCACCAGGTGTTCTCGTACAGGAAAAAGACTTAACAAGAATCATACCTGCTGTTTCGACTTCAATCGGAGCCTTCGCTGGAACTTTCAGAAAAGGACCATTGGATGAAGTAGTAAGTATTTCTAGTGAGCAAGAACTTGTAGCAACTTTTGGTAAACCGGATAACGATAATTTCGAAGACTTTTTTTCGGCTGCTAACTTTCTACAATATTCTAATGCTTTAAGAGTTGTACGTGTACAGAATTCATCTGTCTCAAACGCTACTGAATCAGGTTCAGCGTTTGTAATAAAAAATACTACTGATTATACTAATAGCTATGCCGCTGGTCAAGCTTCTGTTGGAATGTGGGCTGCTAGAACAGCTGGCGCATTTGGAAATTCTTTACAGATTTCCTCTTGTCCATCTGCTACTGCCTATGAAGAAGTTAACAAAACTACCGTTGCTGACGCCGCTATGGCTGTTGGTGACACGGTTGTTACCGTTACCTCATCCTCAGGAATTACAGCAGGCGATATAGTTAATTTTGGTGACAATTTTGAATACAGAGTAATTAGCGTTGCTACTAACGATTTAAATATTGTTAGAAAAGAGGAACCTATGTACTTTGGAACGTCTGATTCTTCAGGTTTACACGAAGCACCAACAAACGGTGCTCAAGTAAGACGAAGATGGAAATATTACGACCAATTTGATAGAGCGCCAGGAACTTCACCATATGCACAAGCAAAAGGTGGAACTAATGACGAACTTCACATAATCGTGATTGACGAAGATGGTGAAATTACAGGAACTAAAGGCGAAATTTTAGAAAAATTTGAAGCAACTTCAAAAGCTTCAGACGCTAAAACAGCTCAAGGTTCTGTAAATTACTATCCAGATGTTTTATACAAATCTTCAAACTACGTTTACTGGATGGACCACAATCCATCAGGTTCTAACTGGGGCTCTGCTGCTTCAGGAACAACGTTTACAGATGTAACCTCTGTATCTAATGTATCACTACAAAGTGGTTCAAACGGAACAGCGGCAACAACTGGCCAAACAAAAACAGCATATGAAAAATTTGCTGATGGCGAAACGGTTGATGTAGGATTAATCATAGCAGGTAAAGGTGACGCTACACATATCGGTAACCTAATCACGATTGCAGAAAACAGAAAAGACTCTGTTGTATTTGCAAGTCCTGAAAGGTCTGATGTTGTAGGTATCGCTGACGCAAATACACAAAAGACTAATGTTGTATCATTCTTTAATACGATACAATCATCTTCTTACATTGTATTTGATAGCGGTTACAAATACGGTTACGACAGATATAATGACGTATATCGTTTTGTTCCTTTAAACGGAGATATCGCAGGTTTGGCAGCAAGAACTGACCTTATCGCAGACGCTTGGTTCTCACCAGCAGGTCTGAATAGAGGTATAGTTAGAGGCGCAGTTAAACTAGCATTTAATCCAACTAAAGCTCAAAGAGACGAATTGTACAGAGCAAGAGTAAATCCTGTGGCAACTTTCCCAGGACAAGGTACGGTTCTTTTCGGTGACAAAACTGGATTAACAGCTCCGAGTGCTTTTGATAGAATCAACGTAAGACGATTGTTTATCACTTTAGAGAAGGCGATAGCAACTGCTTCTAAATTCCAACTTTTTGAATTCAATGATGAATTTACAAGAGCTAACTTTAGAAACATTGTAGAACCTTTTTTAAGAGAAGTACAAGGTAGACGAGGTATCACAGACTTTTTAGTTGTTTGTGATGAAACTAATAACACAGGCGAAGTAATTGATAGAAATGAATTTATAGCAGAAATCTTTGTGAAACCTGCTAGAAGTATCAACTTTATCACATTACAATTTATCGCTACTAGAACTGGCGTCTCATTTGACGAAGTTGCTGGTTAAGAAAGGCTAAGGAGAAAATAAAATGGCAAACATAAATGACTTCAAAGCTAAACTTGCAGGCGGCGGCGCAAGAGCCAATCAGTTTAAGGTTACAATGCCTTTTCCTGGTTACGCACAGGTTGGTGGCGAAATAGAGGAACTAGCATTCTTATGTAAGGGCACTCAACTTCCGGCAATGACAATACCGTCATTTACGGTTCCGTTCAGAGGCAGACAAATTAAGATTGCTGGTGATAGAACATACGCTGATTGGACAATCACGGTACTAAACGATACAAACTTCAAATTAAGAAACGCATTTGAAAGATGGTCGAATGGTATTAACAATGCAACAGATGGTGAAGGATTAACAAATCCTGCTGACTATCAAGTTGACGCATTTGTTGACCAATTGGATAGAAACGGTGCAACTATTAAGTCGTACACTTTACGAGGTGCTTTCCCGACTGAAATAGCTGCAATTGACTTGGCATACGACACCAATGACGCTGTTGAAGAGTTTGGTGTTACCTTTGCTTATCAATATTTTGAAAGTAATACTACTACATAATAAGTAGTATAAATATTAGTAATATAAAAAGTAAGGATATATAATGGCACAATTATTTGGATTTTCTATCACTAGGGTTAAACAACCCCAGGATCCAAAACAAAGCTTTACTACACCACAAGCGGAAGACGGTACACAAACCGTCGCCGCTGGTGGTTATTTTGGCCAGTACCTTGATATGGAAGGTACTGCTAAAAATGAGCAGGAACTTATTAGAAGATATAGAGAGATTGCATTACACCCCGAGTGTGATATGGCAATTGAAGATATTGTTAACGAGGCTATCGTTGCTAATGAGTTGAAAGACGCAGTTAAGCTTGACTTGGATAATGTAGAATATGGAAAAGAAATCAAAGGCAAAATAGATAACGAATTTAAAGAAATATTGAGGTTGATGAACTTCAATACTAGAGGTCACGATTTATTTAGAAGATGGTATGTTGATGGCAGAATCTATTATCATAAAATTATAGATAGAGATTCACCAGTAAAAGGTATAACTGAATTAAGATATATCGACCCTAGAAAAATTAAAAAAATTAGAGAAATTAGAAAGAAAAGACCTGATGGTGCTACACCATATGGTCTTACGGTTGTTGATGAGTTTGAAGAATACTTTATCTACAACGAGAAAGGTGTATCTAATACTACTTCAGGTGGTATTAAGATTGCTCCAGACGCAATATCATTTTGTCCGTCTGGTATAATTGACCAAAATAAAAATTTGGTTTTATCTTATTTACATAAGGCAATTAAACCTGTAAATCAGTTGCGTATGATTGAAGACGCTTCTGTTATTTACAGAATAGCAAGAGCACCTGAAAGAAGAATATTTAAAATTGATGTTGGTAATTTACCTAAAGTAAAAGCTGAACAATATCTACGTGATGTTATGGCAAGATATAGAAATAAACTTGTCTATGACGCAAGCACAGGTGAAATCAAAGACGATAGAAACTATATGTCTATGTTGGAAGATTTCTGGTTGCCAAGTAGAGAAGGTGGTAGAGGTACACAAATTGATACTTTACCAGGTGGTGCTAATTTAGGAGAAATTGCAGACATAGAATATTTTAGAGCGAAGTTATATCGTTCTTTAAATGTTCCTGTAAGTAGATTAGAGTCTTCTTCAGGATTTAATTTAGGTCGTTCTACTGAAATAACAAGAGACGAATTGAAATTTACTAAATTTGTTCAAAGATTAAGAAAGAAATTTACTGAACTCTTTAACGATTTATTAAGAACACAATTAGTCTTAAAAGGTGTTATTGCTGAAGAAGAATGGCATAATTTAAGAGATAGAATTCAATATAGTTTTTTACAAGATGGACACTTTGCAGAATTGAAAGAGTCAGAAATGTTAATGGAAAGATTGAGATTGGCAGATTCAATGAGAGACTATGTTGGTAAATACTATTCTGTTGAATTTATCAGAAAACAAGTATTAAGACAAACTGATAAAGAAATACAGGATATTGACAAACAAATTAGAACAGAAATTGATGACGGTATAATATCAGTACCAACAGGCTTTGGTGGTGATGACTTTACTAGAGAAATCAAATAACGGAGATAAATTATGACGGAAAAAATTAAAGATTTTGTGGACAAATTATCCACAGGAGATAATGCTGGCGCAGGCGAAGCTTTTAAAAATGCTTTAAGAGATAAGGTTGCTTCTAGTTTAGATAGTCAAAGGCAAGACATTGCAAGTAGAATATTTGCAGATGTTCAACCTGAAGCACATAGCGACCCTAAACCGGCGGTTACTGAACCTAGCGAAAAAACTGACCAAATTATTGACACTAGTGGACAAGAAATAAAGTTTACGCCAAATACAGAGGCGCCAACGGCAGAGGCACCAGCGACAAATGATGAGAGTCAGCCAAGCAATTAAACAAGACATTGTTGACTCTTCAACATTTAAAGAATTGCCACCTTTACACAAAGATGTGGTAACAGATTTTTATAATACGGTTGATTATGATAATGATGATATTGTTAAAGAAGTAGAAACTACAATAGACAAGGTTTCAGTTAAGTATAATGTAAATACAGATGTAATGTATAATTACATAGATAAGGAAATAGGACTAGAATAATGGCATATGTAGTAGTACCAGGTTCAAACGATACGTTAGAATACGATAACGCAGCCACAGCTTCGTTATATACTGATTCTGCCGTAGGTGCTAACTCGGTTATTTCTAGTGGTATAAGAACATATACTAAACCAGGAACTAGTGATACGGTACAAACATATATTAGAACTAGAATGAAAGGTGCAATAAACCTTCAAACTCGTTCAGACGATTTTAATAGTTGGTCAAATAAAGGTCAAATTACTTTAACAACTGGACAAGAAGACCCTAATGGTAATACAACTGCTACAAATATAAAAGATGATGGTGATGGTAATGAAAACAATAGACTTGTTTGGGAAAATGGAATACTACCAACTGGTTCTACAACTTACACACAATCTTGTTATGTAAAAAGTAATCAAAATAATTTATTTCAATTATCTTTTAGAGGTGCTTCAACTAACGTATCCTCAGCAGTTTTTAATTTAGATACTGGCGTTGTAGCACACACATATAATTCAGGTAATAATACACTAGGCCAAACATCAATACACGCTTTAGACAATGGTTGGTTTAGATGTAGATTAACTGCTACTTTAGGAACTTTAGGTGATGGAAGAGTTTCATTTGGACCTATTGATGAAACTGGTAATTTATCAAATTTTGGTTATGCAAGATATGTAGGAAATGGAAATACAGGTTGTGATATATGGGGTTATATGGTAAGTGAGGGTGCAAATTTAAGAAAATATATTAGAACAACTGCTTCAGCTTCATCAACAATTGAAACTGGTGAGTTGTCAAAAACTTATTATGATGGTCAATAATGACAATACTTTGGTTTGATAATACTGATACTGAATCAAAGTCAATTGTTCATAAGGTTGACGATAACTTTAAAGTTATAACAAACATTAAAGGTATTCAATCTGATGGTGGTATGGTAGTTGATGTTTCTAAATTAACAAACGCAACTAGTGAACCTAAAATTAGTATTGCAAATGTTAATTATGAAATATTTGGAACAGGTAACGTTAAACTGACACTAGGTAAACAAGAATTGAATATTAGTGGTAGAGGTAATTATGGATTAAAACCAACTGAAGCAAAGTTGGTTGATGAGGCAGAGCAGAGTGTACAAATATTAGCAGACTCTACGGTGCCAAAATTTAATATAAGTTTAGAGTGTCATAAAGAATCAGGATTTGAGGTATAACAAATGGCAGATACGGTAACAACACAAACAATAGCAGATACAACAGGCGTAAAGTTTGTTGTTAAGATGACTAATTTTTCAGATGGCACAGGCGAGAATTTAGTAAATAAAATAGACGCTTCAGAGGTTACATTTATGACCGAAGACGCAAATAGAAAACTAGCTAAGATTTGGTACTCAATAAATTCAGCTAACCCTAAATCAGCAGTAGAGTTGATATGGGCAGGTGGTACTAATGCAACTATGGTTATATTAGGTGGTAATGGGTATTGGGATTTAAGAACAGCTGGAAACGAAGTAATTAACACTGCTACAACACCAACAGGTGATGTACTATTATCTACAAAAAATTTTGCTTTAGGCGATAATTACACAATAATTGCAGAATTCAGGTAATAATTGTTATAAATATAGGTAGAGAGAGACAAAAATGAAACTAATATCGGAAGAAATTTCACAAGCAGAATATATTGTGGAAGAAAAGAATGGTAAGAAAGACTACAAGATACGTGGTGTTTTCTTACAATCAGATATAAAAAACAGAAACGGAAGAATATATGAGAATGATATTCTTGCGAAAGAAGTAAACCGATATAACAGAGAATTTATCCAAAAAAATCGTGCATTTGGTGAACTTGGCCATCCTGATGGTCCAGTTGTTAATTTAGAGAGAGTATCACATATGGTAACCGCTCTAACACCTGATGGTAAAAATTTTATGGGTGAAGCCAAGATTATGAACACACCATACGGTAAGATTGTAAAAAATCTTATAGATGAAGGCGCTCAATTAGGAGTATCTTCAAGAGGTATGGGTTCCTTGGTTCAAAAGAACGGTAGTAATTACGTAGGAAAAGATTTCTATTTAGCTACAGCCGCTGACATTGTTGCAGACCCAAGCGCTCCAGACGCTTTCGTAGAAGGTATTATGGAAAATAAAGAGTGGGTATGGGACAATGGTGTAATAAAACAAAGAGATATTGAAGAATATAAAGAGCATATACAGAAAGCAAAGGCAATCAAATTAGCAGAGGCTAAGGCGGAAGTCTTTAAATCCTTTCTTAAAAAGCTCTAATATTATAAATATCAATAGAAAAGAAAATAAACGTTTATTTTTAATAAGGAGATTTCTAAATGGCCGAGACAGACAATAAAGTAGAGGCTTTGGAAAAAGAAGCGGTAGTAGAAGCTAGTGCTAACCCACAAGCTGACGCTCCGAAGAAGAATGCTGTACCGGCTGAACCTTCAAAAATGTCCAACGAGGCAGAAGATTTAGGTCCAGCGGTTGTAAAACCTACAGATTCTAATCCAGACGCTACGAAAAAAACTAAACAAGTTTCTGGCGATGCTCAACAAAAATCTGCTGGTCCTGCTGACGCAATGCCAAAGATTAAAGAAGAGTCGGAAGAAACTAACGAAGGTTCGGAAGAAATCAAAGAAGGCGAAATGCCAAAAGCAGCTCTTGACGCTCTTAAAAAACATAATGATAAGAAAGAAGACAAGTCCGAGAAATCAGAATCAGATGAGAAAAAATCTGAAAAAGAAGGATACGGAATGAAGTCAGCTTCTTACAAAATGAAAAAAGAGGAAGTTGATGAGCATATGGACGCATTAGTAGCTGGACAAGATGATTTATCCGAAGAATTTAAAACAAAAGCTGCAACCGTTTTTGAATCAGCAGTCAATTCTAAAGTAAAAGAAATTGCTGAAACAATGGATGCAGATTACAACACGAAATTAGAGCAAGAAAGTGGAAAAGCAAAAGAAGAGTTAACTGAAAAAGTTGATTCTTACTTGTCTTACGTTGTTGAAGAGTGGATGAAAGAAAACGAAATCGCTCTTGAACGAGGAATTAAAGGCGAGATTGCTGAAGACTTTATTACAGGTCTTAAAAAACTTTTCTCTGAACATTATATTGATGTTCCAGATGAGAAGTATGACGTTTTAGAAGCGCAAGCAGCTAAAATTGAAGAACTGAATAAAAAGTTAAACGAGCAAATTGAATCGAATGTTGAACTAAACAAAGACAACGCAGAGAAAACTAAAAACGAAGTTTTAGCTGATGTTGCTAATGATTTAGCAGACACTCAAAAAGAAAAATTTGCTAAACTTGCTGAAGAAATTGAATACTCAAACGCAGAAGACTTTAAGAAAAAGTGTGAGACTATTAAAGAATCATATTTTGGACAAAAGAAAGAAGCGACTGAGTCTTTAGATGATGTGGCGGCTGATGGTGAACTTTCAAACGAAGATTTATCAAAAGCAATGGCTGCTTACACTGCCGCTATAAGCAAAACAAAAGATATTAAAATATCTTAATTCAAGGGAAAAGGGAGAAAAATACAATGTACTTATCCGAAACTCACGAAAAAAAATGGCAGCCAGTCCTAGAGCATCCTGATTTACCAAAAATCGGTGATTCTTACAGACGTGCCGTCACCTCTGTTATCTTGGAAAACCAAGAAAGAGCTTCTAAAGAAGACGCTGCTTTCTTATCAGAAGCTGCACCTACTAACGCAACTGGTTCAGCAATCTCTAACTGGGATCCAATCCTAATTAGTTTGGTAAGAAGAGCAATGCCTAATTTAATTGCTTACGATATCGCAGGTGTTCAACCTATGACCGGTCCAACTGGTCTTATATTTGCTATGAGAAGCAGATACACTTCACAAACTGGCGCAGAAGCTATGTTTGACGAAGCTGATACTGATTTCTCTGGTAGAAATGCCGCTGGTTCAAGTGTAGATGGTTATTCATCTACTGCTCAGGCAGGAACTAACCCAGCAGTATTAAACGACTCTTCACCAGGTACTTTCACAAAAGGTACTGCTATGACTACAGCTGCGGCTGAAGCATTAGGTGACGCAAGTGGCAACGCTTTTGCTGAAATGGCTTTCTCAATCGAGAAATCTACGGTAACTGCTAAGTCAAGAGCTCTTAAAGCAGAATACACTATGGAACTTGCTCAAGACTTAAAAGCAATCCACGGTTTAGACGCTGAGACTGAACTTGCGAACATTTTATCTGCTGAGATTCTTGCAGAAATCAACAGAGAAGTTGTAAGAACAATTTACATCAACTCTGAAAAAGGTGCTCAAGCAAATACGACAACTGCTGGTATCTTTGATTTAGACACAGACTCAAATGGTAGATGGTCAGTTGAGAGATTCAAAGGTCTTATGTTCCAATTGGAAAGAGACGCAAACAGAATCGCTCAGAGAACAAGAAGAGGTAAAGGTAATATGATAATCTGTTCTTCAGATGTTGCCTCTGCTCTTCAAATGGCAGGTGTATTAGACTATACTCCAGCTCTTAACAATAACCTAAATGTTGATGACACAGGTAATACTTTTGCAGGTGTTCTTAACGGTAGATATAAAGTATATATTGACCCATATTCAGCAAACTCACCAGCAACAAAACAATTCTACGTTGTTGGTTACAAAGGTACTTCACCTTATGACGCTGGTATGTTCTATTGTCCATATGTACCTCTACAAATGGTTAGAGCTGTTGGTCAAGATACGTTCCAACCAAAAATCGGTTTCAAGACTAGATATGGCTTAGTTGCTAATCCATTCGCTGAAACTGGTGCGATTTCAGGTGCTGCTACAGCAGTAAATGACGCTGGTTCTGCTAACTCTAACAGATACTACCAAAAAGTACAAGTTGCAAACTTAATGTAATTTTACTTTACGAAGTACAAACTTCAGAAAAGGGCGGCTTTATGTCGCCCTTTTTTTTGGCCTTCCTAAACGCCTAAATAGTAGTATGACAACTACAAACGCATTATCAAGGCAACCGACTAAATTAGATTTAGCCTCACCAACGCAGTTTAAGTTTCAGATATTGAAACTACCTAAAGTAGAATACTTTTGTACTGCTGTTAATTTACCTGGTTTAAGCCTCAATACGGTAACTCAACCAACACCTTTAGCAGATATACCATTACCAGGAGAGAAGTTATCTTTTGGTGACCTAGAAATGACATTTTTAGTAGATGAAAATTTAGAAAACTATCAAGAGATAAGTGGATGGCTGTTTGGATTAGGCTTTCCTAAATCTCGTACACAATTCGCAAACTTGGTAGAAGCCGCTAAAGACCGCTTTCCAACGAACGGAAAAGACAGCCAGACGACAGACGCAGGTAAAGTTAAGTACGGTGCTCAACCTATAGGTCCTGTATTCTCGGATGCTACTTTGAATATATTGTCTAGTAAGAATAGGGCAAATATAGAAGTTAGATTTAACAATGTATTTCCAATAGGTTTAAGTGCTTTACAATTTACGCAACAAGCAACAGATGTTGATTACTTATCAGCAACGGTTACCTTTCAATATAAACTATACGAATTCGCAACAAAAAACGCTTCAAGTACAACAACAATCGTATCCTAAACTTTACATTTTAGTGTGAATATGATACATTATATACATTATGGATTTAGAAAAACTACAAGAACAGGTTGATAAAGATTTAAAGCTCAACGAGACGGAACTTGACCTTGAATCTTTGAAAACACCTCAATTACACAACAAATATATGAAACACTTTACAACATTTAAATTAATGTTGAGTAAGGCAGAATCAGAATTGCATACAATTAAAAGGGAAAAATGGGAGTATTATACAGGTAAGGCTGACGCCTCTGTATATGCAGAAAAACCATTTAATTTAAAAATATTAAAACAAGACGTTGACAAATATCTGGATTCAGATGTAGATATTCAACGTGCAAAACATAAAGTAGATTACTTACAAACTACAACCGATTTTTTAGATAGAACTATTAGACAAATTTCAAATAGAACCTTCACAATAAAAAATGCGATTGAATGGCGTAAGTTTACTAGCGGCGCTATTTAATAATGAGCAATTTAAGATATCTTGTTATAGACAAGAAAGATGACGTATATTTAAAGATAGACGCAGACGAGAGTATTCGTAGAGACCTCGGTGAATTCTTTACCTTTGAAGTACCTGGTTTTAAGTTTATGCCACAATTTAGAAATAGAGTGTGGGATGGAAAGATAAGATTGTTTTCTTATCAAACAGGACAAATATATGTTGGTCTATATCCTTATATCTTAAAATGGTGTGCTGATAATGAAGTTGAAGTAGTTGATGGTACAAAAATACAAGAAACAAAAGTTGAAGAAAAAAAAGTTGACGCCTTTATCAATGCATTAAAAATACCACTAGAAGTTAGAGATTATCAAAAAGAAGCATTTATATATGCAACTCAAAAAAATAGGTGTTTACTATTATCACCAACAGCCTCTGGTAAATCTCTTATTACATATCTATTAGTAAGATTTAATTTATTAAGACTAAAGAAAAAGATATTAATTATTGTACCAACAACTTCATTAGTTGAACAATTATATAAAGATTTTAAAGACTATGGTTGGTCGCCTGAAAAGAATGTACATAAAATATATCAAGGTCACGGTAAAGAAACAAATAAAAGAGTTGTAATATCTACTTGGCAATCAATATACAATATGCCTAAAAAATGGTTTACACAATACGAAATGATAATAGGTGATGAGGCACATTTATTTAAAGCAGTATCACTTACTAAAATCTTGACAAAACTGGTAAAATGCCCATATAAAATAGGTATGACAGGTACATTAGACGGTTCAAAAACACACAAACTTGTATTAGAAGGCCTATTTGGTGCTGTAAATAAAGTAGTAACCACAACGGAACTTATGGAGAAAGGAAAACTAGCTGACCTCAAAATATTCTGTTTGGTTTTACAACACGGTAAAATAGAAAGAGAATTTTTAAAAGATAAAAATTATCAAGAAGAAATGGATTTTATTGTTTCTAGTGATAAAAGAAACAAGTATATTAGAAATTTGGCCGCTGGCCTACAAGGCAATACACTATGTTTATTTCAATATGTAGAAAAACACGGAAAGAACCTTTATGAATCGATACAAACTAAAGCAAAAGATAAACAAGTCTTTTATGTATATGGCGGAGTTGAAGCCGAACAAAGAGAACGTATTAGAGAACTTACGGAAAAGTCAGACAATTCTATTATCGTGGCTTCGTACGGAACCTTCTCGACTGGAATTAATATTAGGAACTTGCATAATATTATTTTCGCTAGCCCTAGCAAGTCTCGTATAAGAAATTTACAATCTATTGGTCGTGGTTTAAGACTAAAAGATAATAACTCACACGCAACTTTATATGATGTCGCAGATGACTTATCGTATAATAACAAAGAGAACTATACTCTGGCTCACTTCAGAGAACGGATAAATATTTACAGCGGTGAAGACTTTGATTATGAAATTCACAACATAGAGTTAAACAATGCACCAAAAGATTAAAGAACAAGTAAACGTAAAAATTATTAAGCTTATCAATGGTGAAGATATTGTATGTCATTTACCACAAAAAGATAAGCAGTTACCAGACGACTCGGCTTTATTGAGATTGCATAGACCTTTACAGGTTAAGTATGTACCTCAAATAACACCTGGTGGTTTTAAAGATTATATTGCCTTGATTCGTTGGGTCAATTTTACACCTGACAATATTATAACTATCCCAAAAGATAAAATAATGACAATTGCTGGCGCAAGTAAAGAAATGGTAAAATCATATTCATTAATTGAAAAAGATTATCATACTCTAAAGACGCCAGACAAAGACCAATCTGTGTATAAACAAAAGAAATTCACAGACGAAGAAAGTAAGAGAATAAGAGAAATATTTGAAGATATTGAATATGATGAAGATGATGAAGGAAACAAAACTATCCACTAGACTCTGTTTCTTGAAGACGCTACACCGCTCATTATACACCGATTTTTTCAATTGTCAAGTGTGAAACGAGCATTGACTTTTTTTTAATTTTGATATAATATGAGGACATAATGACCAGAACAAAAGCAAAACCAGAACACTACGTTAATAACAAAGAATTCTTAGCCGCTATGGTTGAGTATAGAAAGTCTGTTAACAAGGCAAAGAGAAAAAAATTATCTAAGCCTCCTGTTACCGATTATATTGGTAGTTGTTTCTTAAAGATAGCGAATCACCTATCGTATAGACCAAATTTTATTAATTATACTTACAGAGACGATATGATTTCTGATGGTATAGAAAATTGTTTACAATACCTAGATAATTTTAATCCAGAAAAATCAAACAATCCGTTTGCATATTTCACACAAATAATTTATTATGCATTTATACGTAGAATTCAAAAAGAAAAGAAACAAACAACAATCAAACAAAAGATGATTGCTGAATCTAATTATGATGATATGACTTTACAACCAGGTGATGACAGAGATTTCAAGAATCAATTTACTGAATTTTTAAAAGCAAATTTACCTAAAGAAGATAACTCCGAGCCAGCACCTAAAAAAAAGAAAACTAAAAAGAAGTAATGAAGATAGCGTTGTTAAATGATACTCACTTCGGTGTGAGAAACGATAGTCCAGCCTTTTTAAAATATCAAAATAGGTTTTATAATGAACTATTTTTTCCTTATATTATAGAGAATAAGATAGATACATTAATACACCTAGGTGATGTGGTTGATAGAAGAAAGTTTATAAACCATAATACAGCACACAATTTTAAAAAAGTATTTTGGGACAAATTAGATGAATTAAACATTGATACACATATTATAATAGGTAACCACGATACTTATTATAAGAACACAAACGAAGTAAATGCCTTACAAAATTTAGAAATTAGTAAAAATACCAAAGTATATACAGAGGCAACTGAATTAGAATTTGATGGTCTTAATATACTATTCATACCTTGGATTTGTGATGATAACGAAACAAGGTCAGTAGAAACAATTAAAAATAGTACATCACCTCTTGCAATGGGTCATTTAGAGATAAAAGGATTTGAAATGCACAATGGCCATTTTAATGACCACGGCCAAGAAAAGGCGATGTTTAAAAGATTTGAAAAAGTTTTGTCTGGTCACTTTCATAAAAAGTCAGATGACGGACAAATATATTATCTTGGTACACAATACGAAATGACTTGGTCAGATTATATGTGTCCTAAAGGATTTCATATTTTTGATACTCAAACAAGAGAGATAACAAGAGTACCTAATCCTATCAGAATGTTCAAGAAGATAATGTACAACGATAAAGAAACTAACTATGATACATTTAGTTTAGATGAATATGATAATTGTTATGTAAAATTATTTATTTCAATTAAATCTGATAATGATATGTATAACAGACTTATGGATAGAATATACAGCTCTATTAATGTTCACGCCATAGATGTTATAGAAGATATGTCAGATGTAAATGTAACCGTTAGAGACGATTTACTTGAACAAGGAGAAGATACATTAACATTTTTAGGTAACTATATTGAACAAGTTAATACAGACCTAGATAAACAAAAGTTAAAGACTTTTGCAAAAGAACTATACAGCGAGGCAAGTGAATGAAACCAGAGATATTAGGAAATATAAAGTTTGGACCATATGTGGCATTGATGAAAGTACATCAACCATTAATTGATGGTCTATTAAAAAGAGCAGAAAAAAAAGAAGAAGGTTCAGGAAATTCTGAACTAGCAAGTTTAATGTCAGACCAAAGAGGCTATAATATGGAAGATAAAGGTTGGTTTGTTAAAGAATTTCAACCATACATAGACTCTTATGTAGATGGTAATTGTGAATTTTTAGGTACAACTTATAAAGAACCAGAATGGTCTAACAAATTTAATCTAATGAGTTTATGGATTAATTATATGAAAGAAAATGAATATAATCCATCACATACACATAGCGGAATGTTATCTTGGGTTATGTATTTAAAAACACACGACCTAGAAAAAGAAAGAAAAGAATATACAGGTAGAAGTGCTGGACCAGGTGCAACTATATTTCATTATGGTGAACACTCTTTCCCACAATGGGCAACTCATACACAATCATATTTACCTGAAGAAGGATATGTATGGATTTTTCCTGCTTTGTTGAGACACGAAGTTATACCTTTTAAAACACCAGGTACCAGAATAAGTGTATCAGGCAATTTATACTTTAAACATCCAGGTCAAGAATCAGCAGCAGAACCGGCACCTATGGATCCGGACTTTAAAAGACCACCAAACGGTACAATGATTAGATAATTACTAAATGATATTATTTAAAAGACTAAATTATAAAAACTTCTTATCAAGTGGCAACCAACCAATTATTATTGATTTAGATAAGTCTCAAATGACTTTGATTGTCGGTACAAATGGTAGTGGTAAATCCACTTTGTTAGACGCTTTATGTTTTGTTTTATTTAATAGGCCATTTAGAATAATTAAAAAAGAACAAATGGTCAATACTATTAACAATGGTGATTGTATAGTAGAAGTTGACTTTGACGTTGGTACCAAATCGTATAAAGTAAGAAGAGGTATTAAGCCAAATTTATTTGAGATATTTTGTGATGGTAAAAAACTAAATCAAGACGCCAATAACATTGATTATCAAAAGTATCTTGAACAAAATATAATGAAACTTAATTACAGGTCTTTTATACAAGTTGTTTTATTAGGTTCTTCCTCGTATGAGCCATTTATGAAAATGAAACCAAGATATAGAAGAGAAGTTGTTGAAGAGATACTTGATATTAGAGTTTTTGGCCTTATGGACTTAATATTACGTTCCCAACAGAGCGACCTTCAAAAAAAGTTGACGGAGGTGAGGCACCAATGCGAGTTAATAAAGACCAAGTATGAAACTGAAGCAAAGTATCTAAAAACTCTGGAGGCGAAAGGAACAGACAACCAGACGGTAACGCTAAAAAAACTAGAGGAAAATAAACAAAATAAGTTAATATATGATAGAAAACTACAATCTATAAATGAGGCTATAGCCGTAAGTCAAAGAGAGTTAATTGGTAAAGAATCTACTGAAACTAAACTAAAAGAACTAACAAAACTTGAAACAAAGATAGAACAAAACCTAGACACTCATAAAAAGTCATTAACATTTTTTAATGAAAATGATAATTGTCCTGTATGTACACAAAAGATAGACGACCAGTTTAAGGCAACCAAATGCGAACACGAAAAAAATACAATCACAAAACTAGAAAAAGGTCTAGTCCAGCTTGTAGAAGAAATATCAAAACAAGAACAAAAAGTATCTGCTTTTACCAAGGTTTCAGACAAGATATCGGATATGAAATTACAGATAGCAAAGGTTTCATCCTCATTAGAAAGCTTGAAAACACAAAGCGACCAGATACAACAAGATATTACTAGAGTAAATGAAAAAGATACAGACATTGAATCAATAGAACTTGAACTAGAAAAAATGAGAGTTGATTTAAAAGCAGCTGAAGTTGATTTAGATAAGGTACAAGAAGAAAAAGGTTACGTAGATATATTAAGAGAAATACTTAACGACAAAGGTGCTAAAGCACAAATCATACGTAAGTATGTACCTATTATGAATAGTCTTATTAATAAATATTTACAGGCAATGGACTTCTATATTTCATTTAACCTAGATGAAGAGTTTAATGAAACCGTTAAATCAAGATTTAGAGATACCTTTAACTATAATAACTTTAGTGAGGGTGAGAAAATGAGAATAGACCTTGCTTTACTATTTACTTGGCGAGACATTGCAAGAATGAAGAATAGTACAAATACTAATCTATTAATACTAGATGAAATATTTGATTCATCATTAGACGGCCAAGGTACAGATGACTTCTTTAAAATTATTAAAACTTTAGAGAAAGAAAATATCTTTATTATATCACATAAAGGCGATATACTATTTGATAAATTTACAAACATTATTAAATATGAGAAAGTACAAAACTTTACACAATTAGGAACAATATGACAGATAAAAAGATAAAAGAATTACAATTAATACCAGCTGATGACTCTAGAATACTATCAGCAATAGCACCTTTTACAGATGATATGTTAAAAGAATCAAGTATTGATTTTAAGACAAGAGCTGAAGTTTCTAAATCTATGTTTATGGCAATGAAGAAATATGGTGGTATAGGGTTAACTGCCAATCAAGTAGGTTTACCTTTTAGAATGTTTGTAATGGGTAATCATTTATCATTAGAGAATGGTGAAAAATATGCTTGTTGGAATCCAAAGATTAAATCTGTATCAAAAGAACACCTTTTATTACAAGAAGGTTGTTTAACCTTTCCTTATTTGTTTTTGAAAATTAGTAGACCTAGTAAATGCATTGTAGAGTTTGAAGATGATGATGGTAAGAAAGTAGAGAAAGAATTTGGTGGTATGTTCTCACGAATCTATCAACACGAATTTGACCATACACTAGGTATAACCTTTGTTGAAAAAGTCTCAAAATTAAAGTTTGATTTAGCTAAGAAAAAGGCAGAGAAAATGTACAAAAGAGATTTAAAACTAGCAGAGATTGAAAAATCACGAAAACAAGCTTGACAATCATTTAATATTAGTGTAGGTTACATATATGACTTATTCGTGGAAGAAAGGTATGTCTATTGACGACCAATGGCAAAGTTGGCAAGATAACAATCCAATAGATAAATTACCTGATATAGATACAGATACTTTAAAAGAGGCAGTAATAAAAGATTTATCTTATGTGTCTGCTATGGATGTAAAAGAATATACACTATATCAAAAATGGTGTGAAGTACACGACAAATATCCTACTGAAGAAGTCAATAGTTTCTTTGACGATAAACCAGCATTAAAAAATCCTGACCAAGGGGCGCTCCTTGCTGAAATCAAAAACAACTTTTGGTTACCAGAAAACCAAGAAGAATACCTTGATTTAGAACCTGAATTATTATGGACAGATGGTGATGATATTAAATCTATAACAGGTAGTAAAATGCCTGCTATATGGAATGGTATGAGAACGTTCTTATCTACTATGAAAAACAATAGTAATATTGGTAGAAATTTAAACTTTTTAATCAGAGATAAAAAATCAAAAAAATTACTTGGTGTTACCTGTATGTCTAGTGATTTCCTAGACCTTACACCTAGAGATAATTATATTGGTTGGGAAAGAGTTGCAAAAACTCAAAGAATGATTAATCATACTTGTATCGGGTCTACCATTGTACCAATTCAGCCTTTAGGGTATAACCTGGTAGGTGGCAAACTATTGGCACTTTTATGCCTATCTGATACGGTTGAGAAGACCTGGGAATACCAATACAAGGATAAACTAGTAGGGGTAACCACAACAAGTCTATATGGAAAAACCAAAGAAATACCATTATCACAATACGATAGATTAAAATACTGGAAGAAAATGGGTTGGACTGCTGGTAGTGTATCTTATGAGCCATTATTACCAACTAGAAAAATGATACAACAATGGTTAATGAAGAATCACACATACAAATACTTTGAATGGTATGTAGCAAAGAAAGACACAGGACAACCACATAAAAGAGACCATAGAAATAGAAGTCATACCTTTACATACAATCAATTAGGTATAGATAAGAAACTAATTAAGTCTGAACACGCTAGAGGTATCTATTTTGGTGAATTATATAACAATACTAAAGAATTTTTAAGAGAAGAAATCAAGGCAGACCAATTAGAAAGAAAATTTGATAATTCAGTAGAGGCCTTGACAGATATATGGAAGAACAAGTATGCTAAAAAGCGATTAGCCAGTTTAACTAAACAGAATAGAATATCTAAAGAAACCCATTTTTATGATGACATTATCTATATGAATTGGGAAGATACTAAAAGTAAATATTTACCACAAGTAGGGAGATAACCAATGGTAGGACAACTAGAAAAAGAATTTGGCACTCAAACTAATGAAAGTCATAAATACAAAAGAGTAAGCGACCTTGATATGTACCAACAGGTCGCAAAACAAACGGCAATATATCCGAGAGAACAGGCCATTATCTATCCAACATTAGGATTGACCGGTGAAGCAGGTGAAGTAGCCAACAAGGTCAAGAAAATAATAAGAGATGGAACAGATAAGACTAGTGAGGATAATGTTCAAAAGATATCCGCTGAAATTGGCGATTGCCTTTGGTATATCGCTGTATTGGCTGATGATATTGGCGTTAAGCTTTCCGACATTGCTAACAATAATTTAGATAAACTCTATGATAGAGCGAATCGTGGGAAACTCTCGGGTTCCGGCGACAATCGGTAGCGAGAATCTATCAAAAAAGAACAATACCAGAACAAGATACAAGCGGAAAGCGTTATGGACCGTAGAAAAAATAACGCTTGACTTTTATGGAAAAGGCCTGTAGGATGGATCCATAAAATGAAAAAGGACACTAACACTATGATTAATCTTGATGTCAAAGGCTACCTTGCCAAACTGATTGCTTCAGAAAATATTATTATCCAACACAACAAAGTTTCAACGGCGTCCTTTGATGTCAAGAATCGTGTATTAACATTACCTATATTTAAAGAACAAAAAGGTGATGTATATGATATGTTGATTGCTCACGAATGTGCTCACGCTTTGTTTACTCCTTATAAACAATGGGAAGAAATTGCCTCTGATAATGAGTTAAGAGCATATGTTAATGTTCTTGAAGATACTAGAATTGATAAATTGATACAGAAAAAGTATCCTGGTGTAGTTAGAAACTATGAGAATGGTTTTGATATACTAGATAAAAAGAATTTCTTTGGTCTTGTTGGTAAAGATATCAATAAAGACTTAATGTTAATTGATAAAATTAATATTAGAAGTAAATCATTAAATAGATTACCATTCATATTTGCTCCTGATGATAAAAAATGGTTGGCTAAAGTTGACAGCATTGTTACCTTTGATGACGCTGTTGCTTTGGCCAAAGAATTATTAGATTGGCAGAAAAAACAAATTGAGCAAATGAAAAAATTACCTGACTTTGATGAGTTATCTATTTCTAAAGTTTATGATTTATCAGATGAAGATGATGACTTTGAAGATGAATCAGATTCTTCAGGTTCAGATGTTGAACAAAATGATGATGACTCTGACGAAAAAAATGATTTCAATAATTTTGGTGATGAAGAAGCAGATGATGAAAAAGACGCTACTGGTTCTCCTGATAAATCTGAAGAAACAGATGATAAAAAAGATGATGGTAAAGAAGCTACACATTACGGACCAGGTGCTGGTGGTGATTTTGACAATGGCAAATTACTTAAAGCGGTTACACAGGAAAGTTTTGATAAGAGAACAGATGAATTATTAGATGATGAAGTAAAAGGTTTTACTTATGGTAATATGCCTGAACCTAATTTTAAAGACGCTTTAACTGACTATAAAAAATTCTTGACTACTTTTGAAAGTACAAAAGTTGAATCTAGAAAGTATGGTACAGATGTTGCCGCTTATGACAAATGGTTACATACTGAATATAAAAAGTTTCTTAAAGAGAATAAGAAAACGGTATCATATCTTGTAAAAGAATTTGAAATGAAAAAAGCTGCTACTGCTTATAAGAGAGCAAGTACAGATAAAACTGGTATTATTGACCCATTAAAATTACCTTCTTATAAATTTTCAGATGACATATTTAAAAGATTGACTATTATACCTGATGGTAAAAACCACGGTATGATGATGTTGCTTGATTGGTCTGGTTCTATGAGTGATGTATTGAATCAAACCGTACATCAATTAATTAACTTGGTAGAATTTGTTAGAAGAGTTAATATACCTTTTGAGGTTTACTTCTTTACAAGTGAAAGAAAATATTTAAATCAAGACTCTGGTTATGATAAATCTTTTACTTATAAAACTAATGATTGGAAATTTGAAGACTTTAATTTAGTTAATGTTGCTAGCCATAAGATGACTAAAAAACAATTAGATTTATCTATGATGTATATGTTTCATATGGGTGATTATTATGATAGTAATTATGGTAGAAGCTATAGAGACTTTGATTATAACAAACCTAATGGTTATGGTATACCTAGAGAATTTTCACTTGGTAATACACCATTAAACGAAGCTTTAATATTTGTAAACAAATTGTTACCAATGTTTAAAAAGAAATATGGTATTGAAAAAATGACCTTGATTACACTTACAGATGGTGGTGCTAATGGTATGAGAGGTAAAATCCACGGTAGTGAAAGAGACTATGATTGGGGTACTAAAAAAGTTTTCAATATGAAAAAGAATAAAAGATTGATGAGCTCAGACTATGGTCAAGATTTAACTGGTATGTTATTAGATTATATTTCAAAAGAATATGATACTAACGTTATTGGTTTCTATCTACTTAAAAGAGTTAGAAGATATGACCTAGAAAGATATGCTGATGGTAAAGATTACTATGCTCGTGAAAAAGATTATGCTAGGCTTAGAAAGCAAATGACTAAAGAAAAAGCAGTTGATGTTGATAAGTTTGGTTATAGCAAATATTTCTTAATCAATGGTAAAACTATGAAAGTTGAGAACTTTAGTTTACAAGAAGCTACGGTTAAGAAAGGAACTACTGGTGAATTAAAAAGATTATTTGCTGGTTCTATGAAAGAGCGAATCACTTCAAGAGTAGTTTTAAACAAATTCATACAGGAGGTTGCTTAATGGGTTCCACAACCCTTACCTGGTCTCATATATTTTATGGGTTGCCAAAAGCGAATCAGTATGATAGGATATACGTATAATTAATAATGAAAGTGAAAGGACAATACACTATGTTAAACACTAAACAACAAGAGTTTGTAGACCACGCTGTTAAAAAGTTTGGTACAAACGAATTGACCGTTTCGCAACTTAAAGAAGCCAACAAAAAGTTTGGTTGTAAGTATGCGCCACAATGGTTGATTAAGAATACTGACTATAAAGTCGGTAAATCTTTATTTAAATTACCTACTGAAAATGATTCAGTTGTTGAAAAAACTGGCGAGGCTGAAAAAGTTTTACCAGTACAGACAACTAATACTGAAGCCGCTTTTGTGGTTTCATCTTTAGTCGGCAACATTGTTCCTCAAAAGGATCCTGTTTTCGTATCATTTGGTAATTATCCAGATTTAAAATCAATTGTAAAATCTAATATGTTTTATCCTGTTTTTATTACAGGTCTATCTGGTAACGGTAAAACTATGGGTGTAACCCAAGCTTGTGCCGAAGCTAGAAAAGAACTTATAAGAGTTAACATTACAATTGAAACAGATGAAGATGACCTTTTAGGTGGTTACAGACTTAAAGATGGTCAGACCGTTTGGCAAAATGGTCCTGTTATTGAAGCGATGGAGAGAGGTGCATTATTACTTCTTGACGAAATTGACCTTGCTTCTAACAAGATTATGTGTTTACAACCGATACTTGAAGGTTCAGGTATCTATGTTAAGAAAATTAACAAGTTTGTAAAACCTGCTAATGGCTTCAATGTTGTTGCTACTGCCAATACTAAAGGTCAAGGTAGTGATGACGGTAAGTTTATCGGTACTAATGTTCTTAACGAGGCGTTTTTGGAAAGATTTCCAATTACCTTTGAACAGAAATATCCTACTGCTAAGATTGAAGAAAAAATCTTGGTTGGTACTCTTGCTAAGTCAGGTAAAAAAGACCAAGACTTTTGTAAGAAATTGGTAACTTGGGCTGATGTAATCAGAAAAACCTACTTTGATGGTGGTGTTGATGAGATTATATCAACTAGAAGATTGGTACATATCATACAAGCCTTTACAATCTTTAATAACAAAATTAAAGCAATTGAAGTTTGTACTAACAGGTTTGATGATGATACAAAGAATTCGTTTATGGAGTTATACACCAAAGTTGACGCTGGTGCCTCTGCTGACCAAATAGCAGAACAGCAAAGACAAGCGGAAGTATCTTCTCAAACGAATGAGGAGGATGAATCCTCGGATGACGAAGACGTTATCTAAACTTTATCATAGTGTAAGTCCTTGGAGGCAGGTGTAGTGGCCTGCCTCCACTTTTACACAGGAAAGAATTTATGTTTGATATAGAACACGCTATTTTATTTTTGTTTATTTCAATACCATTTAGTGTATTGATAATGTATATAATATTAAGATGTATTAATGCAACAGATAAAGACAGATTGAAGGGAGGTAAATAGATGACAATTACGGTTGAAGTAAGAAAAGGTAATTTAGAAAAAGCTATGCGAGTAATGAAGAAAAAACTTGCTAAAGAAGGCTTACTAAAGACTCTAAAACAGAAACAATACTATGAAAAACCTTCAGAAATTAAGCGTAGGAAGAAAAAAGAAGGTATCAAGAACTTCAAAAAGAAGATGAAAAAACTTGAACTTACAAGAGGTTACTAATTTCCCCGCCTGTGCCTAGATGATGATAAATATAGATGAGCGGGCTATTCGTAAGACCTGCTGGCGTGGAGAGGCGACCAGAGCCTGTTAAATGGATTAACGAACTGGTAGAGTTTGGTGGTTCTCTTCAAAAACCACCAACGAATTATGAGATTAAGGTGTAGCGAGAGTGAACCTTAATGGTGGATTGTTTTAGCATTTGCGCTTAGTTTCGCACCACCTGTAAAAAAACAAACTAAAGCTGCTGTGCGATTTTGGTAGTTTACGCCACAAATATTAAAACTACCACTTGAAATATAGGAAATAATAACTATATAAATAACTATGATACGCTCATAAGAGGTATCAAATATTAACTTTGCTTAAAATAAGGAGGTTCTAATGACCAATCACAAAGCAATTCATTCAATTTTTACTGGATTAAGACCGTTCACGGTGGGGTTTGACGATATGTTCGACCATTTTGATGAGCTAACTACTCACTTACCAAATATGACGGCTAACAACTATCCACCATATAACATAGTAAAGACTGGTTCTTTAACATATGATATAGAAGTGGCACTAGCAGGTTACGGTAAAAAAGACGTATCAGTTAATTACGAGGATAATGTCCTTAAAATTGATTCTGTAAAAGCTAAAGAAGAGAATAAAGTAGGTGTAATACATAAAGGTATTGCTAAAAGAAGTTTCTCTAAACACTTTACAATAGCAGATGATGTTGAAGTAAAAGGTGCTGAACTAAAAGATGGTCTTTTAAAAGTGTCTCTGGAAAAAATTATACCAGACCACAAAAAGGCTAAAACAATTACTATCAAGTAATAATTTAAGAGAGGCGTCCCAGCATTGACAAAGGGACGCCTTTCGTGTATAAATAGGATTATATAAACTAAAACAAAAAATTTTGTTGTTTGTATAAAAGAAATTGTAAGGCGACAAAGGTCGCAGAAAGTAAATTATGACATTAAATATGCCACAAAACACACAAAGGCTAGACACAGCTTTTGATATTCAACCAACTTTAAAAACTATTAACGACAATTCAATTATTGTAAATGTAAGTAATACAGATAGATTTACAGACGAGAATTTAAAAACACAGGATAGACTTATTGTCAAAGAAGCATATCCTGAATTATATGATAGAGAAGATAAGGGATTATTTTTTCAAAGATTTGAGATTAGAGATATAGATACATTATTTGACAATCTAAAAAACAAATACGGTAAGCAAAAAGGTAGAGCTACAACTAACCAAAAGATGGTTGGTATTAGAAACGATATTTTAGAAAATGGTTTTAAACTAAAATATAACCCTATAGCAATAGCTGAATATGCAGATGGTTCAATTAAATTTTTAACAGGTAGAACTAGGGTGGAAATCCTAAAAAAGACTTGCGATTTTAAAAATGCTATTGTAGCCGTTTATTCAGTAAAAGATAATAAAACTTTAGCAACAAATAACTTAAAGTTTAATCTAATTGATTCTCCAGTAGGTGTTGCTACAACTGGTGATGTTATTGCAGTAGGTCAAGAACTAATTGATGACGGAGATATAACAAAAAATTTAGATGAGATAAATGCTTGGGTAAATGAAGTTACCGAAGGCAGTCATTTTACAGACAATACTAAAAACATTATTGCTCAATCACTTTTAAATAACAATTCTTCAAGACCTTATATCAACTCTTGGACACCTGAAAGGGTACACGATTGGATGATAGAACAAGGTTATAAGAAAGCTGGTGACCAATATCCTAGTAGTGGTTTATCTTCTAAAGAATCAGTTTACGTACAAACTAAACAAGGTCAAGAACATTTAAATCAATACTTATATGTGATAGGTGCTTCTTCATCTTGGAGTAAAAATCTATCCAGAGTATCAGCAATAGCAAACAATACACATTTTGCTGGTAAATCTATTAGAGTTATTTTACATACTTCAACATTAGATACATTAAATACTATTCAAAAGTTAGAAGAACAATATAACGATAAGATTGAAAAACACAATTTAAATTATAATCAAGAGTTATTAAATATTGGTAACTCTTACTATACTAGAGAAATTAACGGTGAGGTTGTACTACCTATTATTAATACAAAAGTGGTATTATATGCAACGTTACCAGTTATAGGCAAGGTACATAAACAAAATGAACTTGTCGTATTATAATCCACCATTGACAATTATGGTAAGATTTGATATATTAAGAAATGCGGCTATCGTATAAAAGTATTACGGCGGGTTACCAACTCGCAGACGTAGGAGCGTTACCTACTAGCCGCTCCATTAAATTATGAGGAGAACTATATAATGCAATTAACAAGTGATACCCTTGCTATACTAAAAAACTTTTCTGATATAAACCAGAATATTTTAGTTAAGCCAGGCAATACAATACAAACTATCTCTACATTGAAAAACATATTAGCACAGGCTGATATTAAAGAGAAGTTTGAAAGCGAATTTGCCATCTATAATCTACCTGAATTTTTGAGAGCATATGATTTATTTGATAAGTCAGAGTTAAAATTTAACGGCGCTCAAAATATGGTAATTAAAGACGCTAACGGCAGACAATCAATTAAATATTATTTTGCAGATAAATCGGTTGTTGTTTCACCAACAAAGACGATTACTATGCCAGACAAATATGTAACCTTTACGCTTAAGAAAGAGAACTTTAATAAACTTATGCGAGGTGTTACCACTCTGAATTTACCAGACATTGCTGTAAAAGGTGATGGTAAAGAAATTAGTATAGTTGCAATTGATAAGAAAACACCATCAAACGACTACTCAATAGTTGTTGGCGAATCAGATAAGAAGTTTACTGCTTACTTTAAAACAGAAAACTTTAAAATGATTGAAGACGATTATGATGTAGCTATTTCAAAGGCGAAAATAAGTCATTTCATAAACAAGAGTAAACCAATTCAATATTGGATTGCTATTGAACCTGATTCTGAATTTTAAATCAGAGGTATATTATGAGTGATTATTTGTGGGTTGAAAAATACCGTCCTAAAAAAATACGTGATTGTATCTTACCTGAAGATACTAAAAAAACTTTTACAGAGTTTTTAAAAACAAAAGAAATACCTAATTTATTACTATCAGGCACAGCTGGTACTGGTAAAACTACCGTTGCTCGTGCTTTATGTGAAGAGTTAGGTACAGACTACATTATTATCAATGGTTCAGATGAAGGCCGACAGATTGATACGTTAAGACATAAGATTAAAAACTTTGCTTCTACCGTATCATTAACTGAACACTCGGCACATAAAGTTGTAATAGTAGATGAGGCAGATTATATGAACGCCGAATCTGTACAACCTGCTTTAAGAAACTTCATTGAGACTTTTCATAGTAATTGTAGATTCATTTTTACTTGCAACTATAAGAGCAAGATTTTACCAGCATTACATAGTCGTTGTACCGTTATTGATTTTGCAATCAGAAATGGTCAAAAAGTAAAGACAGCACAGGCATTACTTAAACGACTAGGTAAAATACTAGAACAAGAAGAAGTCAAGTACGATAACAAGGTACTTGCCGAACTAATCCAAAAGCATTATCCAGACTTTAGACGTACTATCAATGAGCTTCAAAGATACTCCGTCAGAGGTGAGATTGATAGTGGTATATTGTTTAGTCTATCTGAAGCCAACACAAAAGAGTTGATTAAGATATTAAAAGAAAAAAGATTTAACGATATGCGAAAATGGGTGATAAATAATCTTGATAAAGAACCATCTTCTTTATTTTCAACAATATATAACTTATTGTACTCGAATTTAGAGGGTAATTCTGTACCACAAGCGGTGTTAATTATCGCTGGGTATCAATATAAATCAGCCTTTGTTGCTGACCAAGAGATTAATATGGTCGCTTGTTTGACAGAGATAATGGCAAATTGTAAGTTTAAGTAAAATGATATTAGCATTAAGAAAAGTAATTGTAAAGATAAGAATGGCTTATGCAGATATAAGAGGTCACCACGGTAAGAGGTGGAACTATGAGCCAGGTGATTATTATATGGGCAGAGCGAATGTACGAACTAAAAGATTATCTAAAAGCGATTAACGAATCCAAAACTCCACTATTAGATAGTGATGATAAAACGTGGGAAAAGAAGTACCCACCGTTTGTAATCAATCGTTGTCTATCTATGTTCTATGATACCATAATGCATAGCAATGAAATGAATGGATTACACTTCCTACCAAAACGTATGCAATTTCACTATTTAATAAATAGTATCCGAAAGAAGAAGCGATTTGGTGGTAAGTGGCTTTCACAAAAGAAAGTCAAAGACCTTGAGGTAATCAAAGAGTATTATGGCTATAGTAATCAAAAGGCAAAAGAAGCTCTTAACCTACTTTCAGATGACCAAATTGAAAATATAAAATTAGGCCTGAAAAAAGGTGGGAGAAATAAAAAATGAGTGAAGATACTATTAGTTGGTCACCAGAGCAAATGCTTGAGGTCACCATAAAACAACCAGATGACTTCTTAAAAGTCAGAGAAACCCTTACAAGAATTGGTGTAGCAAGTAGAAAAGATAAAACTCTTTTTCAATCTTGTCATATACTACACAAACAAGGGAAATATTACATAACACACTTCAAAGAACTATTTGCTTTAGATGGTAAAAAATCAACATTGGTTGAAAACGATATACAGAGAAGAAACACAATTGCTTTATTACTACAAGACTGGAATTTAATTGATATTGTTGATAAATCTAAAGTAGAAAATAAAGCGCCATTATCACAGATTAAAGTTTTACCTTATAAAGAAAAAAAAGAGTGGACATTAAATGCTAAATATAATATAGGTAAAAAACCCGAAACAAAAGATGGCGAAAATGCAGGTCAGCAAGTTTAAAGATTACATAACGGAAGAAAAAGAAGGTAAACCCTTTTTAAGGTTACTCATTATTACAGATGAACCTGAAGAGGCAAAAACTTTTCATACTGCCGATAGATTACAGGAAGAATGTGATAAGTTAGGCTATCCACATTATCTATTTAAACTTACTGGTGGTTATACAAGTTATGAGAATGGTATTCGTAAGTTTCATAACAAAGATGATAAAAAAGGTTTTGAAGTAGGCGCAATGACCGTTGCTATTGTTCGTGGTAGTATTACACGAAAAGATAGTTGGATGGACTTTGTATCTATATTAGAAAGAGCAAACGCAACTCTCGTAAATCCTAGAACTACAATTAATATGTGTGCTGATAAGTATAGAACAGCATTAAGACTTGCAGATTATGGTTTGACGCAACCTATGACCAAGTTAATAAATGACCCCGAAAAATCAAATGAAATAGTTGACGAGGCAAAAATTAAGTTTCCTTTAATTATGAAAACATTAAGAGGTAGTAAAGGTGTTGGTGTATTGTTTATTGATAGTCCAAAAGGATTAGATTCTATTGTTCAATTAATACACAAACAAGATGAAGATACAGATTTATTAATACAAGAATATATTAAAACAGAATATGATGTAAGAGTACATATTTTAGGTGGTAAATTTTTAGCGGCTATGAAACGACCTGTAATCGAAGGAGATTTTAGGTCAAATGTTTCTCAAGGTTCTAAACCAGAAAATATTAAATTAACAGAATTAGAAATAGAACATTGTTTATTGGCTTCAAAAGCAGTTGGTGGTTATTGGACTGCTGTTGATTTTATACCTAGTAAGAATAGAGAAAAAGAACCACCTTATTTTCTTGAAGTAAACTCTTCACCTGGTACAGAGGGTATTGAAGACGCTACTAAAAAGAACATTGCAAAAGAAGTTATACAACATTTTGCCAATGGAGAGAACAGATATTCTGTCCCGACAGAATGTGGTTTTAAGGAGATTTTAACCATAAAACCGTTTGGCGAATTAATTTCAAAATTTGATACGGGTAATTCAGGAATGCCAGTTATTCATTCAGATAAAATGAAAGTTGATGGTAAAAAAATTACTTGGTCATTATTAGGTAAAACAATCACTAGTGATATTGTACGTAAAGAAGAAATATCAGTTGGTGGTTTAAGAGACTATGACGAAGATAGATATGTGGTAAAATTAGATGTTGAATTTGCAGGTGGCCATTATAAAGATGTAGAATTTACCATAGATAATAGAGAAGATAGAACTCCTATCTTACTGGACCGTGCATTTATGAAGAGATTAAACGTTATGGTCAATCCACAAAGAAAATACGTTATAACAACCAAATACAGCATTGACTAATTGAAGTCTTTGTGATAGGATTATAGAATGAAAAATATTAAAATAATGAGATTAGTTACCGGTGAAGATATTATAGGCAATATATCTGAATCTCAAGGTTTAATAACAATCAAAAAAGCTTTTGTAATAATTCCAATGCAGGCAACTCCAGGAAAACCTGTTCAGTTGGTATTATCACCTTGGCAACCTTATACAGATGATAAGGAGATTACAATTGATGATAGTAAAGTTATCACAATTACTAGTCCAAAAGATGATATTATTAAATCTTATGAAAGTCATACAAGCGAGATAATAACTCCATCAGGATTAATTACAGAAACTAAACTACCTAAACTTTAAAGTGGTAACCGTATATTTTATTAGGGCTGATAATGAAAAAGTCCGAGTAGAAGTATCAGAGGGTACTACCTTAATGCAGGCTGCTAAAGAGGCAAACATAAGAGAAATACCTGCTGATTGTGGTGGTAGTTGTGCTTGTGCTACGTGTCATATATATTTAAGTAATGCTTGGACACATATTCTACCTATTAAACAAAATAGTTTAGAACAATCATTATTAGAATATGAACGTGGTTATAAAGAAGGTGTGAGTAGATTAAGTTGTCAGATACAATTGACAAAAGAATTAAATAATTTGACGGTGAGGTTAAGAGATAATGAACTTTTATAAGAATGTAATTGAACACAAAGGCAAACTTCTTATTCGTGGTGTATTAAACGGAAAAGATTACAAAGATAAAATAGATTTTGGTCCTACTCTCTACGCCTTATCACAGGAAAAATCAGAATTTAAAAATCTACAAGGTCAGTATTTAAAACCTATAACATTTAAAGATATTAGGTCTACTCGTCAATTCAAAAAAGATTATGGAGCACAATCACCATTATTTGGTTTAGAACGTTATCATTATCAATACATTGGCAAAAATTATCCAGAGGCCATACAATGGTCAAAAGAACATATCAAAATATTCACATTAGATATAGAAACAACCTGTGAAAATGGTTTTCCAGATGTAGAAAATCCTATTGAAGAGTTGTTATGTATCACGGTAAAAAATCAATCTAATAAACAAATATTAACTTGGGGTGTTGGCGACTTTCATACAGATAGAACAGACGTTACCTATGTCAGATGTAGAGACGAAAAACAATTAATGTTTGAGTTTATGAAATTCTGGTTGAAAAATTATCCTGATGTTATCACAGGCTGGAATACAAAATTCTTTGACTTACCTTATTTAATGAATAGAATTAAATTGATTGCAGGTGATAAAGTTGCAAACAGAATGTCGCCTTGGAACTTAATCAATCGTGATGAGATTGTTGTAAGAGGCAGACCACAAACCGTTTATCAACTATTTGGTATTGTAATGTTAGACTATCTTGATTTGTACAAATGGTTTATACCAACAAGACAAGAGAGTTATAGATTAGATTTTATTGGCGAACTAGAACTAGGCCAAAAGAAACACGAAAACCCTTTTGAAACATTTAAAGATTTCTATACTAAAGACTTTCAAAAGTTTGTAGATTACAATATTCAAGATGTAGAAATTGTTGATTCATTAGAAGATAAGTTAGGTCTTATTGACTTATCATTAACCGTAGCATATGAATCTAAAGTAAACTATGATGATATATTTTCGCAAGTAAGAGTATGGGACACATTGATTGCAAACCATTTAATGAAAAAGAATATATGTGTACCACCAAGAGAAGAACATAGTAAAGAAACAAAATACGAAGGTGCTTACGTAAAAGAACCTCAACTAGGCGGCCATAATTGGATTGTGTCGTTTGATATAAACTCACTATATCCACATATTATTATTCAATATAATATTTCACCGGAAAAAATTATCGGTTCGTCTAGTAAAGGTGTATCTGTAAATAAAATGTTATCACATACACCACTTGACTTTTTAAAAACAGAGGGTGCTTGTTTAACACCTAATGGTGCAATGTTTAAAAATGATAGTCAAGGGTTTCTACCTGAAATGATGGAAACAATGTACAATGAACGTGTAATTTACAAGAAAAGAATGTTAAAGGCTAAAAAAGAATATCAAAAAACAAAAGACCCTAAACTTGTAAAAGAAATTTCACGTTGTCATAATATTCAATGGGCAAGAAAGATTGCCTTAAACTCAGCTTATGGTGCAGTAGGTAATCAATACTTTAGATACTATGATGTAAGACAGGCAAGTGGTATTACAACTGCTGGTCAATTTATTATTCGTTTCATTGAAGAAAAAATGAATACATATCTAAATCAAATATTACAAACTAAAGATAAGGTTGATTATATTGTGGCGTCTGATACAGATTCAATTTATGTTTGTTTAGATAAATTGGTAGAGAAGACTTGTAAAGATAAAACAAATGACCAGATTACAGATTTTATTGGTAAAGTTTGTGATAATAAATTAGAACCATATATTGAAAAATGTTTTGAAGAACTAGCTGACTATTCAAATGCTTTTAAAAATGCAATGGTAATGAAACGAGAAGTTATTGCCAATAAAGGTATTTGGGTTGCAAAGAAAAGATATATGTTAAATGTTATTGATGAAGAAGGCATTAGACTTGCTGACCCTAAACTTAAACTTATGGGTATTGAGGCAGTTAAATCATCAACACCACAGGTTTGTAGAGGTAAAATTAAAGACGCAATCAAAATCATTATGGGTAAAAGTGAAAATGAACTACACGATTTTGTTGCAAACTTTAAAAAAGAATTTAAAGAATTGCCACCAGAGGCAATTGCTTTTCCTAGAAGTTGTAATAACTTGAGGAAGTACCGTGATAACAATAGTATTTTTATCAAAGGTACTCCAATTCACGTCAAAGGTGCGTTGATATATAATCATCAAATAAAAGAGTTTGGTTTACAAAATAAGTTTCCTTACATACAAGAAGGCGACAAGATTAAGTTTATCAAATTAATAGAGGCAAATCCTTTTAAGTTTGATGTTATAAGTTATATAACTAGTTTGCCTACGGAGTTTAAATTAAAACAATACGTAGATTATGAAACACAATTTGAGAAGACCTTTTTAGACCCTATGAGATTTATTCTTCAGGCTATAGGTTGGGAACACGAACCAAAGGCAACGTTGGAGGCATTTTTTGGATGAAAAAATTTAAGAATAATATAGAAGACTTTTTTAAATGGGTAAAAGGTACAGAGTTAGTTGAACTTGATGACATTGATGTATCTGAAGACCCGGTAAGACCTGAATTAACATTAGGTTTTAGAATTACTAACGGCAGAAAAATATTTGGTCTAAAATATAATGATGAGATAGAGGCAATAGTTTGTGTTGCATTATGTCCTGAAGTACCACACACGGTAAGAGAAATGGATTATATGTCTCAAGCGGCCAATCAAGAAGACCAAAGAGGCGAAATAGTTGTTGCATACACCGTATGGTCAAGAAAAAGAGGTGCAGGCAAAGAGATAATTAATAAGTTGGCTGAATGGGCAAAACAAAATAATTTTCAAAGAGTAGTTACCTTATCACCATTAACACCAATGGCTACACATTTTCATATAAAGAATGGTGCAAAACAAATTAAAGTAAGTGAAGATACTCAAAATTTTGAATATAAACTATGACAACATACGACATAATAATATTTTATCTAGTTTTATTTTGGTCTTTTAAGATAGGTACATTTTTTGCCTATTCAAATATAAAAATATGGCAGTTTTTATTCTTATGTTTTTTACTTAAAATGGTAGGTATGGCTTATGTTTCCTAATAAAAAATATGGTGTGATATATGCAGACCCACCTTGGTATTTTAAATCAAGGTCAAAGAAAGGTGAGGGTAGAAATCCTAATCAACACTATAATTGTATGGAGTTATTAGATATTTGTAATCTACCTGTAAAAAATATATCTGCTGACAATTCAGTTTTATTAATGTGGGTTATAGACCCTATGTTAGACCTTGCATTTGATGTAATAGAAGCCTGGGGTTTTCAATACAAGACCGTAGGTTTTACTTGGGCGAAAACAAATAAAACTAATATGGGTATGTTTACCGGTTTAGGTTACTGGACTAGAGGCAATCCAGAAATGTGTTTACTTGCAACAAAAGGTAAACCAAAAAGAATTAACAAAGATGTAAAACAATTAATAGTTTCACAAAGAGAAGAACACTCAAAGAAACCTTTATTACATAAAGAAATAGAAAGACTTGTACCTGGCCCCTACATTGAATTGTTTGCAAGAAAAAAACCTTATGATAATTGGGATTATTGGGGTAATGAAGTATGAAAATTAGATATTATAAAAGAATAGATGGCTGGCGATGGCTAGGTTTTCTATTAGCAATGATAGGTGCTTTTATATTATCTAATGCAGATGTTCAAACACAATGGATGGGGTGGGCAATTGCCACAATGTCTTGTAGTATTTGGATTTATATGGGAATAAAAGATAAAGATATACCAAGAGCGCTAATGGAACTTATGTATTTACTATTAGCATTAAGGGCTATATATAATTGGGTTATATGATTATAGATTTATTACTGGTTGCCTTATTCATAAAAATGTGTTATATTTTACCCTTATTTTTATTATGGAAATGGAATAATGAAGACCCTAACTAAAGAAGAAGCACTACATTGTGCTAACGTATTTACAAATTATTTTGGCCAGTTTAGTCGTATAGACCAGTATATGCGAGACCAAAAAATGGCACAGATTGAAACTATACCAGCACCTCTTCCTGGTATGGGTTTAGATTCAGATATGTTTGATGAATTTGATATGTCACCAGAGGTTATGGATTTAGAAGTTGTTGAATTAGATAATGATACTTGGGACACTTGTATTAATATGATATCAAGTCATAGTAATATGGTTTCTATACCAGGTAAAACATTAAAACTGGCAGTAAAAGAAAAAAATACAGGTAAGTTTGTAGGTTTTATGAGATTTGGTTCACCTGTAATTAATATGAAACCTAGAAATACTTTATTAGGTAATGTACCTGAACTTACATCATTTAATAAAACTTCTATTATGGGTTTTGTTATAGTGCCTACACAACCATTTGGTTTTAATTATCTAGGTGGTAAATTGTTAGCCGCCTTATGTTGTTCTCACGAAGTCAGAGAAAAACTAAACAAAAAATATAATATGAATTTAGTAATGTTTGAGACTACTAGTTTATATGGCAATTCAAAGTCAGCAAGTCAATATGATGGTATGAAACCTATGTTAAGATATAAAGGCTTAACTGATAGTGATTTTATACCTATGATACACGGCAAACCATTTAAAGATTTACAAAATTATGTTGAAAGTAGAACTGGTCATTTAGTACCAGAAAATGCCTCTAGTAGAAAACTTAAATTAACAAATGCAATTATTGGTTTAATTAAAAGGTCAATAGATGGTGATGATTTAAAAACTTTTAATACTACAATACTTAATGCTAAAAAATTAACTGAACAAAAAAGATATTATGTATCTAATTATGGTATCGAAAATTATATTGATATAGTAAATGGTAAAACAGATAAGATTGTTAGAGCACCTAACTATGAAAGATTCTACGATAACGAACTTATAGAATGGTGGCGTAAACTTGCTACTAAAAGATTTTATAAATTAAAAGAAGATGGTCGTTTAAGAAATAATTTAGAGATATGGACAAGAGACAGCGAGATAGACATAATAAGATAGATGATTTTACAAAAGAGGAAAAGTTATCAGGTGGTGCCGTATTTGAGATTGGTGTAAGACAATCTAAAGAACATAAGGCAATTAGAAGAATAGCAGAACCATTGATGGCAAAACATTGGAAAGATAAGGTTACTAATTTACATAGAATATATAAGGTTGCAGAGTACCTACATAAGAGAAGTAAAAGAGCAAAATGATTAATGAGAATAACAATATACAAGAGATACAATGACTATATTAGCCACGACTTTCCTCCCCAGGAGCTTGACAATATTAAGGAAGTATTGTATAGTCTAAATATAAAATGGTATACAATAAGTTATACAGAAAAGGAAATGATAGAATATGAGCGATTTTTTAAAAGACATAATTAAAGAAACAGGTAATGAGTATGCTACACTAGCAAAAGACGGTGTTGCCGGAGGTGATATAGATAGTTTTATTGATACTGGTTCTTATTCTTTTAATGCTCTTCTTTCAGGTTCAATTTATGGTGGTATGCCTAGTAATAGAATTACAGCAATTGCAGGTGAAGCTGCTACAGGTAAAACTTTCTTTGCATTAGGTGTTGTTAAATCATTTTTAGATAATGATAAAGACGCAGGTGTAATATACTTTGAATCAGAAAATGCAATATCAAAAGATATGGTTGAAGGTAGAGGTGTTGATAGTACAAGATTATTAGTAATGCCAGTTGCAACGGTGCAAGAATTTAGAACACAATCAATTAAAATTATAGACAAATATTTGGAACAACCAGAGGCAAGTAGAAAACCAATGATGTTTGTATTAGATAGTTTAGGTATGTTATCTACTACAAAAGAAATGACAGATACAGCCGAGGGTAAAGAGACAAGAGATATGACAAGGTCTCAAATTGTTAAGTCTGCTTTCAGAGTATTAACTTTGAAATTAGGACAAGCAAATGTTCCTATGATAATGACCAATCATACTTATGATGTGATTGGCAGTATGTTTCCCCAAAAAGAAATGGGTGGCGGTTCAGGTTTGAAATACGCTGCCTCTTCAATCATCTATCTTGGTAAACGAAAAGAAAAAGACGGTACCGAGGTTGTTGGTAATATTATTCATTGTAAAAATTATAAATCAAGAATTACAAAAGAGAATGCTCAAATAGATGTTAGATTAACTTATAAAACAGGTCTTGACCGATACTATGGTCTTTTAGAAATGGCTGAAGACGCAGGTGTTTTTAAGAAAGTATCTACAAGATATGAAACACCAGCAGGTAAAGCCTTTGGTAAATCTATCTATTCAGAGCCTGAAAAGTTTTTTACAAAAGAGGTACTAACAAAGATTGATGAATACACAAAACAAAAATTCACCTACGGACAAGACGAAGCCTAAAAGATATGCTTTCGCTCACAAAGAGGGCGATGAATACTCCTGTATAAAATTAACAGAGGGTAAATTCAAAGGCATTATATATCATTATGGTAAAGTTTCTTTTGCACCTGAATCAGAAATGAAAGAGGGTAAATTACCTATGAAGTTTGATTACACCGTAGCATTAAATCCTACTGAACAAGTATTATATGATAATCAAGAGTTTATTGATTACATTGGTGATATATTAATAGAATTATTAGATGAACAATTGAAACAAGGTAATATAAAAAATGCAAAGTGATAGAATAGAACATACTATATTAAGTAATCTGTTTTACAAAGAAGAGTTTGCTAGAAAAGCATTACCTTTTATCAAAGAAGAATACTTTACAAATAGAATAGAACAAATAGTATTCACAACCACATTTAACTTTATTCAAAAGTATAATAATGTTCCTACAAAAGACGCAGTATATATTGAGATTAATTCAAGAAAAGATATTAACGATACTGAACATACACAAATAAAAGATTACATAACAAGTATTACAGATTTAGAAACAGATGAACAATGGTTATTAGATACTACTGAAAAGTGGTGTAAAGATAGAGCCGTGCATAATGCAGTATTAAGTGGTATCAAAATACTTGATAATAAAGATAAGACTAGAACACCAGAGGCAATACCTGGTATTTTATCAGACGCATTAGCAGTAAGTTTTGATAATCATATTGGTCACGATTATATAGATGACGCTGAAAATAGATATGAATGGTATCATACAAAAGAAAAAAGATATCAATTTGATTTAGATTATATGAATAGAATTACTAAAGGTGGTATACCAGCAAAGACATTGAATATTGCATTAGCAGGTACCGGCGTTGGTAAATCTTTGTTTATGTGTCATTGTGCTAGTACATTTTTAACGCAAGGTTTAAATGTATTGTATATTACTTTAGAAATGGCTGAAGAACGTATAGCAGAAAGAATAGACGCAAACTTATTAGACGTTTCTATGGATGACCTACACGTAATGCCAAAAGACTTATACGATAATAAACTTAAAAAGATATCAGATAAGACATATGGTAAATTAATTATCAAAGAATATCCAACGGCGTCTGCTCATAGTGGTCATTTTAAGGCATTGTTTAATGAACTAGCTTTAAAGAAATCATTTAGACCAGATGTAGTGTTTATTGATTACTTAAACATATGTGCTTCAAGTAGATTTAAAGGTGGTAATATTGGTTCTTATTTTTATATTAAGGCAATTGCTGAAGAGTTAAGAGGCCTTGCAGTAGAATTTAATGTACCAATCTTTAGTGCAACTCAAACAACAAGAACTGGTTATACAGCAACAGATATTGGGCTAGAAGACACGTCTGAATCTTTTGGTTTACCAGCAACAGCAGATTTTATGTTTGCTTTAATTTCTACTGAAGAGTTAGAAGCTCTAGGTCAGATGAAAATTAAACAACTTAAAAATAGATACAATGACCCAAGCGTTAACAGGTCATTTATAGTAGGTGTTGACCGTGCAAAAATGAGACTATATGATGTAGGTCAAACTGCTCAAACAATTGTTAACAGCAACCAAAAAGAAGTAGAACAAAAAGAAGTTGCATACGATAAATTCAGCGACTTCAAAATATAATGCCAAAAAGAAAAATACAAAAAGTTAGATTCCATAAAGGTGATAAAAAACCAGGAGGTAGAGAAGTGAAAGACTTATCATATTCTACTAAACTAATTAAAAGAGGTAGAAAAATGGTTTGGCAATTGATAGAGAAGCCAACTAATTCTATTATCAATGAATATTTTTTTGAAGAGGACGCTCAAAAAATAGCAGACTTCCAGAATAAAAACAAGGTTTGGAAAGTTAATGGTGGTGTACCTCCTTTTCTTTGTCTAAAATACAATCCGAAATAAACTTGCCAAACACTCCTAAATAGTATAAAAGAGGGATATATGGGAACTTTAGCACCAGGAAGATTTACAACCAAGTACAAAGCCAGTAGTGGTCTTTACAAAGGTAAAGATTATGAAGATATTGCTTATTGTAAAATCAAAGATAAGAGAGAATTTATTATAGGCAGTAATAAAAATGGTCAAAAAGTTTATGGTTTAAAATTACTTAAAGATAAGAGCAACAAATACTTTTTATCTTATGCCAATAGTAAAACATCTACTAAAGAAACTGGTAGAGATTTAATTTCTAAATTTTTCAAAGACGAAGATTTTGGTGGCGGAAAAGGTTCAGGTGGTGGTTCAGATGATACAGCTGTAACCGAGTCATTGCAATGTTATTATCTATCAATACTTTTTAATTCAAGTGTTTCTAAATTAACTGGTAAAGAAAGTTTAAAACTATTAGATAATCAACAAAAATATTGTTTTACTTTTGATAAGGCAACTAGATTTACTGCTAGTAAATTATTAGAAAGTTGTCCTGAAGATTGGTTAAAAAATAATGTATTTGTTAAGACAGCTAATGCAGTTTATAATTCTCAATACGTAAAAGCTTTTAGAGGCAAACAAGTTTACTTTCATAGAGGTTCTAAATTTATGAAAGCTGTTTATGATAATAAAAAGAAGGCTCAAGAATACGATAAGAAATTTAATAATCCACGTATAGCACCTGGTTCTTTTAATGATGATAAGTGGAATCCAGGAGATATATGGATGAGTACCAAACCACCTACTACTACAACACCTTTTTCAAAAGATGAAAAAACTTTACCTGTTGAATGGACAGAATTAAGAGAAGCAGTTAGAGATAAAGTTGATGAACATACTTTAGGTGTATCTTTAAAAAAAGTTGGTGGTACAAGTGCGATTATAACACCGTTTAATACTAGAAAAAGAACTCATAATGCAAATACAAAATTTGCTGGTTTTAAATTTGGTTCGACAGGTGATTTTTTTAATTCAGCTGATATATATTTACACTTTGATGATGGTGGCTTAATGCAATTAAGAGCTACTGCTACAACTAGATTATGGCAAGGTGAAATGAAAGGTAAATATGCAGCTGCTGGAAAAATAGGTGGTGGTGTCGTTAATCATTATGTAGAAAAGAATTTTAAAAGAACTATTGGCTCTCAAAGTATTACAACAAATTATAGAGAAACGTATTATCAAAATAGTGATTTAAATAAATTCTACAAATTATATACAAGATTCATTAATAAACAAAAAGCAGGTACAACAAAACAAGAAGTGTTGTCTATTGAAGAGTTTAAAAAAAGAGCCGATGGATATTCTTATAGAGGTCAAAATGCAAGTCCAGCATTTTACTTTGGTAAGTATATGGGTTTACTTTTTTTAGAGTCAATCGAAGCAGATAAAAGAGGCAAAAATCTTGATGAATTATCAAGACAAATTGTTAGATATGCTATGTCTAATACGGATATTTCGACTTTTTTTATAAAGGTTTCATAGTATAAATAGTAGTATGATTTGTTAATGGGTAAGTGATTATTATATAAATGGATAAATTGGAGAACAAATGTTTAGTTTTAAAGGATTCTTTACACAGGAAAAAAACACACACCTAGAACACCTAGAAGATGATATAATCAATAATGGTGCCAAGGGTGGTGATAACGCTATAAACTTTTTAAAATCGGTTAGAAATATGTTAGCCGGTAATAGTAAAAGTGCAGTTAATATGACCGTTAAATGGGACGGGGCACCTGCTATTATATGTGGTATCAATCCAGAAAACGGTAAATTTTTTGTTGGTACTAAATCAGTATTCAACGTAAACCCTAAAATCAATTACAATCTATCAGACATTAGAAGAAACCATAGTGGTGCAGTTGCAGATAAACTTACAATCTGTTTAAGGTTTTTATCTAAACTTCCTATCAAAGGTATATTACAAGGCGACTTATTATTTACAAGTGATGATAAGAAAGGCGCAACCATTGATGGTGAAAAAATGATTTCATTTACACCCAATACTATTACATATGCAGTACCAGTTGATAGTGGTATCGGTAGACAAATTGCCAGAGCCAAGATGGGGATTGTATTTCATACGGCATATACTGGTAAAAATATGAAAAGTTTATCAGCAGGTTTTGGTACTATCAGAGGTAGTGGTGGTTCAAATATATTTTTAGCGTCTGCTCAATATTCAGATAAATCTGGTTCAGTTATGTTTAATGCTAGTGAATTAAAATCATTTGATGGTCAGATACGAATGGCTGAAGGCTCATTAAGAAAAGGTGCGCCTATATTAAATCTTATGAGTCAAAATATAAAAGATGAACTATCAGTTGGTTTTAAATTAAAAACTTTCTTTAATTACTTTATCAAAACTACAAACTCTGATATGGGTAAAGTTAATATAATGCAAAAACAATTTAGAGATTATTACGAAAACTTATTACAAAAAGAAATAGATTCAAGAAAAACACCAAAAGGTAAAGAGAAGTTTATAAAAGCAAAAGCAGATGGTCTAAAATTTATTGATAGAAATAGAACTGCTTTATACTTTGCAATTGCTAGTCATATTACTTTAGCAAATTGTAAGAATACCTTATTAAGAAAAATGAATCAAATACAAAGTATTGGACATTTTATAAGAACAAGTAAAGGTTATAGAGTAACCGACCCCGAAGGATATGTAGCAGTTGATAGAGTTGCTGGTGCAGTTAAACTTGTTGATAGATTAGAATTTAGTAGAACAAACTTTACATTACCAAAAGGGTGGAATTAATGAGAACTATACCAGATACAATTGATTTAATTAAAAAGAAACTGATAGGTGTTTTAGACTTTTTTTATTCTATATGTGAAAGTATAGGTGGTAAAATGAGTGTATGGGCTTGGCAAAAAAGATGGTGCAATAGACAGAAAGGCACAGGTTATAGAAAGTGAAATTTGTAGAAAGATTTTTAAGAGAAGTTAAAGGTGGACCTTGGCAAATTATTATGATTGGTGGACCAGGTTCTGGTAAATCAACATATTCAGAATTTATAACTAAACATTTTGATATACCACACATTTATACTGGTGATATGATGAGAGACCTAGCAAAAAAAGATACACCAGACGGAAGAAAAGTAAAAGAATTATTAGCAAATGGTAAATTTGCACCAACAGAAATTGTAATGAGAGAAGTTATAGATAGATTAAAAAAACCAGACGCAGAAAACGGTTACGTATTTGATGGTTTTCCTAGAAGTATGGAACAAGTAGAAGCAATGGATAAGAATAATATAGAACACAACTTTATTATTAATTTACAAGTATCTGAACAAGAAGTAATTAAAAGATTAACAGCCAGAGGTAGAGCAGACGATAAACCAGAGGTTATAAAACAAAGATTAAGAGAACACGAAAAACAAGTTGGTCCTGTTATTAAACATTTCGAAGACCAATTAATAAATATAAAGGCTGAGGGTGCTGAACCTGAAGTTATTGCAAACAAAATAATTAAAAGAATAGAAAGATGAAATCATTTAACGACATAAGATATTTACAAGAAGGCCTGTATGACCCTAATATTTTTAAGGCATTTTTTCTTGCAGGTGGTCCAGGTTCTGGTAAAACTTTTGTAACCAGAAACGCATTTGGTGGCACAGGTTTAAGAATGATAAACTCTGATAATGCTTTTGAAAATGCATTGAAAAAAAATAATCTATCTCTTAAAATGCCTGAAGATGAGGCAGAAGCTAGAGATATAGTTAGAGCAAGAGCAAAGGCAACAACTGGTAATGTAATGGACTTATCTATTAAAGGTAGATTAGGTATGGTTGTTGACGGAACTGGTAGAGATTATGATAAGATTAAAGAACAAGTAGCACAATTAAGACAATTAGGTTATGATTGTTATATGATATTTGTTAATACTAGTTTAGATGTTGCGTTAGAAAGAAATTCTAAAAGAGAAAGAAGTGTACCAGAATATATTACAAGAAAATCTTGGGAAGGTGTACAAGGTAATATTGGTAGATTTCAAAATCTATTTGGTATGGGAAGTATGGTGATTGTTGATAATAGTAAAGACGATAAAGAACTTACAACAATTGTTATGGACAAAGTTGGTAAATCTGTTAGAAGATTACTAACAAATAAAATTAAGTCATACACAGCAAAAAGATGGATGGCTACAGAAAGAAAATTAAGAAGAAGATGAAAACGTTTAAAGAAAGTATCATAGACATACCGAGAAGAACATATGCTAAGGCTGTGTTTGATGACGCTGATACTCCTAATCCTAAAATCAAACCTAGTGTTGTTGTATTAATCAACAAACAACTAGAAGAATTTGAAAGTGAGTATCCTGTTTTAAAAGTTTCTCTTATAGGTTCTATTCTTACAAAGAGATATAGAAATGACGCAGACCTAGACCTTAATGTATTGTTTGATGTACCTGCTGATAAACAAGAAGAAGAAAGAACAAGACTATCTAAAAAGTATTTGTCTGCTTCTAATCCAGATAACATACAAGGTAAATTAATACCAGGTTCTAAACACCCTATTAATTATTATTTCATAACAGATAAGAAAACTTATGATGACCAAAATAAAAAGGCTGACGCCGTGTTTGATATTGAGGGTAATAAGTTTATAAAAAGACCTGACGATTTTACATTTGACCCTAGTTTATACATAAAAGATTTTGAGAAAAAAGTACAAGAGTTAGATGTCATTAAAGGTGAATTAAAAAGAGACATTATTGATTACAGAGAATTAGAAGAATTAGAACCTAATGATATTTTAAATTTACAAGATAGAATTAATGATAAGTTAGAAGAAATAGAAGATAGTATCAAAGCTATTATTAAAGTAGGTGATGGCGTTGACGCAGATAGAAGAGCTGCATTTGATTCAGATATGACACCAGACCAGATACAAAAGTTTGGTATCAAGAATAGATTACCTAAAAATGTTATCTATAAAATGTTAGAGAAGTATCACTATTTAAACTTCTATAAAAAATGTAAAAAGATTTTAGATGATGGTAAAGTATCTGATAAAGAAATAGATGATTTAGAAATGCACGAAGCAAAAGGTAAATCAATTGCATTTAGTTTTGGTAGATTTAATCCACCTACAACTGGCCACGAAAAGTTAATTAATAAAGTGGCAAGTATTAGAGCAAATGATTATAAAATTTATTTAAGTAGAAGTCAGGATCCTAAAAAGAATCCATTATCGCCTAGACAAAAACTAGATATAATGAGAAAGATGTTTCCTAGACACGCAAGAAATATAGAAGTTAATAATACAAATATGATATTAGATATTTGTACACTACTTTACAAAAGAGGTTATAGTGATATAACTATGGTTGTTGGTAGTGATAGAGTAAGAGAATTTGATACAATAATTAAAAAGTATAATGATGTAAAATCAAGACACGGTTATTATAATTTTGATAACATTAATGTTGTATCTGCTGGCGAAAGAGACCCCGATGCCGATAACGTATCAGGTATGTCAGCAAGTAAAATGAGAGCAGCTGCCTCAAGCAACGATATTAATAGTTTTAAAAGAGGACTACCAAGAGGTGTTGACGCAACTGCCATTATGAAACAAGTTAGACAAGGTATGAATCTAGCCGCTCAATACACAGGCGAGACTAGAGAGGTCGTACCATTTAAAGATTTTGAACACCAACAAATTAGAGATTTATATATTAGAGATATGATATTTAATGTAGGTGAACAAGTCAGTTATGTTAAAGAAGATATCGAAGGCAAAGTAGTTAGAAAAGGAACTAATTACATTGTACTAGAAGACAATAAAAATAATTTACACAAAGCTTGGATATGGGATTGTGTACCTGTATCGGCTGATAGAGAGGTAGAAGTGCGAGAATATAATACAGATGTTGATTATGGCTTTAAAGCTGTATCAACAATAGAAGAAGATTTAGACGCTCAACCCCAAGATAAAGATGTTAAGAAGAAAAAAGGTACTCAACCTAAAAAATACTATAAAGATTTATCAAAAGGTGAGAAAGAAAAAAGAGCAGACTATTTTAAGAATAAAGATACTACAAAGAATGATAATAAACCAGCACCAGGCGATAAGGGTGCTAAAACTAAACCAAGTATTCATACTACTAAATTTAAGAAGATGTATGGTGAACTTAAAAATGAGTTGGTAAGTAAAGTAAAAGAGAGTACAGATATAGGTCAAGATTACTATAAACATACTTCAACGATAACTCCTGGTGAGCCAGATTATCCTGGATTTGAAAATCCTACTTACAAACCATCACAACCAGGTAGTGGTGATAACCCTAAAGTCAAGAAAGTCAAAGGGTTTCTTGAAAGAGAAACAGATAAACCATCAGAAAAAGATGTAAAAGAATGGGCTGCTACAGAGTCCACAATGAATAAATATAGGGAACGATATCAAGAAGAATGGGAAGCAAAGCTAAAAGAGGCTGTTGCTAAGATGATAGAGAAACTATAATGAAAACTTTTAAAGAATACGAAGATATTGATAGTAAATGTGAAGAGTGTATATTTGAACACGAACACGAGCCTTTAGAAGAGGCAGAATATCAAGGTAAAAAGGTTACGTTAAATGACCCAATTCGTGGTGGTAGTAAAAAGTTTTACGTATATGTAAAGAATGAAAAAGGTAATATTATCAAAGTATCGTTTGGTGATACAACAGGTTTAAGTATAAAAAGAGACGACCCGGCTAGACGTAAATCGTTTAGAGCAAGGCACAATTGTGATAATCCAGGTCCTAAAACAAAAGCTAGATATTGGTCTTGTTATCAATGGAGAGCGGGAGCAAAGGTAAACAACTAATGAGTAGATACAGAAAAACATTTAAAGAGGCAATGGCTGAAGTACAACTTAATGAAGTTGGTTATTTGCAATCTAAATTAAACGACAGACAAATTCAAAATATCAAAAAAATTTGGCAATTTAAAACCAAAAAAGATATAACACCAGCAGTTAAAAAGATGATTAAGAATATGGATCCAATAACTCAAGGTGCAATTAAAGACGCAGGTATAAATCTATTATCAGACATTGCTGAAGGCATTATTGCTGAAGGTAGAATGTCAGAGATTGACGCTATGCAAAAAGCAGGTAAGTCAGCGGCTGAGATTGCTAAACTTATGAAACTACCTGTTAAAACGGTAAAAAGTATTTTAGGTGAAGAAGATGGTGATTCTGCTCAAGATATGAATGACGCAAAACCAGGTAAAGAAAAAATTAGAGAAGAAGACGAAAAAGAAAAAGAAGAAGATAAGAAAAAGAAAGATAAAGAAGATATAGCTCCTGATAATGATGTACCAGTAGAAACTAAAAAAGAAGATAGTAAAGGTACAGAAAAATTAGAAGCTGAAATAGAAAAAAAAGATAACGAAATTCAATCTCTGAAAGTAAAAGCAGAAACAGAAAAAGCAAAAGCAACAAAAAAAGAAACTGAAAAAATGGTAAATCCTGAAACAGGCGAACCATTATTACAAATCGGTGTTGCATACAAACATCTTAAAGATAAGATGGAAAGAGAAAAAGTAAAAAAAGAAGAAGTCGAATTAGATGAAGTTGCTAACTTTACAGCAACTATGTTAAAAACTCTCAAAAAAGAATACGAACCAATGAGAGGTAAAAAAATTACAGCTGCTAGAGCCAGACAATTAATGAATATACTTGATAAGTTAAATGACGCAAACTTAAATATTTTAAGTAAAGCAAATATACCTTTTGTATCTAGTGGTTCTACATCTAAATTAATGGTTAGAAAAATGAAAGTTAAGGTTACTGATATAGACCCTTTCAAAGAAGAAATAGAATATGATGAAGATATGTTTGAAGCTTGTTGGACAGGTTATAAACAAGTTGGTTTCAAGAAAAAAGGTGGTAAACAAGTACCTAATTGTGTGCCTGAAGAAATAGAAGAAGGCAGATTTACTAAATTACATAACTTACTAATTCAAAAAGGCCGAATGGCACAAGCTAAAGATAATCAAGGTGAAAAAAGAACAGATGTCGAAATTGCAAAACAAAAGAAAATGCTTGGTATAAATGAAGTTTTAAATAAAGATGATGAAAAAGTTGTATCTAAAGTAAAAGATATGTTAAAAGGTGCTAGTGAAAAACATAAAAGTCAAGCCAAAGAATTAGACAAAGCATTAAAAAATGAAATGAAAAAAGATGACGCTTACGCAATAGGTATGGCACAGGCTAAAAAAGTTATGAATGATGAGCCACCTTTAGAAAAGAAAACAATTAAAAAAGGTCACGAAATTGCAGATAAGATTTTAAATAAAGAAGAAACAATTAAAGAATTTAAAAAGATGACGGTTTATGTAAAAGACCAAAATAAAAGAAACAAAGCGATTGATGACCTAAAAAAACAAAAATTTAAAGTAGATGTTTTTGGTGATAAAATTCACGTTGATGGCAAAGGTGCAGACCTGAACAAATATGCTACTGACCTTAAAAATTTTTATGGTGCTAATATTGATATCAAAAAAGAAAATGCGCCAACGGCTGCTGATATGGATAGATTAAAAAAACAAGGTATGAAACCTAAAATGAAAAACGAAGACCACCCAGCAAAAGAAATTTATGAACAGATTAAGGGTTTAAAAAACAAGGCTGAAAAATCAGGTATGCCATATGGTATACTTAAAAAAGTATATGATAGAGGAATGGCAGCTTGGCGAGGTGGCCACAGACCAGGTGCAACACAGCAACAATGGGCTTTTGCTAGAGTAAATTCATTTGTTACCAAATCAAGTGGTACTTGGGGTGGTGCAGATAAAGATTTAGCTAAACAAGTAAAGGGAAAATAAAATGGGATATTTAAATAACAAACCTGGTAGTATTGAAGAAGTTGTAAATAACTTATCAAAACATATGACAGAAAATGAATATCAAAAGATGTTCAAAAAAGAATTAGAGAAAACTGGTAAAGGTATCGGTTCTATGTCACCTAAAGAAAAAAAAGATTTCTTTAATATGATTGATAAAAAATACAAAAAAGAATCAGACCAAGGTGGACAGACAATGACAGGTATGAAAAAGACCAAAGTTGAAACTGAACCAGAAATAAAATACAATAAATAAAAAAAACGCTTGCCATACTATCCTAATATGTTATAGTAATAGTATGAAAGGACCACTATGAAAAAAATATATTGTGATATGGATGGCGTCCTTGTTGACTTTGTAAAAGGTGCTGAAAAACAAACAGGTAAATCTATTACAAAGTGGGCTCAAGGAAGTAAATCCGAAAAATGGGGACAGATAAAAGCTAACCCTAATTTCTGGCGAGACCTACCTTGGATGTCTGGAGGTAAACAACTCTGGAACTTCTTAAAAAATAAAGATGTAGAAATACTATCAGCATATGTAGAAGATACATATGATAAAAATTGTATACCAGGTAAAAAGTTTTGGGCTACAAAAAATCTAGGTATCTCATCTAGTAAAATAAACCTAGTAAGACGAGTACAAAAACAACAATTCGCAGATAAAAATTCAATTCTCATTGACGACTATCCTAAAAATGTCAATGACTTTAGAGCCAGAGGTGGTCAAGGTATTGTCCATAATGGCGACACTTCAAGAACTTTAAGACTTCTTAAATCCCTCCTATAAAATAGTATTTCCTTATAAATAGTGGTACACATTAAAAATTGAGTACCAATAATTAAACTTAAAGGGAGAGAATACTATGTCATCACATACTAATAAAGACGAAGCTGCTGGAGCACCATTATGGGCTGTAGCTGCTATCAGAAAAGAGCCTACTTCGGCTAATAGAACTGATTTGTTCGGTGATACAACTGCTAACAACTTTATAACAGGGGTTACTATGGGTCTTTTTAATTTCAAAGACACAGAAACACAATCTGGTAAAATTGCACACGCTGGTTGGAATCTAAAAACAACTGGTTCTGGTGGTAGAGCAAGTAGAATTCAGTTTGAAACATTAGTTGCATTAACTAACTCAGCTGACGCTTAATAATCAATAAACATAGGGGTAGGAACTATGTTCCTGCCCTTATAAATATATTAACAAAGTGATTGTATCAACTGGTACAAGTAGCATACCCATAAGGGTTTTTAGGAGAAAAAAATGGCAGATAAGAAAATCACACAGCTTACCGATTTAGGTAACGCATTAGCTTCGGTTGACCTATTTCATATAGTAGATGACCCAAGCGGAACACCAATCAATAAAAAAGTAAGTGCGGCTTCTGTTTTCAATAACATACCTAGTTTTTTAGGATTAGGACAAGCTTCACAACAATTAACAACTGACGGTTCAACGGTTTCAGCGGCTGATGTAACCTCAGCAATAACTGAAATTAACGCAACAAACCAAGCAGGTACTATTTCATTAGCAAATGGTTCTGATGGTCAAATTAAAACATTTATTAATACGTCAACATCCGGCACATTTGCGGCTACGATAACACCTACAAGTTTGAGAGGTCATACTAGTATGGTAATATCTGGTCCAGGTAAAACCGTTCAATGTATTTTCAAGAATGGCTCTTGGAATATTTTGGGTGGTAATGCATATACGGTTGTTTAATATTAATATTGATTGGAGTATATAATGACAATATCAATTAAAGAGTTAGAAACTGAACGTGAAAAATTAAAGAAGGACTTTGACGATTTAAAAAATAACATTGGCAAAGTAGAAGTAGATTTAGGAGCTATGAAAAGTAATTTAAATGCTTTAAATGGTGCAATACAATTTGCTACTAATTTAATAACTACAGCAAGTGCTCGTGAAAACGAAATTGCTGGTAAAAACGTAAAGAAAAAAAATGAAAAAATTTAAATCTTTTATAGAAGATAAAAATTTAGATGACTTTGAGGAAGATGTTTTAGGTGAAAAAGCACCTAATACTGCTGACGCTATGAAGCGTCATAAAGCAGGCAAGGCTGGTTTTACAGATAAAGCACACCTTAAAGCAAAAGGTTTGATACCAAGAGCCGATGGTTCTAAAAAAGTATCAGACAAGTATAAGTAAGGAAAGGGAAAATGAAAACTTTTAAACAACATATAAACATTAAAGAAACACTTGACGGTGGTCACGTTGGAACACCAGATGTTGCCTCTTTTGAAGATGGTAGTATTGGTCCTCATAACGTTCAAGACGCCGAGGTTTTAAAAAGAATAAATGGTTTCTTGGGTGGAACAGCTATGAAAGAATATATGACAGCTCAACACGCAGTAGAAGAAATCAGAAACAACCTAATGAAAATTGGTTTGTTTGTACCTAATCAACAAGCAACTGGTGATAAAGGTAACTTTACAGCCGAGGTAAAATTTGGTGGAGGAAGATTTGGCAAGGACGTAGATGGTTCTGATATTAATGATGATGGTATTTCTCACAAAAAAGAAGGCGGTTTAAAGCTTCAAGTTGAATACGAAACATTAAAAACAGGAATGTCTAAAGTTTACGCTAAACTAGTGTAAATGTTTGAACAGATAACCAAACAAAACTGGTTGTTATATGCAATGCATAATTATGACAACCCTACTCTTGAAAAACAACAAGAGTTTGATGATGATATAAAGAGATTTAAATATCTCAAGCGATTATTTCGTAAGTATGAAACACTAGGCGAAATAAAGATACGATTGATACTAAATCATATTATATTATTAAATAATGTTTTTGGTGCTGAAGCTTGTATGACTTTATTATTATTTAAGATTGATAAACAATACTGGCCAATACTAAAATCTGTTTGTGGTTATCTAGGTTATCTATATCCTCACGAATTAAATGAGGTAGATGAAGACCAAGCAATTACAGGAATGCTAAAGGAACTATAATGAGTAGAGGAATTGATTTATTAATTACTTACAGAGTTATCAAATTATTGGTAACACCGTTTGAAAAAATGCCAGCGTTTAAAAAAGGTATTATAGACGCAGACGGTAAAGTATTAATAAAATTTAAAAAGGTTCAAGGTAATGATAAAAAACATTATACTATTTTACATAGGTTTGTTTTTAATTTAAAAAGAATATTAAAAAAGGTAGGACTTGGTTCAAGACTAGGTTCATTTGCTGTCGCATTAGCATTATTAATTAAAGAAGATAAAAGTTTTGCTCTGTATAAAGACGCCATAGAATCTGGTGTCATTATGTATCTAAAAGAACAAGGCCAATATGAAAACTTGTTAAAAGAAGAAGGCGAAGTGCCTTCTATGATTTTTGAACAAGAGCCATATATGACTTGTTTTGGTATTGATGTATATGATTTAGGAGGAGAATTAATCTCGGAGAAAGAATATGCCCAAACACTATAAAGAAATGATGGACGAAATCATCAATAAGATGGATGAAGACGCACCAGCAAATTCAGTCGCAGGTGGTGGAGTTGATATGGCTCCAAATGCAAAACACCCATTAACAAAATCTCATAATAAATATCAAAAGAAAAATAAAGACGCTGAAAATGTTTTAAAAGATTTGATTATGAAAAGAATGGGGAGTAATGTAAAAGAACATAACGATAATAATAATATAGTTTTAAAAGGTGTTTTAAACACACTAGATAGAATAGATGAAAAAGTTGATAAGTTATCAGGTATTATTAGAGAAGAAGTTAAGATAGTAGAAATAGAAGATAAAATAACTTTAAGAGAAAAATCTAAAGTATGAGAAGTTTCAAAGAATATATATCGGGGTTTAGTATAGGTCCAACCTCTCACTTGGCACCTATAGCTAGTCTAGGTGATACACCACCTAAAGGCGCTCAACATAGGTCAAAAAGAGCAGTCGGTATAAATGCTAATACAGATAAAACTTTGTATATGAAACTTTTGAGAAAGGCTATGTCAACAATGCCTGGTTCTCAAAAACAAAAAGAGATTAAAAAAGAAATAGAAAAAGTACAAAAAAGATTAGGTATTAAAAAAGAAGATACAAATAGAATACCAAGAAAACCTGGTCAAAAAGCAGGTTCGGATAAACACTCTGATTTATATACAGATGAAAATCCAAAAGGTACAATACACGGTTTAGGTTTTACAGATTCAAAAAAAGCAAGAGAGTCAGTAAACAAAATAAAAAATTCTGGTAAAACTCACGCTCACAAAATGCAGGCTGCTATTGCAATGTCGCAAAGAGCTAAAGTCGCAAGTGAAAGAGCAAAGGATCCTGAAAAGAAAAAAAATCTAGGTCAGGCTCATAAGATTTATCAGACTTATATAGATACTAATAAAAAAAGTAAGGATTAATATGGAACTATTAATTAGTTTAGCAATGAAATTTTGGCAATGGTCAATAGTTATAGCAGTTATAGTAATTGGTTTTATTATAAACTTGTTTGACAAAAAGAAAGCAAAGTGTAATACTTTTGCTTATACGGCTATGCCATCAATGAAACCTCTACCTATCAAAACAAAAGGTAAGGGTTTTTTTAAAGGTGTACTTTTATGGTTACTAGGTACGAGACAATGGGAAATAGCAAATGATTGGGAATATACTTTAAACGGAAACAAATACGTTATACCAGCAGGTTTTAAATTTGATGGTGCTAGTATACCTAAATTTTTGCATACGTTCTTGTCGCCAGTAGGTGTTTTATTAATGGGTGGTCTTGTTCACGACTATGCATATAAATATGAAACACTATTAAGAGCAAACAAAAGAGATACACTAGGTAAAATATCTCAAAAAAGAGCAGATGAAATCTTTAGAGATATTAATATAGAGAACAATGGCTTTTATGTAATGAACTGGTTAGCTTACTGGTCATTAAGATTGGGTGGCTTCGTGGCGTGGAACGGTCATAGAAAAAGAAACTCAAAAATAGGAGAGTAATATGTTTACTACAATAGCTTTTATAATTGGTTTTATAGCAGGTTGGTTTGTTAACGAAAAACTAGAAGACTTGACTGCTATGGCTAAAAAGTTAAAATTTTGGAAAAAGTAAGATGATTTTTGGAAGTATGAGAATGATAATGATAGGTGTTATGGTTGCCGGCCTTGCCGGCGCCGGCGCCTATGTATTTAAGTTAAGAGCTGATAATGCTATATTAAAAGCAAATGCAGTTAAATTAGAATCTGCTATATCAGAGCAGAAACAACTTATAGAAAAACAACAAAAAGATTTTAAAGAAATTTTAGAAGCAAATAAAAAATTTAATGAGTTAGTGAATGCTCTTAAAAAAGATATAGATGATTTAGATAATAGATTTAACAAAGATGGAAGAGACTTTGGTAAACTTGCAATAGAGAAAACAGAAACGATACAGAGAATAATTAATGGAGCAAGTGATAAAGTATTAAGATGTGTTGAGATAGCAGGTGGGGCACCACTTACTGAAGAAGAACTTAACGCAACTAAAAAATCAGAAATTAACAGAGAGTGTCCCTCAATAGCGAACCCGAATTATGTACCGTATAATAATTAGTATTTTAGTAATTTTGTTTTTAACTGGCTGTTCAGGCGTTAAAAAATTAAGTATCTTCAAAGAAGAAGTACCTAGA